AGATAAATTATACAACTAGATATATTCAAAGAACTTATCCATCAATAAAGCTAGCATCAATGATTGATCGTGAAAAAAATTGGACATATCTTCCAGTTCTTTTATGGGAGGTAGCAGGTGATGATTTTACCAAAACAGTTAATTCATCTGTACAAAAACAAAGTAATTATGTTCTTGGAGCAATGCCACTTAATGCAAATTTGTCTAGCGCATTACCAACCGTAGTAAATAATAATATTGTTAACAACATAATGGATCTTGGTGAAAATATTTATTGGCTAACAAGGTATCAAGGATATTTTTATGCTAATGGAGAAATAATTAAATATGATGCTGCACAATTTAATATAACTGGTACTGGTAATGTATGGATTACAAGCAATCAGGAATACCAAAGATATTTTGCAAATTTGCCATTCAATGGAAAAATATATCCGACTGGACTCGTTAGAATATATTCTGTTCCTTACTATGAAACAGTAAATGGAGTTGAAAGATTAAAGCCTGGACCTGTTTATGAACATGGGCGTGGACAGTTTGGAACAACTGTTACAGATCATTACGCAGGACTAAATAGTTACTGGTCAGATAATAACTATGTTCGTGGATGTAACATGCAATCACAATATTTGTTTACAACAGAAGTAGATCCAACATTACCTTCTACAACCATAGGAGCAGCGGGTGTGGATTTGTCTATAGCAAGATCAACAACAAGAAATAGCATTATTAAAAATTTTATGGCTACAAGCTACCTATCTGAAACAGAAGCTAATACTTTAAAAACAGTTCAGTCTGGAACCATACAGTCATCTGCTTTAGTAATGAATGGTCCATCTTTTAAAACAAATGAAAATCCTCTAAACTTTGTTTCTTATCAATATAAACAACTAGATAATGCCTATAAACATTTTGGTGCTAGAATGAGAATTATTGGCAAGATTGAAAGTAGTGAGGTTAGAGGTCAAACTCCAGTAGGTTCAATCCCATACTACCAAGTACCTGGAATAGATCCAAGCAAGAGTATCACTCTTGGTGGTGGCTCTGGAGGTATTTCAGTATTATTAAATCCAGAAACTAATGTTGGATATTATTTTGAAATCATAGCAATGAATGAGGCCAACATTGATTCATATTTAAAATTAAATGATGTTGGAGAATCAGAGATATCTCTTAATAACGTTGTTTTTTATAAAATTAAAAAGGATTCCTCAAACAGTAATGCTATACCAATTAAACTTTGGGGAGGTATTACAAGCGTGGTAGTAGATGACGGTAGATTCACTGGGCAATATAGAATGTCTGCAGAAGAAATTCCTACTGTATACGACCTAGCAGTTGAGTACCAGGATATTGGCGGCACAAGAAGATTTTACTTATATATTAATAACACATTAATAAAAGTTATAGATGACACAGATCCACTTCCAATTTATAATAATATGGCACCATTTGTTCGTGGTTCAGCAAGAGTGATGTTTGAAAACCTGTATGCTTTGTCAGAAAACTATGCACAGAATTCAGTTTTTTCAGCAGTAGATTTACGATCACCCGCAGGCACTATTGCATCCAATGCCTCTGCATTTGGAGATGGAGTAATTGACGCCGATGAGTCATTTAGAAAATATGCTATGAGTGGTATAGTAAATTCAACATATCTATCTGGGTTAAGCTCTCAGCAACCGCCATCTTATAAAATGTATTATGAAGAATTTGGCACCATTATGCGTGAATGTGCATATTTTGATATTAAGTATGATCGTGCTTACCCAGCTTTATATGCTAAGTTATCTCCAACATTTAATAGAATAAAGGGATACACAGTTTCTGGTTTTCAGGCAGATTCTTATGGGGCAGAGTTTTTAATATTTAATAATACCGATAAAGCATTATCATTAGATGAAACTACAGGAAACTATTTAAGAATCCAGGGTATTACATTTACACAAGACACATCTCATGAATTAACAGTAGATGAATATTTTGCTAAGAGATCTAATTTTTCTACTCCACAACTCAGTGGAAGTGTTCTTGTTGTTTCTCCAACGGTAGAGCAGCAAAAATATGACAAAATTAAACTTAGTCGTTTAATTTATGGAAATAATGAATTTACTATAGATAGCCCATACATTCAAACACAGGACGATGCTAATAAGTTAATGGGTTGGATTATTGAAAAAGTAATGAATCCAAGAAAGTCTATAGGTATAAATCTATTCTCTATTCCAACTCTACAACTTGGAGATATAGTTACAGTGTCATATCAAAATAGTGACGGACTAGACTTAGTTGCTGATTCTGGAGAAAGATTTGTGGTGTATAATATTGAATATTCTAGAAATAATACAGGGCCTTCAATGATAGTTTATTTGAGTGAGGTATGATGCCACAGTTAAATGGGATTGAGATACCACAACATTTATGGGACTCTCTTGGAACAGAAAGACAAAAACAGTGGACAGGTAATCCAGAATATACTGTTCCATATTTTAATGAAGACAATCAGTTAATAGGTGTTGGATCGCAAAAGGGTATTCATTGGGGCTGGGGAACCGTAAGGTCTAATGCTGGCGTAGTTTCTAATGCTGGGCATAGACCATATCTTAATGTTCCAAATGTATCAACAACTGAGGTTGCAAGCAATACAAATACTGGATCAGTACAGCCAGACACAACTCCAGTAGCACCAACTCCACCAGTACCTTTATCTACGTCTCTTGTTTCATCTCCAGTAGTAACTCAGGCTGCACCAGAACCAGTTAAGACTGCACCAATAGATACAATATTGTTAAATGAAGGATCAATACCAATAGAGTTAATGACAGACTTAATATTTGAAAATATTGGGGGTCAAGAGTTAATCAATATTGCTAGAAGCGATACTGTTAATGGTCAAAATATTATTTATCAACCTATTAAAAATTTAGCCAGAATACAGCAAGAGTATAATCCCAATAATATTATTGCTCTTCAATCAACATCAGATAAATACTTTCAAAATTTTGCAATTAAATTAAATAATAAAATACCAAATATTGGAAATGGGCCTGCAGGAGCAAATGTTTATATAGATCCAGAGACTGGAGACTTAGTTGTAGAAGCTGTAAACCTAGAAGAAGACGAGCAGGTAGAGGTACAGATAACGACTAGTGGTACAATATATGAGGCGGAATTATGATAACTGATAAAGGCAAATCCATAATTGGAAAATATTTAATTGGTCAAGCACCAGCTTATGCTTCATATATAGCTGTAGGCTGCGGTGCCCAGCCATTATTAACTGCTACACCTTACGGGGATTATTCAGAAAAAGAAAACTTAGATTTTGAAATGTTCCGTGTTCCAATTTCTTCACGAGGTTTTATAAATGATGATGGCACTGAAAAAATAGTATTAACAGCAGAGCTACCAACAGAAGAAAGATATGAAATAACAGAAATAGGATTATATTCTGCAGGATCTAACCCCTCAGCTGGAGCATATGATAGTAAAACTGTATTTGCTTTTACACAAGGAGAAAATTGGCAGCACCATACATCAACAGCAGCTACAGCAATTCCCACAATATCAGAGCCACTTGACGATCCAGATGATGATAATATAATTGCAACTAATGATTTAGTATTTCAAACTAATGCTGACAATGCAATATTTTTTAAATCTCCAAGACCAGAAAGATATGAGCGTTGTAGATTTTTAAATAATATGATTGTTATGCGTGGAGATGATTCTGATATAACAATAGATATGTCAACAGGATCGCCTGCTGGACATTTTTATGTAGAGCCTGGATCTAATCACATACATCTAACAAGCCCAGATGTTGATTTTACTAGAAATTCACCAACAGATGAATTAAGATTTGCTTTTTCTGTTATAAATAAAGACGGAGATTCTACATCTGCACCAGACATTGTAAGAATTTTAATAGATTTTGCTTCTACAGACGATCCATCATCAGACAACTTTGCTAGATTTGAAATAGAGTTAGAAAATAGTGGCGGTACTGGTGGTGGAGAATACAATCTAGACGATAATAGATATTATGTAGTTTCAACACAACTACAGGATTTATATATAACACCAAACTTTACTTGGAATGCTGTAACTGTTGTAAAAATATATGCTTGTGCAATGGTAGACAATGTTCCATCAGATCAATATTATATTGCACTAGACGCTCTTAGACTTGAAAATGTTTCTACAGTCAATCCTATTTACGGTATGACTGGATATACAGTTGTAAAAAATTCAGATGCTACTACAATCACTAAAGCATCAAATACAAGTAATTACATAGAGTTTAGATTTTCTGTTGGAGTAACGTGATGGCAGATAGCGGAATTAAACAATTTAGGGTCACAATATCTGACATGCCTGCTATAAGCAGTATATATGAGGGTTACGATGTTAGATATAGAGTTGTTTCAGAAGATAGAAACAGAACATCTCACTGGTCTCCCATTCAACTAATACAACCAGATTATACTTTTGTTTCTGGAGATATAGTTTTTAATAAAACAGGAGATGCCGCTTCTATTGTTTGGGATTCTGTAGAAATAACAAAAATATCTAATGGTAAAACATATTCAATATCTAAATCTCATGAATATGATATTTGGGTTAGATGGGATCGTGGAGATGGTGACGGAGATTGGCTGTATAAAGAAAGAATAGACACAACATCTTTATTAATCCCAATTGCATCAAGTTGGACAATCAACGGTGTTGTTCAGCCAACAAGTCCAAATAGAGTAAGCGTTGAGATATATTTAAAAGGAGATCCAGTAGAAAGAGCAGACGGAGCTCCTGGAACACCGTTTTTAAAAGTATATAGACTTTTAAATGAAACAGTTTAGTGATATAATGGAGAGATAATGGCAAAAATACCACTACCAGAACGAGGGCAGCCTTTGGATGTTTCGTACATCTATCAGCTTGCCGACGCTTTTAATGATATGTCGGATAGCATTTCTAGTAGCGTTTATAACTATACAACTATAGATACAATTTCTGCAGGAACACAAAACATTCCAACATCTCAAGCAAGAGTAGTTGCAAAAATTGTTAATGTTGCCAATAACTCAATTGTAAACGCTGGAAATGAAAAATCATTTTCTATTACATTTGATACTGGTTTTAAGTATGCTCCAGTAGCAACAGCATCGCCAGTAAACATAGGCGGTACACAGGCAGGACAAAATGTAACAGTTGTGTTAACAAGCATTACAACATCTGGTGTAAATGGAATAGTTAGATTTAATGCATCGGGAGATCTTTCAGTTTCTGTACATTTAATAGCAGTTGGTGTTCCAAACTAATATGATTTATTGCAAAAAGTGTAGTGGGAGAATGTTTGTTGATAGATTGTTTTCTAGCGAAATGCACCTTGAAACGTATTGCATTTCTTGTGGTTTTAGAAAATTTTTTCATCCGCCTTCACAATCTCAGGAGGGCTCATGGCTTCTAAAAATAGAGCAGACAAGAGCGAATCGTACAATAGCCAGCCTGTAATCCCTGGTAATAAAACACTCTGGTTTTTAAATAATGATTTAGTAAGGCTTCATCATAGCTCTCGTTCTACTGGAATGGTTACTGTTTATAATATTACAAAAGACAGACTAGAAACATGTATGCGTACTGATTTTAGAAAAAATAGACAAAGAGCATATACTGTAGCAGAAACTGCACGTCTTGTCAATAGGCATCGTAAGTATTTTCCTTATTTAATTAAAAAAGGAATTATTCCTGCACCAGTTGGAGCTAAAGTTAATGGAGAGCGTGGATGGCAAATAAGATCCTACTACTCTGAATCACAAATAAAAAACATTCGTGATATACTGGCAACTATACATAATGGTAGACCAAGAAAAGACAATTTAATAACAAATAATTCTATACCTACTTCGCAAGAATTGACAAGAAAAATGGGCGATGGTATACTGGTTTATACAAAGACTGAAGATGGCAGATTTATCCCTGTTTGGGGAGAGAGCATTAATTAGCCTATGAAGGAGGCAGTGGTGGAAGAAAGAAATGAAACAAAAGTAAATGTAACACTTGGATATACGCTTAATCTAGGTAATTTCCAATCTTTGCGAGTTGATCTTGGTGTTGTTGATCACGTTCGTGATGGAGAAACAACCAATGATGCTATGAATCGTGTTTATGATTTTGTAGAAGCAAAGGTTATTGAAAAAGTTCAAGAAGCAAAAACAGAGATTACAGAAGAATAATTGTGGCAGACCGCAAAGACCGAATGGCTTTGCTCAGTCGCTACAATAAGTTTCATTTGCAGAGATATGAGCAAAAGTCTAATCTCAATCTTAACGTTGAGCAATGGGCTGCAGATGCCTTAGTAGAGTCTTATGGCATTGGCGTTTGCTATGACTTATTAGAATATTATTTTAGTATAGCTCAAAATCCAAGCTGGAACTTTTTTGCATACAATGCACAAGAAATTCTTAGTGGTAGAAGTGCTACAGAGCAAGATATTAAAGAACGCAAAGAGCGTAGAGAATTAGCTAGGAAGTGGTTAAGTGAGTAACTCGGAAGCAAAAGTAATAAGTGCAGTATTAGAAGATAAGCAGGTTCACGTACTCCTACAAGCCAATATAGATGGACTTTTGCGAACTCATAATGATGTATGGAATTTTATTAAAAGGTATGCTGAGACTAATGGAACAGTTCCACCTTCATCATTAGTAGTTGAAAAATTTAGAGACTTTTCGCCAGTGTCTGGAGTAGGAACTACTAAACATCATTTGGAAGAGCTTCAGGCAGATTATTTAAACGATAGCCTTAAAGATATTATTCGTAATGCTGCAACTGATGTGCAGGGTGGTCAAGGTGTAAAGGCGTTAGAAGGATTAATCACAAAAACATCAGAACTAAAAAAGAATACATCTGCTATTCGTGATATCGATGCAACTGATATTCAGTCTGCAATAGCTTATTTTGAAAATGTAAAGAAGCAGCAAGAACTTGGCAAAATTGGAATAAAAACAGGCTTGCCAGGGTTTGACAATTATCTCCCTTCAGGAATTATGCCAGGGCAATTAGGTATTTTCTTGGCGTATCCAGGTATTGGCAAATCCTGGCTTGCTCTTTACTTTGCCGTACAGGCATGGAAACAGGGCAAAACTCCAATGATTATAAGTCTTGAAATGTCTGAGACAGAAGTTCGTAATCGTGTATTTGCGATTATGGGTGAAGGTCTTTGGTCACATCGCAAGATTTCAAATGGAGACATTGAGATAGATATGCTGAAAAAGTGGCATGAAAATAAGATTGAAGGTAAGCCACCATTCCATATTATTTCTAATGATAGCGGTGGAGAAATTAATCCATCTGTTATTCGTGGAAAGATTGATCAATATAAACCAGATTTTATTATTGTAGATTACCTACAACTTATGGCACCAAACCAAAAATCAGATAATGAAACTGTTCGTATGAAAAATCTTTCTCGTGAATTAAAGCTTATGTCTATTAGTGAAGAAATTCCTATTATTGCTATTTCTTCTGCTACACCAGACGATGTTACTAATATGAGTACTGTTCCAACTTTAGGGCAAACATCTTGGTCAAGACAAATTGCATATGATGCTGACTGGGTTCTAGCATTAGGTCGTGGGGCCAATAGCGATATAATTGAATGTGCATTTAGAAAAAATCGTAATGGATTTATGGGAGATTTTTTAGTACAAGCAGATTTTGATAAAGGATATTATAGGTACAAAGACTATGAAGAAAAATAATAAAACAAAAATTATTCAGTTTGAGCCATTACATGATTTTGTTCCAACGTTAATGCAGCCACCAAAACCATCAACTCAGTGTGTTCCAAACTGGTATAAAAATGATACATTATTTACAACTGGCAACGGTGATGATTTTTCTCTAATAAAAAAGGGTGGGATTGGCACGTATAAACTATGTGTTCCAATAGTTGATTCATTAACATCTGGGTATACAGTAACTTTATCATCTGCCATAATGGTTGAAAATGTGTCAGAGTCTTCATACATGCCAAGAATATCTTGGGCAGTTCACTGGAAACCATTAGAGCATAAAGGGTATGAGGGGTTATCTAATTATCCAATTCCATTTGGCCATTGTCCAGATTTTTTTAGGTGGATTACATATTGGGGAATAAGAACACCAAAAGGATATAGCACATTAATTACTCATCCACATCAAAGACACGATTTACCATTTACAACTATTGGTGGAGTAGTTGATACTGATAAACATCCAAACGCACTACAGTTTCCATTTTTTCTTAAAGAAGGTTTTGAAGGAATTATAGAAGAAGGAACACCAATAGCTCAAATACTTCCTTTTAAAAGAGATGATTGGAAATCTGAAAGCGTTGACTTTGATCCAAAATATGAACATAACGAACAAAGTGCATCTAAAATAGATTTTATTAGAACTTATAAAAATAGATGGTGGAGTAAAAAAACATACATATGAAAAATATATATACTTCACAGCAGATACACAGAGTTCTGACTGGTGCTGGCATAGACATAGAAGCTGAGTACGGAACTGATTATATTATCTTCTGCCCATATCATAATAACAACAGAACCCCTGCTGGAGAAGTATCAAAAGAGTCTGGTCTATTCTTCTGTTTTGGATGTCAAACTACTAAAAATTTAACAGAGCTAATTATGCATATGACTGGCAGATCATATTTTGAATCTGTTAGATATATAAAAAGTAAAGAAACTAATGTTGATTTAGAGGATGTAGTAAATAAGGCTTTATATGCTGCACCCGATTTTGTTCAGTATGATGAACTGCTAATCAGAAGACTAAATAAGCAAGCATTAGAAAGCCCAAGACCTATTTCTTATTTTGAAGGTCGTAAAATAACAAAAGATTCTATGGCAAAATTTGATCTAGGATATTCTGAAAAACAAGACTCAGTTATTGTTCCTATGCATTCTCCAGAGGGTATGTGTATTGGATTTGTTGCAAGAACAATAGAGGGTAAAGAATTTAAAAATACACCAGGTTTGCCAAAAAGCAAAATACTATTTAATCTTCATAGAGTTAAAACATCAAAATTTGTATATGTTGTTGAGTCATCTTTCGATGCTATCAGATTGGACCAAGTAGGCTTCCCTGCAGTTGCTACACTGGGGGCTAATGTTTCATCAAGCCAGATGAAGCTATTAGAAAAGTACTTCAATAATGTTGTGCTTGTAGCAGATAATGATGGGGCTGGTTCAATCATGGCAGACCGCCTAACTGAAAAATTAGGCTCATTAATAACAATAATGAAATTAGATAAACAATATAAAGATATAGGAGACATGGATAATGATGCGATTAAAAACTTGGAATATCAGTTTGACAACTCCATCATTGCTATGCTAGAATAGAAAAGGTGATAAAGATGAAGTTTCAAACACAATGGATACAGGCCTTAAAGACAATGTTTCATAGGGAATATTGGAATAAGGCTAACACAGTTGAGTTTTTTGCATTTATGACAAAGATTTCTATTATTTTTCCAGGCTTATTATTTAATAAGCAATGGTGGTGGTTATTTATATTTGCTTTGATATCAAGCTTAGCGCTAATTTGGTCATCAACAGTAAAAACTTTGCCAACCATTATTTGGTTTAATATCTTATGGACAATTCTTGCATCACTAACAATACTAAAGCACTTTAATATAATACTATAGTATAAAAAATAAGGAGAAAAAATGACTATTGTAAAGGGACTAAAAAATATTAACGCCCTAGTCGAAAAACCAAAATACGAAAGCACAGGAACAAAGGTTCGTTGGGTAAAACTAGCTGACGGACAAGCAGCAAAGATTCGTTTTGTTAATGAACTGGACTCTGATTCTGCTAATTATAACGAAGATCGTGGTCTAGCAGTTGTGGTTTCAGAACATACAAATCCAAAAGATTATAAGCGCAAAGCAGCATGTACTCAAGAATCCGAAGGTCGTTGCTTTGGTTGCGAGATGGCTCGTAAAGAACCAAAGAGTGGCTGGAGAGCACGTCTTCGTTTTTATACAAATGTACTTGTTGACGATGGTACAGAAGATCCATATGTTGCAGTATGGTCACAGGGTATCAGTAAGCAATCAGCATTTAATACAATTCGTGAATATGCCCTTGAAACAGGAAGCATATCTAATTTAGTTTGGAAGCTAAAAAGAAATGGACAGGGAACTGAAACAAACTATACATTGATTCCATCTAGTCCAGATTCAGAACCATTTAAGTGGCAGAATGAAGAATTCTTTAACTTAGAAAAGGTAGTTCGTGAAGTTCCATATCCAGAACAAGAAGCATTTTATTTTGGATTTGATACTCCATCTACAACAGCAACAAACATAGACTGGTAATAAGTAGTCATATGGCAAATATATATTTTGAAAGGCTAGAGGATAGCTTGTGTACTTCCGATACACAGCCCACAGCCTCTCATCAAGTTCCAAAACCTTCGTGGTGGAAAGATATGCCAAGATATCATACAATAGCAGAAGAATTATCTAATCAAAATTTAAGAGATTTTTCTACTGTTAGAAACTGTCCAGCGATTAGTGACAGTATGAATTTTGGTTATACATTATATTTGCCATATGACATACATATAGATACATCAAGCAAAGACATTGTTAAGTTTTATCATAAAACTGCAATGTATAACGATACCAACAATAATGCCACTGAGTATGTTGGTTTAACAAATAATAATGCTATTTCTAATTTTTATGTTCCAGAAGGATACTGTAAAACAGTTATTAGAATTAATCTTCTTTGGGGAATAAAAACAGATCCAGACTATAGTATTTTTGTAACTCAGCCATCTCATAGATACGATTTACCACTACTAGCAATTTCTGGAGTTATTGATACAGATACATTCCCAGCAAGAGAGGCATATAATTTTTGGGTGAAAGATGGATTTACTGGAACAATAAAAGCTGGAACCCCATTAGTTCAGATTATTCCATTTAAGAGAGAGGATTTTTCTTCTCACATTATTGAAAATGACCATTATGCATATGTAAAAATTATTAATAAGTTAACGTCTGCTTTTACAAATGGATATAAAAAATTTTTTTGGCATAGAAAGAAGTTTGATTAATGAACTATATTGGATTGCATGTTCACACACATTATTCTTTGATGGATGGCGTAGCTACCCCACAAGAATATGTAAGTAGGGCAGTTGAGCTTGGTATGCCAGGAATTGCTATAACAGATCACGGAACCTTGTCTGGGCATCGTGAAATGTATCGTGCTGCTAAGGATGCTGGCATTAAGCCTATCCTTGGCATAGAAGGATATATGACAACAGATATGGCTGATAAGAGAGCAAAGGCAGATCGCACTGATCCTCTTGATCAAAATTATCATCATATAGTTCTTCTTGCTAAGAGCCAACAAGGTCTAGAAAATCTTAATAAAATTAATGAAATTGCTTGGACAGATGGATTTTTTAGTAAGCCAAGGTTTGATTTTTCAACATTAGAAAAATACAAAGAAGGACTTATTGTAACTTCTGCCTGCCTCAGTGGCTGGATTGCGAAGGCGGTAGAGCTAGATGAACTTGCTACTGCCAAGAAACATATTCAATGGTTTAAAGACACTTTTAAAGATGATTATTATATTGAAGTAATGCCACATAACCCTGAGAAAGTTAATAAAGGGTTAATTGATTTGGCTAAGTCTATGGGTGTAAAAATTGTAGTTACTCCAGACTGCCATCATTCTGATACAAGTCAAAAAGAAATACAAGAACTAATGCTTATTCTAAATACCCATGCAAAATTGCAAAAAGATGTTACGTATGATAAATCAAAAAAGTACAAAGATATGATGGATCGTCTAGATTATTTGTATGGGTCAGATCGTCAAATGTCTTTCCGTTCATTTGATATTCATCTTCTTTCATATGAAGAGATGAAGGCTGCCATGGCAAAGCAGGGTATAGATAATGAAGAAATGTTTGAAAGTACTATGGATATATATAACAAAATAGAAGATTATGACATTAAGTCTGGTCTAAATCTACTACCAGTTCAATATAGAAATCCAGGTAATGAGCTAAAGAAGCTTGCTCTAGATGGATTAAAAGAGCGTGGACTAGATACAAATGAAGAATATCTAAATCGACTTGACGAAGAATTAAAAATTATTTCAGAAAAGAATTTTGAACCTTACTTCTTGGTTGTTCGTAACATGTTGAATTGGGCAAAAAAAGAAGGAATTATGGTCGGTCCAGGCCGTGGATCCTCGGCTGGCTCTTTATTATGTTATGCAATTGGCATTACAGACATTGATCCAATCAAGCACGGATTATTGTTTTTCCGTTTTATTAACCCTGAGCGTAATGATTTTCCAGATATTGATTCAGATATTCAGGATTCACGTCGTGATGAAGTAAAAGATTATTTAGTTAAGCAATATCGTCATGTTGCATCTATTGCTACTTTTTTACAATTTAAAGATAAAGGTGTTGTACGAGATGTTGCTCGCTCACTTAATATTCCTTTGTCAGATGTAAACAAAGTATTAAAAACTGTAGATACTTGGGATGATTTTTGTACATCAAAGAATGCAGACTGGTTTCGTGAAAAATATCCAGAAGTTGTTGCACTTGGAGACCAACTACGTGGTCGTATTCGTGGAACAGGAATTCACGCAGCGGGTGTTGTAACAAGTAAAGAACCAATATTTAAGTATGCTCCACTAGAAACTAGAAATGTAACTGGAGCTGATGAACGTATTCCAGTTGTAGCCGTAGATATGGAAGAAGCTGAAAGAATTGGATTAATCAAGATAGATGCACTTGGTTTAAAAACTTTAAGTGTTCTTAAAGATACTATTGATATTATTGAAAATAGGCACGGCAAGAAAATAGACTTGCTTAAAATCGATATGGAAGATAAGAATGTTTATCAAATGCTTTCTGATGGGTATACAAAAGGTGTATTCCAATGTGAAGCAACCCCATATACAAATCTATTAATTAAGATGGGTGTTAAAAATTTATCAGAGCTTGCTGCATCAAATGCTCTTGTTCGACCAGGTGCTATGAATACTATTGGAAAAGACTATATTGCTCGTAAGCATGGTCGTCAAAATATTTCTTATACGCATCAGGTTATTAAGCCGTTTACACAAGAAACTTATGGATGTATTCTTTATCAGGAGCAGGTTATGCAGGCTTGCGTTGAGCTTGGTGGAATGACCATGGCCGAAGCTGATAAGGTTCGCAAGATTATTGGAAAGAAGAAAGATGCAAAAGAATTTGATCAGTTTAAAGACAAGTTTATTAAGGGTGCTTCTAAGTATATTGCTCCTAACGATGCTTTGGATTTATGGCATGACTTTGAAGCACATGCGGGATATTCGTTCAACAAGTCTCATGCGGTTGCTTATTCTACGCTCTCGTATTGGACGGCATGGCTAAAATACCACTATCCAATTGAGTTTATGTTTGCGCTTTTAAAAAATGAAAAGGATAAAGATGCACGAACTGAATATCTTATTGAAGCGAAAAGAATGGGGATTAGCATTAAGCTACCTCACATTAATGATTCGGATATTGATTTTAAAATTGAGGGCAAAGGTATCAGATTTGGACTCTCCGCAATTAAGTTTATCTCTGATAAAATTGCAGAACGATATATATCGGCAAGACCTTTTAAGTCTTTTGCAGAAGTTGAAGAGTTTACATTTACAAAAGGAAATGGAGTAAACTCTCGTGCATTACAGGCAATGAATGCAATTGGAGCTTTAACGTTTCAAGACAATACAGCAGATTCAGAAAAGGTAAAAGAAAATCTTTATGAGTACCTGAACCTACCTGAATTTAATATATCTGTGCCACAACATTATCATGCATATATTAATGATATTGAAGAGTATGAAGAAAAAGGTGCATTCATTTTAATGGGTATGGTAAAATCAATTAAAAGGTCTAAAGGATGGTCAAGGGTAGAGTTGTTAGATAAAACTGGAAGTGTGGGCATATTTGATGAAGAGAATACCGTTATCGAGGCTGGTCGCACGTATATCATTTTGGCTAATGATAATCGTGTTGTTAGTTCAATACCTGTAGATGAAATAAAAGAATCTAAGGATCCACTTATTAAGTTCTTAAACTATAAGATGCTTCCATATAAAGATGATGAAATGTTTGTAGTTTCATTTAAGCCAAGAATAACAAAGGCTGGCAAAAAGATGGCCTCTTTAACTTTAGCAGATGCTGGAAGAGAGTTACATGCAGTAACAGTATTTCCAACTGCTTTCCCCAAAGCATACATGAGTGTAGAGGCTGGCAATATTTATAAATTTGAGTTTGGCAAAACAAAAGATGGCACAGTAATAATGGAGGATGTAATAAATGTTTGATGAATTAGCAGAAGAACTACATAAGGTTGCAGTTGAAAAAGGATTTTGGGATCAAGATGTTGATGATATTTTTGTATCAAAGCAACTAATGATGATTGTTTCAGAAGTTGTTGAGGTTCTTGAAGCAGTTCGTAAAGATAAAGGCGAAGAAGAAATTGCAAAAGAGTTTGCAGACATTATGATTCGTACACTTGATCTTTATGCAGGAATGGTTGAAGCAGGATATACCAAGATTTCTTTAGACCATGCATTTGAGGAAAAAACAAAGTTTAATTTAACTAGACCAGAAAAGCATGGGGTAAGATTTTAATGACAGTTACTGTTGAACAAGTATTAGCTCAGTTAAATCCAAAGTTACGAAAAAGTATTTTAGTAGGAGATTCAGTTCCCAAGACTGAGTATGCAGCAACCCCTAGTTTTGGACTTAATCGTGCTTTAAACGGTGGTCTTCCATATGGCAGACAGGTCCTTATTTGGGGAAGTAAGTCAAGCGCTAAATCATCTTTATGTTTACAAATGATTGGTCTTGCACAAAAAGAGGGAAAGGTATGTGCATGGATTGATGCAGAAATGTCATATGACAAAAATTGGGCAGAAAAACTTGGAGTAGATACATCAAAGTTGATTGTTTCTCAAGCAAGAACTATTAATGAGATGGTTGATGTAGGAATTAATTTAATGGAGGCTGGTGTAGATTTAATTGTAGTTGATTCAATTACTTCATTATTGCCCGCTATTTATTTTGAAAAAGATTCTGAAGAATTAAAGCAATTGGAGAATACTAAGCAAATTGGTGCAGAGTCACGTGACTTTAGCAATGCATGGAAGATGATTAATTATGCAAACAATAAGGTAAAGCCAACATTATTTGTATTGATTAGTCAATCTCGTAATAATATTAGTGCAATGTATACAAGTCAACAACCAACAGGTGGACAAGCTACTAAATTTTATTCTTCAACCGTTATTAAGTTGTTTTCTTCAGAATCAGATAATCAAGCAATTAAAGGAAAAATACATGTTGGAGACAAACTTATTGAAGAAAAGATTGGTAGAAAGGTTCGTTGGGAGTTGCAATTTTCTAAAACATCGCCTGCTTTTCAAAATGGCGAATATGATTTTTATTTTAGAGGGGACAATCTTGGGATTGACACTGTTGGCGATCTTGTTGATACAGCAGAATTAGCTGGGTATATAAGTAGAACTGGAGCTTGGTATCAACTAGAAGATGGTACAAAAGTACAAGGCCGTGAAGGTCTTATTAATAGAGTGCGAGAGGATTTGGATTTACAGGACATGTTAAAGACCAAACTTGCAAATGGCTGATTCAAGATTTTCTATATACTCAGGTAAATTTATTTGCCATACGTGTAAAGAAGAGGTGTCATCTTTAAGATTATGGAAAGAAAGTTTTGAGCTTACATGGATGTGTAGTAAAAAACATTTATCAAAGGCTCTAATAATAAAAAGAAAAAAGGATTTTATAAATGAACAAATTAGATAGTATATATAATTTTAATAGTAAAGATATTAATGGTCAAAGCCTAATACATCTTTTTGGACTCTATTTGCCAGAGAATTCTGTTGGTGTTGAGTTAGGACTTTTTTATGCACAAACATCTTGTATGATAGCTCAAAAATGTGACAATGTGTCTAAGATTTACGGAATAGATCCGTACACACCTGGCGTAAATGAAATAGAAAATATTTCATATGGAGAAAAAGAGTCTGACTATGCAAGAAATCTTGCTATGCATAATATAAAATTTTCAGGGGTATCAGATAAAATAGAAATTATAGAGGATACAAGTATTAATGCATCACATAAATTTGAAGATAATTCTTTAAACTTTATTTTTTGGGACTGCCCAACTACATACAGTGCAGTTTTACAAGATATGGCAGCATGGTATAGAAAACTAAAAACTGGTGGAATTATGTGTGGACATGACTGGGATATGATTAAAGATATTATTTTATTCTTTAAACAAGATATAAATGATAATTCTAAGATAACAGTTCATGATCAAGTATGGGCTTGGATAAAATAATGTCTGAAAAAAATGAATCCAAAAGAATCAATGCTCAACAACATAAAAACTCTGGACGTAATAATAAAAAGGGTGATGCTACTTGGAGAAATTTTATTGTTGACTTTAAAGAAACATCAAAATCTTTTACTATAAATCAAGATGTTTGGGCAAAGGCTGTTACTGACTCCATAAAAGCTGGTACAGATAAATCTCCAGCCATAGTTGTAATACTTGGGGAAGGAAACAAAAAAACTCGTCTTGCTATAATAGAGTTTGATTTATTAGATCAACTAACATTGGGTGGTGAACATGGAACAGAAAGAACAAAATAAAACAACTATAGAGATGGTTAATGGCTTATCCGAAATAGCAGATTATATGCAGGATGAAGAACTGACTGCTGCACTAACATTTATTGCTAAAATTATTATTAAGCCAGATATACCGCTTAATGTTGCAACTTTGGAAATAGTTAGACTTCAGGCTATAGCAGCTAAGATGGCATTTAAAGCAACGTGGATGACTAATGTGGATAAGTCAGACAGAAGCAAAAAAAATATATACTATACGGCAGCGGAAGCCATAAACGATCTTGTATCTGCTCTTAAATACATAATCCGATAACTGATATAATAGATAAAAAAGGATTACGATGACTAAAAATTTGATAAAGCAAATGATGAAAAAAGCTGAGGATACATCTCACATACTTGATTCTGCTGCCCTTATACAAAAAATTAATAATGGGTATATAGCAAAGCAAGAGCCTAAGTATACTAAGAAAAAGACTTTTGCTCCATCAAGTCTAGTCTACGGGCACGGAGAATGTCCAAGATATTGGTATCTTGCATTTGAAGGAAATATATTTGAAAGTAATAATACTCCATATGACATAGCAAATATGACTGCTGGAACTAAATCACATGACAGAATTCAGCAGGCTATGTTAGATTCTGGAGTAGCAAAAGAATATCTAGATGATGATAATAACCCAACTACAGAATTCAAAGTGGTAAATGATGACCCACCAATTTTTGGCTGGGGCGATGCTATGATAGCTATGAACGATGAAGATATTATTGGCGAAATAAAAACAATGAAATCCGAAGCATTTGAAAATTATAAAATTAAAAATGAGCCAGCAGAGTATCATGTAAAACAATTAATTATTTATATGAAGGTTTTAAAAAAATCAAAAGGTGTTCTAATTTATGAAAATAAAAACAATCACGACCTGTTGGTATTTCCAATTGAAGTAACTCCAAAATATAAAGAATGGATTGACAATACATTTGACTGGATGCGTACTGTTCACAAGTCTTGGAAAGATCAGCAGTTACCGCAAAAAAACTATCGTGTAAACTCAAAAATATGTAAGAATTGCCCAGTAAAGGCAGTTTGTGCAACTTCAGAGCCAGGGGTAGTAAAGATAAAATCTCTGGAGGGATTCAGTGAAACAGTGCAGTAGATGTGAGTCTTACTTTAAAGCAAAAGTTACTTATCAAATTTATTGCAGTGCAGATTGCAGAACCGAAGCGACTAAAGACAAAATAGCAGAGCGTTATCAAGTAACAAAAAGACAAAAAAGAAAAGGAAAGAAAAGAATGTGTCTTGGAGGATGCGGACAAACTCTTTCTATATATAATGATGATGGATTTTGTGCTAACTGTAATGTTAGCAAGAAAGCAGTAGATAAAATGTTGAAGCAAATAAAAGGATATTTTGATTATGAACAAGATTAATCAATCAAGAAATATTTGTGCAATTGATGCTAGCACTAATAGCCTTGCTTTTGCTATTTTTGATACCCAAGAAAAAACATTAATCACTATAGGTAAAATTACTTTTGAAGGTAGTGATATTTATCAGAAGGTCATCGATGCTGGTAAGAAAGTAAAAGTATTTTTTGATATATATGGTGGTTTTGAAGCAATTGTTATTGAGCATACCGTTTTTATGAATAGTCCTAAAACTGCAGCAGACCTAGCTTTAGTACAAGGAGCAATTCTTGGGTCAGCTGGGCAGTCTGGAACAAAAATAATAGGTAGGGTATCTCCAATTACATGGCAAAACTATATTGGTAATAAAAAAATATCTAAGGATGAACAGCTTCTGATTAGATCTAAAAATCCAGGTAAGTCGATTTCATGGTACAAAGCATACGAAAGAAACTTAAGAAAAGAAAGAACCATTAAGTTTGTCAATATTAACTATGATAGAACTATTACAGATAACGATGTTGCAGATGCCTGCGGTATTGGACATTGGGCTATAAATAATTGGGAAAAAGCAGTTTCTTATGAATAAAAATATTATTAAAACACAGGCAATGCTGGAGCATTTGATTTTACAAAATGCGGTTGTTATAGAGGGATTCGATACTGAAACTGGAGAAACTATTTATAGTGTTACAGACAAACTAAAGGAAGTAAGCCCTGACATTTACTATCAGATGAAAATGGAATTTGAAGACCATATGTTCAAGCTTATAGATAAAGGTCCAATTTCAATGCAATGGAAAATGAGAGTTTGATTATGGAAAGAAATTCTTTTAATTTTGTGGAAGAAAGTCAAGATGTTGTCTTATCTGTTAAAACTTTAGTTCCAACAAAATGGTTATTGATTGATAGAGAAACTGGACAAGTTTACCAGGGTAATTCTAAAGGGTATTGGGATAGGCTAGATCCAGTAGTTAGGGTTGACAAAAAATAACATGTCTGGTAAACTATATACAAATGAACTATGGCTTAAAAAAAGATACCATGTGGATAAAAAAAGTCCAGAGGATATAGCAAAGGAATGTGGAGTAAGCTTGGAAACTATTTACGTATACCTTGCTAAGTTTGGATTGAGGAAATCAAAAAGATGAGCAATAAAGATGTCATAAACGTTTACTGGGCTCCAGCAATTGGATATAGTGCTAATGGACATAATGAGTGGGAGATGTTATATCCAGAACCAACCAATTTATATTTATCACTATTAGAAAATAAAAGCAATAATATTGGAGGTAAGGGAAAATCAAAAACATTTTTTTCATGTCCTGCAGTAAAAAATCAATTTAAAAATACTTTTGTTTTTAAAAATGTAGTTCAATCAGAATATAGGTTTGATTTTTCAAAAACCCCTGCAGAAATAGAGCCACTATCTAAAAGCTATATAGATTTTAATGTAAGATCTGATTTTGGTTTAAATGTTGGTCCATCTATAACTTTTGAACTATCCTATGGATTTTTTGCAGACCAACCATTACAAGCATTTTTCTATCAACCTATTTTTCATAAATCTCAATATACACAATATGGAACTATCTTTCCAGGCAACTTTGATATAGGAAGATGGTTTAGGTCATACAATGTTGAAGTGCAGATGTGGAATCAAAGTGGATTTTTTAAATTTGAAGAAGATGAGCCATTATTTTATGTTCACTTTAATACCGATAAAAAAATAAAATTACATAGGTTTAAACACAGTAGGGCGCTTGACAAATATATGAATCATTGTGTAAATTCTCCATCATTTATGGGAGAAAATTTACCATTGGTTACAAGATATAAAAAGTTTATGGAGTCTAGATTTAATGAAACAATTTTAACAGAAATTAAAAAAAATTTAACAGGAGAACATAATGAGTGAAAAATTTATAATAAAGGTTGATCAGGTTAACCATCCTTATCATTATACAAATGATCCAAGTGGGGTAGAGGCAATTGAAATTACTAGACACAGAAACTTTAATATTGGTAATGCAATAAAGTATCTCTGGAGAGCTGGTATAAAAGATGAATCTAAACATATTGAAGACTTGAAAAAGGCAATCTTTTATATTCAAGATGAAATCAATAGACTAGAAGGTAAATATGATAGACGCAGAAATAGAAATCGTAAAACATCTTGATGAAGTAAATAAGGTTGTTGAAGAATATCTAAAAGGTAACGATCCTACTAAGATTTCTAAGACATTATCGCTTCCAAGAACACGTGTCGTAGCACACCTTAATGAGTGGAAGACGATGGCATCTGCTAATGATGCTATCCGTGCTCGTGCTAAAGATGCTTTGGTTAGCGCTGATGCACACTATACAAAACTAATTCAGCAAGCATATGAGGTTATTGATGATGCAACAACAACTGCAAATTTAAATGCTAAGACTGCTGCTATCAAGCTCGTTATGGATATTGAGGCACGTCGTATTGACATGTTACAAAAAGCAGGATTATTAGAAAATAAAGAGTTGGCAGAAGAAATGGTTGAAATTGAAAAGAGACAAGAAGTTCTTGTTGGCATTCTTCGTGATATAGCATCCGAACACCCAGAAATACGTGATCTTATTATGCAAAGACTATCTGCAATTGCAAAAGAAGGAGAAGTGATTACTGTTGTCCACCAAGTTCAATGATTTTTTTGAAGCACTTCAAGATAGTCAATTTGAAGAAACTCCTGTAGACGTAAAGACTTTTGTTGAGTCTCCAGACTTTCTTGGGCAACCACCTCTTTCTACTATTCAATATGACATTGTTGAGGCGATGAGCCAAATTTATCGCAAAGAAGATTTACAAATGTTAATGGGTACAGAACAGGGCGACAAACATTTTGCTAAATATACCAAAAATGAAATTATTCTACAATTAGGAAAAGGTAGTGGTAAAGACTTTGTTTCTACTGTTGCCTGCGCCTATGTTGTCTATAAACTACTTTGCTTAAAAGATCCAGCAAGATATTATGGCAAACCTGCAGGAGATGCAATAGATATTATTAACGTTGCTATTAACGCAGAACAAGCTAAAAATGTTTTCTTTAAAGGTTTTAAATCAAAAATTGAAAGATCTCCATGGTTTGCTGGAAAGTATGACCCAAAAGTAAACTCTATTGGTTTTGATAAATCAATCACCGTTTACTCTGGTCACTCAGAGCGTGAATCACATGAGGGTTTGAACTTGTTCATGGCTGTTCTTGATGAGATTTCAGGTTTTGCTACAGAAGTAGGAACAGGAAATGATCAGGGCAAAACTGCTGATAATATATATAAAGCATTTAGAGGCACAGTAGATTCTCGTTTCCCAGATTTAGGCAAGGTGGTTCTTCTATCATTTCCCCGATACAACGGTGACTTTATTTCAAAACGGTATGAAGATGTAATCATGGAAAAAGATGTAATAGAAAGACGATACAAGTTTGTTATTAATGAAGAGCTACCAGAAGGACCAGACAATGAATTTGAAATAGTCTGGGAAGAAGATCATATTACTTCTTATAAATACCCTAGAATGTTTGCTTTAAAAAGACCAACATGGGAAGTAAACCCAACAAGAAAAATTGATGATTTTAAAATTGCATTTTTAACAGACTTAGGAGATGCCATGATGCGTTTCCTTTGCACACCAACATACTCGTCTGACGCATTTTTTAAACAAAAAGATAAGTTAGAAAAATGCATGACATTAAGAAATCCAATAGACAATCATAAAAGATTTGATTTGACTTTTAAGCCAGACCCTGATAAAGTATATTATATTCATGCCGATCTTGCACAGGTTCACGATAAGTGTGCAGTTGCTATTGCACATGTTGAACGTTGGGTAAATGTTCAAGTAATCAAAGATTACGAACAGGTTGCTCCAATTGTTATTGTGGATGCTGTTGCGTGGTGGGAGCCTAAAATAGAGGGGCCAGTAGACCTCTCAGAGGTAAAAAAATGGATTATGAATCTTCGTAGAGAGGGTTTTAACATAGGTATGGTTACATTTGACCGTTGGCAGTCCTTTGATATTCAACAGGAATTAAAAGCGGTAGGAATGAGAACTGATACTGTTTCTGTTGCTAAGAAACATTATGAAGACCTAGCTATGATGATTTATGAAGAAAGAATTGCAATGCCAATGATTCCTTTACTTCTTGAAGAAATGAGTGAGCTAAAGATTATGAAAAATAATCGTGTAGATCACCCACGCAAGAAATCTAAAGACTTGGCGGATGCCGTTTGTGGGGCGGTATTTGGAGCAATATCTCACACAAGTAGGGACTCTAATCTAGAGATTGAGGTTCATACATGGAGTTCTGCTAGCCGACTTGCAGAAAAGAAGAAGGCTATGGTAGAATTGGATACCAAGGCAATTCCTGACGATGTTCAAGAATACCTTGGAGAATATAAGTTAATTTAAATACGATGAATCAAACAAGGAGAAAAATGAATTCATTTAAGAAAATCGCTCTTGCCGTGGTTGCAGCCATGACACTGGGCACACTCGTAGTGACACCTGCAAGTGCCAATACCGTTTCAGTAGACGTAACAACTGAAGTATCTGGTTCTGGTACAGCAGCCTCACCATTCACAGTTAAGGTTCCTTCTGACAACGTAGTTAGCGTTGCAGATACCACAACTGCAACAAACAACGAAGCACTTCTTATCACTGCTACAGTAGTTGCTGGAACACCAGTAACATTTACTGCAGTTGGTGCTAATACACGCCTAGTATCTGCAGTTGGTTCAACAGTTAATGCATCTGCTGGATCATCTTCAATTACAGTAACGCCTGCTTCAACAACAGCGACTGTATATGCATACACAACAAGCACTGCTGCTTCTGCTGTTACAGTTTCTGTAACTGGTGCAGCAACAACAATTTATCTTAAGGGTGTTGCAGGTCCTGCATATGATCTTAAGATGTCAATCCCTGCTTCAGGAAATATTTCTGGAAAGGTAACTGCAACTCTTGATGTAGCAGATATTTTCGGCAACGCTGTTGCTGATACAGTAACTGTTACTACCCTTGGTGGCGCAACTGCTGGAACAGTAACTGCTGATGCTCTTGTAACAGGTCGTTACACATCAGAGATTTCACTTCCTGCAACTGCTGGAACTGTTGCTGTCGGAGCATCTATTACTGCTCCAACATCTGTTCCAACAATCAAGTTGGCAACAACTTCTCAGACTGCAATCGTAACAGTATCTGATCTTGCTGGTGCACTTGCTACCGCTAATGCTGCACTCGCTGCAGAAAAGGCTGCTCGTGCTGCTGATAAGGTAACTGCAGATGCTGCACTTGCTGCTGCTATTGCAAAGGCTGCTTCTGATGCAGCTGCTGCAAAGGCTACTGCTGATGCTGCTGCTATTACTGCTGCTGCTGAAATTGCTAAGTTGAAGGCTGATGCCGTAACTGCTAAGGTTGCTGCAGATAAGGCTCTTGCTGATGCACAGGCTGCTGCTAAGACAGAGCTAGATGCAGTCAAGGCTGCAAATGCTAAGGCAATCGCTGATATGAAAAAGGCATTCAATGATCTTGCTAAGAAGTGGAACGCAAAGAACCCAAAGGCAAAGGTCACACTTGTTAAGTAATTAACAAATAAAAGATTAGGGCGCAGAGCAATCTGCGCCTTTTTCTTTTATCATGATATAATATGATTAATTAATTAATTAGGAGTAGCCCCATAAACAAAAAATTCCTACGCATAACAGCAGTGGCGGGAATTCTTTTTACAAGTCTTTTTGGTTTTCCAGAGAATGCATATGCTACTTGTGTTAACTATATACAGTCTCAAACTATAGCAGCAGCCTACGAGGGTGACGAAGTTCCAACGGTACACACAATGGATACTTGTGGCGGAGATGATACTTCTTATCAGATACCAATAGCAACAACAATTACATTTGATGGTGTTCAATATTCAAATATTTATGCTACAACAAATTCAGTAATCACATTTGGACAACCAGATAATACATATTGGCAATATCCAAATACTCCATCTATTTCTTTATACTCTATGGACTGGGTTTCAGGATACTATAACGCACCAGATACTTTAAATATATCTTATTCTGAAGGTGGATTTCAATTAGATTTAGAAGTAATTCCATTTGGACAATGGAATGCTTCAACTCCAAGCAATATTAATATCATTGTTGCAATTACAAATACTGGCGGTATTTCTGTTGCCTACAGCTATCAAGGACCTGAATATCCAAATTTAAGAACTGGAGTTAGACTCCATAATGGTGATATTGTTTCTTTAGAGGCATGGGGTGCTACACAAATACAAGCAGGAGATCCTATTCCAACATTAGCTCCAGAGCCAATTTCAGAACCTACTCCTACACCAACTGAAGAACCACTAACTCCAGAAGAAGTACAGGCTGAAGTTGTTGAGGCAGTAACATTAGCAAATGAAATTGCTGATATTAACAATCTTATTGCTGCAATAAATAATGAAGAAGTTGAAGAACCAATAACAGAACCAACTGAAGATCTAACACCTGAACCAATAGAAGAGCCAAATTTACCAGAACCAGATGTTGAAGTTGAGCCAGAAGTTATTACTCCAGAGGATCCTAGATTCCCTGATGATCAAGAGCAAACTGAACCAGAAGATTCCAATCCTTCTCCAAACCCAGAAACCACAGATGGGGAGAATGAAGAAAGTGATCCTTCTCCAGAGCCTTCAGAAGAGCCTTCACCTCAGCCAACGGATATAGATTTATCGCCAGAGCCTGAACCTGAGCAACCTGTTGACGAAGATCTTGTATTACCAACACCAGATGATAATAACACAAATGATGACAATGCCATTTCTGAAGAAGAACTTAAAAATTTAAATAAACTAATTAGTGTTAATGATGTTAAATTGATGTCAGCAGTATCAGATCTTCTAACTGAATTGTCACCAGAAGCCAAAAAATCTTTTGCTTCAGATCTTGGCATTAAGGCAGATGAAATTGCATTAATTGCAGAAGCAGCAAAAGAAAATCCAGCCCTAGCAGTAGCTGTTGTTCAATTTGCAGATATGGCAGAAAATAATGCTGATGCCCCTATGCCTTATACTCTAGCAGATGCGGTTACTGAAATACAAGCAGAAAAATTTTTAGAAGATCCACTGGCAGTTTTAACAAATATAGACTTGGATAAGATTCTTAGCCCATCGGAATGGGGTAAGGATATGACAGATGATCAAAGAGAAAAAGTTCAAGAAGTTATTATTCCAGTAATTCTGGTTTCTAACATAGTTAGTTCTGTTATGTCATTAAGGAGGTTATAATATGATAATGATGGATAAGTTAATTAGTCAAGCAAAAGACCTTATTGGCAAAATCAAACTGCCTAATTTTAAAGCGGTATTGCCAAAGGTATTGAATATGGTAGGTAAAACACCTATGCTAGCTCTAAAGGCCCTTAAAGGCTTCCTAGTATGGCTTGGAAAGGCTATTAAGGAAAGCATTGCACAAGTATGGACCCTTCTAGGATTTTTTATTGCCTGGCTTACCCTGACTGGTACCGCCCAACAAATAGTAGGAATTGCTACTGTTTTTGCTACTATTTTATGGCTTGTTACTATACCTTTGAGAGAAGAAAAAGAAGAATAAACTTGGTATAATGGTGGGTATGCTAAGGATAATCGGAATTGCTCTACTTGGTTTAGCCCTATCTGGGTGTGGCTATGATGGACAATACAGATATCCTTGCCAAGATCCAGCAAATTGGGATAAAGCAGAATGCAACCCACCTATTTGTGAGCCTGTTGGTTTGTGCTCAAGAGATTTAGTTGGACAAGAAACATGGGATGAATATCAAAAGACAAAAGGGGTAGAGAATGAGTAAAGAAAGATTAAGTCCACAAGACCTAGATGCAAGATTAAAGTTTATTTTAGGAATAACTCTTGGATCAATTTTATTTTTAACAGCAATTGGAATTCTTTATGGGTTGCTTTTTGTTACACAGCCCGTTGGTGCACAGTCAGAAAATGACAAGATGTTTTTCAACGTTCTTGGATCAGTAGCAACATTTATTACAGGAACACTTGCTGGTCTTTTAATTGGTCAGAGTGGTGCAAGAGATGTTATGAAGGCACAACTTGATAATAAAGAAATGGATGCTAAAAATACTCAGGCAGACAAAAAGCTTGAGTCAGAATTAGAAATTGCAGAAAAGAAAGTAGATGCAGAACTTGATGCAGTTAAAGCACGTTTAGCAGCTAAACCAGATGGTGCAATGCCAGCAGAACAACCAGTTGATACAGATTGGGATAAAGAGTAATGACAATAGATAAATTTCCAGTTCCAGCAGAAACAGCAAAGGCTCCGAAAGGAACAGTTGCTAGATTAATTCAGGTTGCTAAATCTCAAGTGGGATATATAGAAGGACCTAAAGACAACGAAACAAAATACGGAGCGTACACCAAGGCAAATTTTCAACCTTGGTGTGGAAGTTTTGTAAATTGGTGTGCAAACGAAGCAGGAGTCAAAATCCCAAATACGGTGTATACGCCTGGAGGAGCAGCAGCATTTAAGAAAGCAAACGCTTGGATTGACGGAGACATTGCTGATCCTGAGCCAGGAGATATTGCCTATTTTGATTTCCCCTCAGATGGCGTTGATCGCATTTCTCACGTCGGAATTGTTATTGAGGATAATGAAGACGGGACCGTATGGTGTATTGAAGGAAATACTTCTTCAAATAAAAAGGGAAGCCAAAGAAATGGTGGAGAAGCCTGCAAGCAACTTCGGGCTTATAAGAAAAATAAAGCAGGAGTAATGGTCTCTATTGTAGGATTTGGTCGTCCAAAATTTAAAGGTGCTGGAAAAGCTATTGATAAGCCTGCTGAGGCTGGTTCTGAAGCAAAGACATGCCCAACCTGCGGTCAAACCGTAAAATAATATCATATTTGACACATTAAAATCTTAGTGATATACTAGATAAAACAAGAAAATCTAGGGGTAGGCATGACTTGTATTGCAGGAATAATGAAAGATGGCAAGGTTTATCTTGCTGGTGAACGAGGGGCTTCAGAGGGAACCTATATAGTCCCTATAGATAGACCAAAAATATGGAAAAATGGTCCATATGTTTTTGGGTATGCTGGAACATTTAATAGTCAAATTATTCAATATAATTTTAATCCTCCAACCCCAGAAGGCAATTTAGATAAATTTATGCATACTAAATTTTTAAAAGCTTTAAAAACATTTTACGCAGAGTGGGACATTGGTGGAAAAGATTCCGAAGTATCTCTTATTGTTGGTATTAAGGGTAGACTATATGAACATGATGCAGAAGACCTTACATTAATTTCCTATGACAGAGATTATATTGCCATAGGATCAGGGGCAGACTACGCTATGGGTTCTTTACATGCCACCCGCAATCACAAAGATCCAAAGCGTAGGCTTGCTCTAGCAGTTGATGCTGCATGTTATTTAAGCACATCCTGTATTGGTCCAGTTGACTTTGTAAATGGATAGTGAGTACATGAGTAAAAATCCAAAAATTGAATTTGTTTCTAATATTCCATATTTATCAGAAATAAAAGAAATTCAGCCTGTTCCAGCTAGCAGATTTGTGCCAGACTGGTGGAAAAAAGTTCCATATGATAAAAATATGGAAGAGGCAAAATACAGACCAGAAAGTATGTCTGTTAGACAGTGCCCATCTTTTCCAGACGTTTTTTCTGCAGGATATATTATACCAATGTGGGCAGACACAGTTATATCTTTTGATAAAGAAACACTAGAATGGAGTTGGAAATGTGGAGGGCACAACTCTGATTTTAATATGATTATATTTCATCCTTCACAATATCTTAATCATGTTGAACATAAATTTCAGGGTACTAATGCTACAGCAATATTTCAATTTGATTCTCCTTGGCATATGTTTACAGATCCTGGATACTCTATTATGCAATTACCGCTTTTCTATCACTTTAATAAAGACTTTAGTGCGCTTCCAGGAATAGTAGATTCCGATATAAGCTTTCAACATAAAATAGAAATTGCATATCATGGTGATGGTAAAGAAATTTTTATTAAGCGTGGTACTCCGCTTGTTCAAATGTTTCCATATAAAAGAGATGAGTTTGATTTAATTGTTAGAGATATGAATGATGAAGATAAAGTTAGAAAAGAAAAAGATAGAGTAACAAGACAAACAATATTTAAAAATTGGTATATAAAAAATAGAAGAAATAAGTCATCTTGACTTATCTGCCCACCTATGATAATATATATATATGAATCATATAGCTCAAGAAGATTTGTCTCAAGAAGATAAAGATTTCGGTGTCTGGTTAAGTTCTGGCATTGAAAAAGGTTGGGTAACAGAGCCATTTTGTTCAACACATGATGGTGGTTATCAATATATGAGTGAAGAAGAGTTGGAAGAATGGGAAGCAGGGGGCGACCCATGTCAACACGTAATTAGAATAATGATATAAAGGGAGAAAAATGAAGAAAATCGCAGTGGGGATTGCAATAGTTTTTGGTTTTACACTATTGCAACCAGTAAGTGCACAAGCAGCAAATGAATCTATTGTTATTATTGATACAGCAATTGATTCTACACGCTCAGAATTTAAGGGCAAAATTATTCAGGAAGTATGCTTGGTAGAATCTGGTGTATGTCCTAACGGAACAATGTTTCAAGAAGGTTCTGGGGCTGCAAGCCTTCCAGTAACACAGGCATACAGTAATGGATTTGAACATGGAACTTTGATGTCTCTTATTGCATTACAAGTTAATCCAAATGTCAATATTATTTTTATTCGTGTTGCAGGAATGAATCCACGAACACAAAAAATGTATTCATTCTCAGATGTTTCAGTAACACGAGCACTTGATTGGACTATTGCAAACAAGTCTAAGTATAATATCGTGTCTGTTTCAGCATCTGCTGGACACGCATCATATAATAGAACTGGTAGCTATTGTCCAATTAAAGCACCACATACAAAGTTGGTTTCTAATATTGAAACACTTATGTCAAATGGTGTTGCTACAATGTTTGCAGCAGGAAATGGTCGTGATCGTTCACGAATTAACTTCCCTGCATGTATTCCACAAGCAGTAGCAGTTGGCGGATCCAATGCTCATAAGGCTGGAGAATTACCAACACTTTCTATTTTCTTTAATACTGCTCCAGAGGTAGATTTTTATGCTCTTGGAACATTTATGACTCCAGTAAAGAATTCTGTAGGCACATCAGCATCTACTGTTGCTTTGTCTGCATACTGGGCAAAGAATTATAAGGGAACTTATCAAGCAACATTTGATTATTTAAAATCTATTGGTAAGGCAACCAGCAATCAATTCACATCAACCAATTCATTTGTTGATGTTTTAGGTTAATTGGTTTTGGACTGTAGCTCAGTAGGCAGAGCGGGGAGCTGTTAACTCCTAGGTCGTAGGTTCGAATCCTACCAGTCCAGCACTGCGGATGTTGCATAATGGTAGTGCCTCTGCCTTCCAAGCAGACGGTGCCAGTTCGATTCTGGTCATCCGCTCACGCCTCTCTAGCTCAGTGGTAGAGCATCCGCCTTGTAAGCGGAAGGTCGTCAGTTCAATCCTGACGGGGGGCTCGTGAAAACTTGTAGCAAATGTAAACAAGAATTATCAGTTTCTCAATTTTCACCATCAAGCGGTGGTAAATATTTAAGACCTGAGTGTAAGTCTTGTGCAAAAAAACTTTCAAAAGAAAGAGATGTTCTTAGAAAATTATATGGATATCCTCCAATAGATTACATATGTCCTATTTGTTTAAAAAATGAAGAAGAATTAAAAGGTACTGGTGGAAATGCAAGTATTTGGGTAGTAGATCACGATCATAATACAGATACATTTAGAGGACATTTATGCCATAACTGTAACAGGGGACTTGGAATATTTCAAGACAATACAGATAGACTAAATAGAGCAATTACTTATTTGACAAAAAGTTTTGATACAATAAGTGAGGAAACAAAAATATGAGTATAAATGTTTATTGGGCTTGTTTTGAAAGTGAATGGATGAGAGCTAAAGAACCCTTTAGCGTATCAAAAACTTTTTATTCATCCGATATAAGCAATAGTAATTATGGAGGAACGTCCCTAAACTATTGTCCAGCTTTTAATAAAAATTTAAAAAATCTTTATTCTGTAAACTCATTATATGATTATAACTTTACAATTATAGATAATGAATTAAAAACAGATATGTACGATCAAAACTTTTTTGATGAGCATGTAGTTGTAAGATCTATAGAAAATAAGTTTTTTAGTTTTAATAATAGATACATATTTTTTACAGACGAAGAAAGCTTGCCAATAACAGCTTATGAATTTCCATTCTTAGAACAAAACGAAATATCAAAAAGATGCATACCAATTCCTGGACAATATGATATAGGAAAGTGGTTTAGGCCATTAGAATTTCCATTTATTTTAAAAGACAATTTTGATGAATTTAATGTTGGATACGAAGATGTTCTTTATTACATAAGATTTCATACAGATAAAAAAATAGTTTTTAAACAATTCATTGTTAATGATAAAATTGAGTCTTATCTTAAATCTTCAGTTAGTATTCAAAATTATAAGTCTAAAAGATATCATAGCTTAGATTTATTTTATGAAAAATTTAATCATAAAAAACACATATTAAAGGAAATTAAGCAAAACTTAATATAAATATGTGATATAATTATTGCTGTGCCTGCCAAAAGGGGGTACATAAATGAAACTCGCTGAAAAGGAGAATAAAATGGTAAGTTCATTTGCATTGGATCTTTTTAAAGATCCTTTTTTTATTGGTTTCAACAGAGAGTTGGACCGTCTTTCAAACATACATCGTGAAGCAACTCGTCAGTCTTATCCACCGTATGATGTGGTAAAGCTTGATGAAGACACTTATAAGCTATCTTTAGCACTTGCTGGCTTTAGTAAGAGTGAGGTAGAGGTTTCTGTAGATAATGGAAGTTTAATTATCAAGGGTGAGAAAACCGAAGATGCTTCAAACGAGGTATTGCATAAGGGTATTGCAACCAGGAAATTCACACGCACCTTTGCTCTTGGAGAGTATATGGAGGTTGATCGTGCTGAAATGGCAGACGGTATTCTTAGCGTCTTCGTGGAAAGAAACATTCCAGAAGAAAAAAAACCAAAAACAATCAAAATCAAGTAACAGTTGACAACATTGATTATGCAGTGATATACTAAGTTTATGCCAGTATATGACTATAAATGTAATGTTTGTTCTTCTGTAATAGAATTCCAGCGTGGGTTTGGTGAAGATAGAGAGCCATCCTGTTGTCAAACAATAATGACAAGAATGTGGACAAGCCCACCTGGAGTTCTTTTTAATGGTTCAGGATTTTATTCAACGGATAACAGAAAGTAGAGTATAATAATATTATGGCTAGACCAGTTATTAAAGATCATCCAACTATACAAGAAAAAGAATGGCAATTAAAAGCAATAGATAGATGCGATAAATGTGGAGCACAGGCCTATGTGCAGGTGAAAGGTGTAACTGGAGATTTAATGTTTTGTGGTCATCATTACGATAAAATCATGAATGATCCAAACTCTTATACAAAAATGATGTCTTTTATGCTTGAGATTATTGATGAACGAGAAAAACTAATTGAAAATAGATTAGTTGGAAGTTCTAACTAATAATGAAAACTGTTTATTATTTTACTGCTGACTGGTGTCAACCATGCAAGAAGACAAGACCAATTGTTGAACAATTAAATCGTGAGCAAAGCACTGCTGCGTTTCAGATTATTGATGTTGATGATAACTACGAATTAGTTAAGAATTTTGGTATTCAATCTATACCAACTTTTATTTTATTTGATGAGGGAATAGAAAAAAATAGAATTATTGGTGGACAAACAAGAGAGCAATTGGTAGAATTTATAAATGGATAATGAGCATGAAGAAATGATGGACCAGCTAATTCTTTCTGGAGCACTGGAGCCAGCTGGAATAGATATGGAAACTGGAGAGTTATTATACAACTTTACCCCTAAATTAAAAGAGGTATCTCCAATGCTATACCAAGAGCATGTTGCCCATGTCAATGGAGAACTTATGAGGCTATGGGAAAATGGATTTTTAAATATTAATATGACAGAAAATAATCCTATAGTTCGCCTTACGTCAAAGGCATTTGATGAGGTAGAAATCTCCAAATTATCTAAAGAAGATAGATGGGGAATAGAAGAAATAAAGAGAATCTTAAGGTCTAAGAACTCTGATATAATGTAAGTGTGCCATATCATGTAGGTTCTAAAGGTTCGTACGGTTGTGCAGGATACCCTGCCCTGAAAGACGACGGTACTGTTATGGGCTGCCATAAAACAAGAGGAGCTGCTGCTCGTCAAATTTATGCTATTAATATTAGCGAAGGAAATATAGGTAAGTCTATGATTAAAGAGGGCGACATGGTGATGGCACCAAATGACGACGAAGTTTATGTTGGTCGTGTAGTTCATGTAATGACAGAGGGTATGCTTGGAATGCCTGGATCAGAGTATGCTCTCATGGCATCACCAGAAGAACCAGCGGTATTAATTCAACTCTTTGAAATGGAAGAGGGCGGATTAGAAGAAACAGAATACTTTGTTGGAAAGAAAGCATCAGAAGTAATGGCAATGCCATCTCTTGAATCAAATGTTGGAATAGATAAGTCAGTAGACGGGTCTATTACTGAAGAAGACGATATGGAAGATGATGAAATGGACAAGCAATATGAGGGGTGCGGATGTCCAACATGTAAAGAATTGAACGTTAGCTGTGATCAATGTCCAGTATGTTTAGCATCTGGAATGAAGAGCATGTGTTGTTCAGATATGAATAAGGCTAAGAAGCCAAACTATGGAGAAATGATTAAGCCACGTAGAGGTGGGTCAACTCCATCAAATCCACGTTTATATGCAAGAATAGTTCAAGAAGCAAAAGATAAGTTTGATGTATATCCATCTGCAGTTGCAAATGGTTGGGTGGTACAAGAGTATAAGCGTCGTGGAGGAACATACAAGTCAGAAACTTCAAAAAGTATGGGGGAATGGTCTGGATCAATTTTTGATCTTAACCCATTTATAAAATAATGTCATCTGGAAAATATAAAACTAAGCATCCTTTTAATGCCATTCAAATAAAAGATGGAATGATTGTGCGTCTTAATAAAAACGGAACAATTAAATCAGTTCTTGGTAAGTATGGGGAGTATAAAAAAGATGACAAGAAGTAATATAGTAAATCCATCAGATTTTCATAAAGCTGACACATATACTCCTACTTCTGGAATGAAGGCAGCAGCTAGACGTGCCTTGCGTTGGAAAGAAGAAGGTAAAGCAACAGGTGCTGGAACTCCAGTCGGATGGGGAAGAGCAACAGATATAGTTGCTGGACGTGGACTTTCATTAGATACAGTTAAAAGAATGTATTCTTTCTTTTCTCGTCATGAGGTTGACAAAAAGGGAAAAGACTTCTATAATACTAGTAACCCATCTAATGGAAGAATTATGTGGGATGCTTGGGGTGGGGATGCAGGATTTTCTTGGTCACGCTCAATTGTTGAACGTGAAAAGAAAAAAACAGAAAAGCTTTGGCAAGGTTCTAATTTTAGTTTAAAATAAGGGGTTTGGGTAATGTCTGAAAATAATTTAACCTTTGAAGACTACAAAAAAATTGTAGATTATTATAAGGCAAAATGCGTTGATCTGGAATATAAGTATGTTCTGCTTCAGGTAGATGTGCAAAGAATTTTAGTAGATAAAAATAAATCTATGGAAGAAGAAATTAATAAAAGACAAGACTCTTTTAAAGAGTCACAAAAAAATTTAATTGAGTCATATCAAAGAAGATTAGCACATTTTGAGGGTATTATTGAAAATGAAACAGATAGGGTAAAAACTACAAATCATGATGGGGAAACTGTTTTTGTAAAAAAAAGAAAAAACAATAAGAAATAGTAGCCTATGTTAGAAACATATGCAATAATTTTTATATTATTTTTTTTTGTTTATAGATATTTTTTTTATAATAAAAAAGACTATGTGCCATCTCAATTAGACAATCACATATTAATAAAAAAATATTTAAACAATCAAACAGTTAAAAAACAAAAAAAAACACAAATGAATAGTAGACAAAAGGATGCTGTAAAAGTTTTAGTTTTTGACGAGACCGCATATTGGGTTCAAGATAACATATTTTATTATACTAATGTTATTGATAATATTCCTAACATGGTAAATGCACAACCAGTAAACATATCCGAAATGTCTAAACAAGAGCTTGACAAAATGCTTTTTATACTGGATAATATAGTAAAGGAGGATGACAGATGAATTTAGTGGTTCAGGGTAGTAACGAGTTTAACGACTACAATACTTTTTTGCGAGCAATGGGAGTTGCTATGTCTGAAATGAAAAATGAAGATACCGAACTACACATATACTCTGTAGGTCCATCTAAAGTTAATTCTATGGTTATAGAATTTTGTAATTTGTCTGAACGTGGAATGAAGGCACGTGGAATGAAAATTAAAAACTACAAGGTTCCACCTTCATGGGTAATTGAAAATATGGAGTATATAAACTATTTTGCATTTTTAAGTAAGCCTAAGCAGTCTGTTTCTAAGTTAGTTGCAGAAGCAGAATTAAAAAATATTGAAGTTGGAATTTTTAGATATTAGGAGTAATAATGATTGTAACAAATTTAGAAAAAATGGAAAAAATTGTAGCAAAAAATAAAGAGCTATCTTGGCTTGGCTGGGATGTAAGAGATCTTAAAAGATCTGAGTCAGGTCGTACTGCCGTTAACGGTGTTAGGGTTGATGGAGTCTGGTATCTACAGCGCATCTATTCAGTTACACGTAATGGATGGGATATACCAAACAAGTATAGAGGCTAAATATGAAACAGCATCTATGGAAAGATGATGCATTATGTTTAGGTTCTGAGACTAATGTATTTTTTGATACCTACGAAGAACAAATAGAAACAAGAGAGTTTGTAGATTCTTTATGTAGAACATGTCCTGTATCTAAAACCTGTTTTGCCGTTGGCGTATCTGGAAAAGAGTGGGGAGTTTGGGGAGGTATCTATTTAGAAAATGGAGAAATCTCTAGAGAATTTAATAGTCATAAGACTAAAAAAGAATGGTCTTATACATGGCAAGCACTGACAATGGAGCAATAAATGATTATACAAATTATAGGTTTACCTGGATCTGGAAAAACAGAATTAGCAAAAGCGCTAAAAGAACGCATTAATGCCATTCATCTAAACGCAGATGAAGTTCGTGCAACTGTAAATTCTGATCTTGGTTTCAGTGCTGAAGATAGAATTGAGCAGGCACGTCGTATGGGAGAGATGGCTAGACTTATAGCTAAGCAAGGAGTTGCTCCAGTAGTAGTAGATTTTGTATGTCCAACAGATTTAGCTCGTGCAGCATTTGGAAAGCCAGATATTCTAGTGTTCATGGATACGATTGCTGAGGGTAGGTTTGAAGACACTAATAAGATGTTTGAGAAACCAGAAACATACGACTTTAAATTTAGCAATCACGATTTAGATCAAAATGAAAAGTCTACAATGGTTATAAATACTTTTGGATTACATGATTGGTCTGCACCTACAACGCTAATGCTAGGAAGATATCAACCTTGGCACGAAGGCCACCACGCACTTTATAAGGAGGCTGGTAAGAGAACAGACCAAGTTCTTCTTGGAGTACGCAATACCTACAATACAAGCGAGAAAGATCCACTTAAGTTTGATCAGGTAAAAGAATATATTGCCAAGGATGAATTTATGGATGGCGCAATGGTTCTTAGATTACCTAACATTACCAACATTGTATATGGTCGTGATGTAGGATATAAGATTGAGCAAGTAGATTTAGGTGCAGATATTCATGCAATTTCTGCAACACAAAAGCGCAAAGAGATGGGCATATAAATGGTAGAGAATGCTATTGCAGTTGTTGTTTCTTTTATAATTGCTGGGGTTATGGTTTACATTGTTGATAAAAAATGGGGAGGCACTGATGAAAGTAACCAGGGCTAGGTCATTTGCAAAAGCACTTAGTTATCGCATATGGGGAACTCTTTCATCTGTTGCAGTTGCTTATGTTATAACAAGGAACGCTGCCCTTTCTGCAACAATTGCGTTCTGGGAAACGGTAGTTAAAGTATTTATTTATTACATACATGAGCGTGGATGGAATTACATACAGTGGGGTAGAAAATAATGTATACAGATTCTATGCGTAGAGCATTTCATTCTATTATTCCTCCAAAAAATTTTGGTGTAAACGTTATTGATAATACTAGCTTTATTACTATAAAACTGGATGAAAAATCATTTATTAATATGACACACGATGAAAAAATAGAAGCAATAAAGTATGTTTCTATGGTTAAAAAAGCACTTGAAATGGAAGGTGCTATAATATTGGTAACTAGGGAGCCTTTAAATAAATGACGTTAAATATAAATAAAATAGTAATTGTTGGTGGAGGATCCGCTGGCTGGATGAGTGCTGCTACATTTATTAAAGCTTTCCCTGAAAAAGAAATATTGGTAGTAGAAAGTGCAGAAATACCAAGAATTGGTGTTGGCGAAAGTACAACTTCTGAGTTTGTAACTTGGTTAAAGTTTCTTGACATAGATAGAGATGAGTTTATGCGTGAGACTGATGCAGCTTTTAAACTTGGTCTTGGTTTTACTAATTTTAAAACTGAAACATCTCCAACATTTTTTTTCCCATTTGGACATGCAGCAAGACAACCACACGTACTAGAATTAAATGATTGGCCATTAAAAAAATATCTTTATCCAGAAACAGATAATCGTGATTTTGCTAGATATTATTGGCCAGCGGATTCTTCTTTTTATACTAATAAAATTGTAATGGAACACGATGAATCATTCGGAGTATCATATCGTCCAGAAAGAGATTTGGCATTTCAAATTGATGCAAATAAATTTGCTATTTGGCTTTATGAAAAATATTGTACACCTAAAGGTGTAAAAAGAATTTTAGGAACTGTTAATAAAATTATAGATAAAAAAGATGGAACAATAGAGTCTATTGTTTTAGAAGATGGAACTGAAATACATGGAGACTTATTTGTTGATTGCACTGGATTTAAAAGTTTGCTTTTAGGACAGCATCTTGATGTTCCATTCATTAGCACTAAAGACAACTTACCAAATAATAAAGCTTATTTTGCACCTGTTCAATATACAGATAAAGATAAAGAGATGCAAACTTTTACTAATGCAACAGCATTAAAAAATGGGTGGGCTTGGAATACACCACTTTGGTCACGTATTGGAACAGGCTATATATATAGTGATGAATTTATCAGTGATGAAGATGCTTTACAAGAATTTAAAGATTATCTAGATTCCGATAAAATGGCTGTATATAATCCAAACAGATCAAAAGAATTAAACTTTAAACATATAACTGTAAAAAATGGATATTACGAAAAATGTTTTGTTGGAAACGTATTAGCAATAGGCTTGTCTGCTGCATTTTTAGAGCCACTAGAAAGCACTGGATTATTATTTGTTCACGGTGCACTTCTAGACTTTTGTGGAATTCTTTCTAATCGGGGCGCAATTACTTCGTGGGATATTGAAACATTTAATAGAAGTACAATTACAAGAATACAAAATACATTTGATTTTGTTACTATGCATTTTCAGCTTACACAGAGAGATGATAGTCAATATTGGAATAGAATATCGTCACGTGAGTTTAACAACTCTATCATTGATCTAAATGTAAAGTCATACATTGAGCAAAAAATGGATAATATTTTGTATATGGTTATAGCTACTCAAGGTTTTGACTATTATCCATTAAATAAATGGAGTATTGACACACTAAACCATTTATACAAAATAAATGTTAAAGAAGAGCTAGATCCAATTTTTGCAGAAAGAGAAAAAATGTCAATACATTGGAGAAATATAGTTAACAACGCTGAAACTCATTATGAAATCTTAAAAAAGATTCATAGTTAATCTTGACTTATTATCTATATTTGATATAATAGTAGTGTAACTAATATTGGGGGCATATCATTCAAACATTTTTTCCACATAGCAACATTTATGAGTCTGCACAAGTTCTTGATTCTAAAAGATTAAATAAGCAAATACTTGAGGCGTATCAAATTTTAAAAGTGCTGTCTAATGCATCTCCAACTGGAGGATGGAGGAATCATCCAGCAGTCCTTATGTGGAAAGGGTATGAGTATTCTCTTAGAACATACGCAAATATAATGATTAATGAAGCTAACAATCGTGGTATAAAAACAGATAAAAATAATTCAAATATACAAGAATTAGAATTAAGCTATAGTGGTACATGGGGAACAGATATGCCAAAATGGTTTTCAGATAAAAGTAAAATGATGCGTATTACAACTACTCATAAAGCTCGTTTATTTGAAAAAGATCCTATACACTATGCACATTTTGCTTATGCAAAACATAGCATTTATAATAAACCCTGCTGCGTTGGATGTAACTATTACTGGGTTACTCACGAAGAAAGAAATAAATGAAAACTAATAAAATTATATTTGAAGCACAATCTGATCATGTATTTAATGTAAGAGAAAAACCAGTCCCTGCAGCAAAAATGGTTCCAGACTGGTGGAAAGAAATACCAAAATATTCTACATCTACAAAGCTTGATCTTGGTCCACACGCAAATGTTACAGTAAAACAATGTGCTCCAACTATTGATATGATAACAGCTGGATATATTATTCCATTGTGGTGTGACATATTAGTTATACAAGAAAATGGCATACCAGTAATAAAATGGGCAACACAGGAAAGAGTTTTAGATGTTTGGAGTCTTCAACAATCAAGTACATTTGAAGTTCCTTCTGGATTTGGAAAGGCTGCATACAAATACTATCATGGATGGAACATTTTAACTCCTCCAGGATGGTCATGCTTATTTACTCATCCAGTAGGGTATCAAAACCTTCCCATAAGATCAATACCTGGAATAGTTGATACAGATATATTGACTACAGCAATTAACTGTCCATTTTTTATTAAAGATGGTTTTGAGGGTGTAATTGAAAAGGGAACGCCAATGGCACAAGTTATTCCTTTTAAAAGAGAGTCTTGGGAATCAGAGTTTACAAACCCAGGTGAAAATAAATTTTATAATGAATCTGAAAAAGTTTTTACTAAAGTTTATGGTTATTATTCTTCAAAGAGAGCGAAAAAAAGTTTTAAATAATGACAATATTTATTTCAATTGCTAGCTATAGAGATCCAGAATTAACTAGAACTATTAGATCTGCAATTGATAATGCCTTTAATCCAGATAGATTATTCTTTTCTGTAGTTATTCAAGATTTAGAAAAAGATATTCCAGACCTATCGTGGGTTAAAAATTTACGATTAATTAAAATGCATCCAAGAGATGCAAAAGGTGCTGGATATGCTAGATCAATTGCAATGAGTCAGTACGATGGGGAAGATTATTATTTACAAATAGATTCACACACCATATTTGAAAAAAACTGGGATATAGAATGTATTGATCAACATAATTCAGCAAAGTTAATTGCTAAAAATGACAAGGTAATTTTATCTTATTTTCCAGCGCCGTTTCATATAGAACCAAACAAACAAATGTATTTTATTAAAAATGATAAAACTAAGCCACCATATCCAACTAGACAAGAGCCATCTTTAAATAAAAGAAATGAGTGGACTGCTAAAAGATTAGATTTTATAAATAGTGAAAGGGAAAATCCAGAGCAGTCGTCAACAGTCCTTGCTGGTTTTATTTTTACCTCTGGCAATATTGTAGAGGAAGTTCCATACGATCCAGATATTAGTTTTTTTGGAGAAGAGATTTGTTTTGCTATGAGAGCATGGACTAGGGGATGGGACATATATTCTCCATCAAAGAACATTGTATATCATTTTTATAATCGTGCAAACTATAGCAAGATATGGAAAGATAAAAATATAAGAAAGCTTTCTTGGAAAGAAATAGAACAAAAATCAAAAGAAAGACAACAATTAATTTTATGTGGAACTGAAAAAGGAGTTTTTGGTGCTGGCAATTATAGGCATTTAAAAGCATATGAAAAATTTGCTGGGGTAGATTTCAAAAAAATCTATGGCTTGACTTAGATACATAATAGTAGTACAATAGTATTGAAAGAGGTGTTTATGGATATTATTTATTTTGTTTTAGGAGCAACATCTCTTGTCTTTTTTCTTCTATATTTTAATATAAGAAAAAGATTAATAAATCTTGTTAGTGGTTTTCAAAAGCTTTATGAGGCAAATCAAATATTAAGATCTTTAGTTGATGATATGCCAACCAAAGAAGAAGAAGATATCCATAAAGAAAATTTTATAAAATTTTTGTCTGATTCTAGAGAATGGGCATATGACTATATAGATAGTGTTCAATCTGGACTAGAAAAATTTATCAATGAAGTTGAACCACACATAGAGTATTATGATAAATATGGGCAGGCTGTAGAAGGAATGATTATTTCGCATGATAATGCCCTTAAAAAAATATCTTTAGAATTAAAAGAATTAAAAAAATTACTTCCAGAGGATTCTAGTGATAGACGCTAGGGGAATTCCTACATGTGAGTGTCCAAATTGTGGTGGCACTTTATTTAGAGCATTAGTTGCATTTGATTCAGAAACATATACCATAGGTATGTATCATTTAGATATAGAGTGTCACGAATGCGGAACTTTTTGTACCGCACCAACACCATTAGATAGTCCAGATAGTGACGTAAAAAATGATTAGCAAAAAAAATAAACCAGAGATAAGTTTCATTTCTACTATTCCAGGATTAGAAAGTATTGAAAGCTGTGTTCCAAAACCAGTATCTAAATATATACCAGACTGGTGGAAAAATATGCCAACAGAAAAAAATAACATAAATATAGAAAATGGACCATTTTTTGGAAATGCAAAAATATGTCCATCTTTTGCTGATTATTTTTCTAATGGATACATAATGCCTATGTGGACAGATACAGTTATTTATGTGGATTCATCAACTGGAGAATGGAGATGGAGAACTCCTAACACACTTTTTGAATGGGGAACGCATCCAAATAATCAGTATTTAGATTATTCACAACATAAATTTTTTGGAAAAAATTCTTATGCGGTTTTAAAAATGAAATGTCCTTGGATGGTTTTTTCAGATCAAGAATACTTAATGTATCAATTACCAACATATTTTCATTTTAATGAAGATTTCAGTATAGTACCTGGAGTTAGACAAATTGATAAATACAATGAAATGAATATACAGTTTTTAATTCATTCAGATAAAAAAGAAATATTTATTGAGAGAGGAACTCCAATTGCACATTTTATACCATTTAAAAAAGAAAAACCATTAATTGAGGTAAGAGATGCTACAGAAAAAGATTTAAAAAAAATAAACAAACATAATATAAACTTAAAAACCAAGTATTTTAAGTTCTATAGGGGGGTATAAATGAAAGATATATTGCTATCAACGATAACAGGTTTTGGATGTGGTGTAGTATTTGCTGCATTCAAATTACCAGTTCCAGCACCACCAGTTTTTGCAGGAGTTGCAGGAATTATTGGTCTATGGGCTGGTTACGCTATACTAATTAAGGTTCTATCCTAGGAGGAAAAACATGGAACTAAACAATAAACATAAGGCAATGCTCGCATCATATGGTCGTTCAATTGTTGGTGCAGTAGCAGCTTTATATGTAGCTGGAGTAACAGATCCAAAGGATCTATGGGCAGCACTTGTTGGTGCTCTTATTCCAGTAGCAGCACGTGCAGTTAATCCTAACGATCCAGCATTTGGTCGTATGCCAGGAACTTCAGTGGTTGAAAAAGCTTTAAAGGCTGCAAAACCAAAGAAGAAGTCTGAAGAGTAATTTATTTACTCAAGATGGGGCGGGGCCAGAAATGGTCTCGCCCTATTTTAATATATCAATATATTTATTTTTTAAAACATCAACAGAAAAATTATTGTAACCAATGTCAAATGCTTTTTGTTTTTGTTTTGTTTTATCTGAACTACCAATATATTCATCAACTAATTTAGCAAGCATTTTTGGATTAGCTTCATAAACATCAATCAGTGTTCTTGCTCTAAATTGATCTATCTTATTAGATTTAACTAACCATTCTTTTGGCAAAATAGTATTATTTGGAGATATGTCTGTCATAAAAACTGGTAGTCCAGACAACAAAGCTTCATTCATTGGAAGACATAACCCAGCATACCGTCTTGGCAAGACCATACCATCAAAGCCAGAATACAAATCTTCCCTATTTTCTGGACTTGAAGTGTCAATAGATAAACGACTATCATTAATATTTATATCAAGATCAGACTGAGATTTTATAACAATTTCATAATCTGTTTTAGAATATTTAAGCATTTCAACTATTGTATTTGTTCCATTGCGATCCAAATGTGCTGCTTTTCCGCCAACATGTAATAATCTTTTATAGTCTTTACTTAAGTTATTAGCCTTTACCTTAGAGAAGCCTTCATGCGTAGTTGGAGGGGGAAGGTGAATAACATTAGACTTAGCTCCAAAAGCCTCTGTAATAGCTTCAAAACCCCATAAACTGGGTGCTAGAAGGACATCTGGAAGGTCTAGCTCTGGTCTTTGAAGGTTATCTAAAAACTCATAGTTATATTGAAGAATAGTCTTAACATTTCTTTTTCTGGCTAAAAATATAAAATCTTTATTATAAAATGTTTCACAAGATAGTACAGCATCTAGCCCACGAAGAAATATATTTATATCACTTGGTTTTGGAAATCCACGAATATGTTGGCAATCATATTTTTCATACCATTCAGGATGTTGTTTATTTTTATTAAATGAAGTAGAGTTAATTAGCATAACCTTTGCAGGTTGTAGCATATTAGTTAACTCTTTAGTTTGATTACCAAGACCAGTATTGTCTGATCTTGCAATAATTCCTAGTCTCATAGGTCCATTTCTTTGTATAACTGTTTTAATCCTTTTAGTGTTCCAATATCCATATATTTTCCACCAGGTCTTACTGCTCTTATGTTAGAGCTTTCTAGTAGCCACTCTTTTAATTGTTTTCCAGGGTGCTCTAATGATGGATCTATATATCTGATCATATTCTTTCTAAACATCATGGTCCCCCACATATCTGGGTAATCACAACTTTCTGTTTTATCTTCAGAAGCAATTACCTTGTCGCCAGACAAAAGTACCTGTCCAACACGACCCTTTAAATCATCACCACATTCCCAAACACCTAAAACCAAATCAGCATTTGTTTCTTTCATCATTTCTTTATAAATATTTACTGGTGCATTTAATATATAAGTATCTGGCATTCCAACAAGAACAGTATCATTATAGTCACCAATCATAAACTTAACTGCATCAGACATGGTTGTTGGTTCACGAACAATTAACTTGATATTCATGTCCATATTTTGTATAATAGGAACCCACTCAGCCCTAGTTGATACACGAACTTCATCACACACTTCTAGCATCTGCTCTACATGCCATTGAAGTAAAGATCTTTCATCTGAAATTGGCAAACAAAACTTTGGTATGCCACCAATTCTAGATGCTTTTCCAGATGCTGGTAAAACCCCTATTGTTCTCATTATTTTAGCCCATACCGTTTCTTTAGTGTTGCTATATCATTTACTTCCCAATAGTCTAAAGACTTTGTTGGATCGTTAAATGGATATTTATACTCGCCAAAACCTTCCCTTGTTCTATCTCCACCCCACTTAGCCTTAAAGTAATCATGAAGCGGTTCAATTTTAATTCTTAGTCCGTCTATTGTTGCAGCGCCGTCTATCTGACATGTTACATCAACTTCGTGGTTTCCATACTCTGCTATTTTTAATACTCTTGTTCTTTGATCCCAGTCACAATCATCAAAATTATATGGATAAAAATTTTCATCAAAATATCCAATTTCTAAAACTAACTTTTTATTTATTGCACAAAGATGCCAACCGTGCTGTGTTCTAAACATTAAGCCCTTAAAGTCATCAAGCATATCAACGATATGAGAAAAAGGCTTATTGAATAGCATTGAAGATGAAACAACAAATGTCCATTCATGATTCTTTTTTAATCCTATGTTCCATGCTCTTGCTAAGCCAATATTTTCTGATTGATACTCTACTTGAAATCCATACTTCTTTTCAAATATTTCACACTCTCTGTTTCCACTATTGTCTATAAGTAAAACATTTTTATCTTTTATAGATTCCATGCATTTATATACACGCTCTGTTACTTTATATACTGGTATGCAAATTATATAATCTGTCTCTAGTAAAGCCATGCCCAAACCATTCCTCCACGTTCCCAAGAGCCCATAGTTCTAACATGATGTGTCTCGGAAAGTTTTTGTGTCATTTCCCCAAGCCTATTTCCAGTGCGAATATCAAACTCCATAGTAATATATTTACATTTTTGCAGGGTTTCTTTTGAAGCGCCAAGAATTATTTCTGGCTCTGCACCTTCAACATCTATCTTTAAAACATCAACTTCTTTTATGTGATATAGATCAAAAAACATATCTAATGGCATTACCTCTACCTCTGCACCAAAGATACCATCATCTACGATTGTTGCTCCGCCACCTTCATCTGATATAACTGCTGTTCCTTTATAATCACTTATTGCATATGGACATACATAAACACTATCTTCTTTGTTATTAAGTTCAATATTCTTCTTTAATGCCTCTAGATTATGTGGCTCAGGTTCAATTGCATACACAATTGCTCCATGATATGAAGCATATAGAGAGAATGCCCCAATATTTGCACCAATATCAATTACAACCCCACCATTATTAAATCGTGTATTTTTTACCTCATAAACATCTTCTTCCCAAATCTCTCTAATTACAATTTGATCTGTTAGGTAGTTTTCTCTAACATCAAAAATTACAGTGCTGGTTTCTGGGACTGTGTAAATCATATATTCAATTCCTTGAGTATCTGTTGCCATCTATTTTTATAGGTATAGTTAGACTTAACCAATTCGTGCCCTGCTCTTCTAATTTCTTCACGCTCTTCGTCATGCTCTAAGTAATAATCTATTAATTCTTTTAATTGAACAAAGTTTCCGTATTCATAAAACACTAAATGTTTTTTATCTTCAAATTCTCTTTCCATACCTCTTACATATGGATGAATAATAAAACCACCACGACCCATAGTTTCATATACCCGATCAGACCAGTAGTCTGGGTATTTAAAGCCTATACAAAGAGTATCACCAACAACTATTTTTGATGTTGCATACAGCTTATTCAGTTGTGCTCCACGAATTGATGGCTTTCCACCGCTTCCATAATGCTCAAATTTATTTGAATATGTTTCTTCTAACCAATCAATCAACTTAGGTCTATATTCCCACTCAGGGTGATATCTTTTACTTCCAACAAAAATAACATCATGTGTTTTAGGAAAATCTTTCAGGTAACATTCTTTATCATAAACACCAGCAGGTACGTAATGACCCTGTACATTTGTTTTAGAATTAAACCAATCTGCCATCTTTTTGTCAACAGTAAAAAAATGACCTATATTTTTATAAACTGGATGCTTATTTAAATCTTTTTGTCTTTGTAAACCAAACCATAAATCTAAATGATATGTTATTGTGGGTATTTTATAATCGGAAAGTGTCAATAAAACCTTGTCCATTTCAAATTTTCCAGGAGTTTTCCAGCCATGTGTATGAACCCAAATAAACAAGTCTGAATCTATTGAATATTTTAAAATTTCTTCACTTTTTGCTTCAGATTCTTGAAGCCTTATTACCTTATGACCCAGAGACTCCAGGGTATTTGCATGATGCGTTTCACTAGTATAGTCAACACGAAAATTACCAAGAAAAACTATTTTTGCCAAGATTACCCCTTTTTGTTTATAAGATCAATTATAGCATTAACGTATTTATCATAGTCTATTTCAATGATTGAATTTTGAGAGTCTATTTTATGTATTTTAATGTCTTTACCAATTTGAAATAAAACGTTTTTAATATCTTCTTCTATTGACATTTATTTATTATATCATTGGCAGCACTAACGGGAATCGAACCCGTCTTTCCGCCGTGAAAGGGCGATGTCCTAACCGATAGACGATAGTGCCTTATGCGATCTGTATGGGACTTGAACCCACGACCTCTACCGTGACAGGGTAGCGCTCTAACCAACTGAGCTAACAGACCTAAAATGAATATTAATTGTAGCACCCCTGGTAGGGATCGAACCTACGACTTACGGATTAGAAGTCCGTTACTCTTCCGCTGAGTTACAGAGGTATCGTACATCTGGTAGGACTTGAACCTACGGCTCTCTGCATATAAGGCAGGTACTCTAACCAACTGAGTTACAGATGCGTAGGACTGGAAGGTAATGCTCCTTCTTCTCAGGATTAAAAGTCCTGAGCATCACTTTAATGCTTCAATCCCTTGGTGCAGCAAGTAGGACTTGAACCTACGACGACCCGATTATGAGTCGGGGGCTCTAACCAACTGAGCTATTGCTGCAAGTTCTTAATCGTTTGTTTTTGTAGCAGAGATTCTTTTCCAGCAGGCATTGCATGTTTTATATGTCATTCCAGTAAATGGACATGATGACATATCAACACTTTCATGACTACATCTTTTTTGCTTTAAAAACATTTTAAGGTGTTTGAAGATATACTTAATTGTTTTCATTTTTACCCCTACTTATAGTTTTTTTTTGACCAAATATTCTTAATATAGTGTCCTACTATGTTTGCTGAAAAGTTCTTTTCAGTATGAGTTTTCCATTCATCTTTTTTAAAGTGCTCAAAAGAGGCTTCCCAATCATCTCTTTTAAATGGAGTAACTTGTATCAATGGAGTTCCTTTCTCTATAATGCCTTCAAAATCATCTTTAATCCACATAGGGTTTGCCATGTCTAATAAAGATCTATCTGAGTCAATTATAGCTGGTATAGCCATCATTGGCAAATTTCTATATCCAAATGGACTTGTAATTAATACAGAATAACCCTTTGGAGTAATTGGAATCCAAGTATTTAAATATTTAAAAACTAAATTACTATATCCAGGTGGTGCTTCTACATTATGTGATGATTGACCATGTAGTTGAAAAATATCTTTTTCTGTTTTCCAAGATAGAAAAACTCTGTCTTCTTGTCTTGAAACTAATACATCTGCGTGTAAGGGTATTATATAGCCAGACGTTAATGCATCTAGCATTGGAGTACATTTTTTAAAAGAAAAGTTTGGAGTTCTGTTAATCAATTCAAGCTTGTTTGAGCCATTATCATATATGCTATGATTTTTCCACCATTCTGGAATAGCTTTGGATGCTGGATATGGTCTATCCTGAATATTAAAACCTTCTTCATCCATTGCTTTAAAAATAATTTTTTTTGACATAACCAATTCCCTAGTTATTAAAGAAATTTTTATTAATTTCTATAAATATTTTTTTGTTTTGTGGTAAATCATCTTGATAATATATTGCATTAACTGGACAAACAGGCTCACAAGCACCGCAATCTATACAGTCATCTGGGTTTATGAAAAGCTGTTGATCTCCTTCATAAATACAATTTACAGGGCATTCATCAATACAAGATTTATCTTTAATATCATTACATGCATCTGTTATAACGTATGCCATTATTCTTTCATCCTATCGTGCCAACGAACATGATTTGACTGCTTGTCTGACGGTACCATGGCAAAACAAAGGGTACAAAATACCACTTCGTGACCTATTTTTGTAATATTAAAAGATACCTCAGCCATACATACATGATATCAGAAAACATCAAATAGTGCAACTATGGTGTATAATTTAGGAAAGGGGAATTATGGATAACAATATAGATTTAAATGTAGTTAGAGGAAAATCCGTCATGGTTGGTACTCCAATGTATGGCGGTATGAGCTTTGCCAATTATTTTGAGTCAATGATGAGGCTTTCTATTTTTTGTGCTAAAGAAAATATAAAGCTAGGAATGACATATATAACTTCAGAGTCACTGATTGCTCGTGGAAGAAACGAAATTGTTAAACAATTTTTAGATAGTGACTACGACTATCTATTTTTTATTGATGGCGATATCTCTTTTGATTATATTGATTTTATACATGCTGTATATCTTGCTGCTACAAACGATGACAAGCAGATAATTGTTGGACCATATCCACATAAAACAATTGTATGGGACAGAATACAAAAAGCAAAAGATCTTGGACTAATTAAACAAGAATCTGATTATATGAAATATTCTGGTAGATACGGTATTAATTTTTATGGTGAAAAAAGAGAAATATCATTAACCAACCCAGTAGAAATTAAAGATGGCAGTACTGGATTTATGCTCATTGCAAGAGAAGTATTTGAAAAGTTTTACGAAGCATACCCAGAGCAAAGATATGTAAATGCAAAAACTGAAGAACCTATGTTTGCTTATTTTGATTGTAAGATTGATGAAATTGACAATACATATTTGTCAGAGGACTATTTCTTTACACGTTGGGCAAATAAAATTGGATATAAAACTTGGTTAATGCCTTGGGTAAAACTACAGCATATGGGAAGTATGTTGTTTACTGGATCATTTGTTGATTTTGCAGTATTAAATAAAGCAATTGACGATAATAATAGCTAAATTTGCAATCCACCGAAGTGGAGGACGGAAGTTATCAATTCTTACCGCCCTCCAATCTTCAATGAAGTCATATTAATGACGCATTTTTATTTCCACGGATCCTCAGTGGATACTGTCATTGCCATTGATGGCGACGCATTCTTTGCAAGAGTATAGGATGTTACTCCAATAGACTCTCCTCTTACTTCGTAAGTGCTACGACTTGAACCATCTTTATCAGTCCAAGTGTCTTGATAAATTGTTCCACGGACCATAACTTCTTGGCCCTTCTTAATCGTTGTAAATGCTTGCTCTGCTGGCTTATTCCAAAGCTTAACAGTCCACCAAGAAGTATCCTTGTCCGACCATTCACCAGATGCACTTTTTACACGATCACTTGTTACAATACGAAGACGTACACCCTTGTCTCCGATTTTTTCTGGATCTGTACCAAGACGACCCACTAGCGTTATTTCAGGATTCATTGCTCTCTCTTTTCTGTATAGTTACGCATTCCCTTGCTTTAATAGTTTAGCATAAGTGGGGCGGTATGTCAAGAAGCAATAACTCCAAGAAGAAAGCTAATAATAAAGGTAGATAGTACTATTACCCCTATATACTTTCTCTCAATGTATTGCCTAATAACATCATTAACAATATCTTCATCAATGACTTCCAACTCATTATTTATGTTTTTAGTAAAATATTTTTGTTTTTTCATTTTTCTCCTCTTGCAACTTTTGCAGCCATAATACGCATACCTAGTGCGTTTGTAATACTTGTTTGAATTTCAATTGTTTCAATCTCTTTTGCTATCTGTTCACGTAATTCTTGCTCGTTCACTTATGTTCCTTTCTATGACGGTATAAAGTATCATGTCCAAAAATGCCCCATCGCAACTCTATTTCTTTTTTACAAATGTCACAAATTACAACTCTACCCATATATCAAGTATAGCGAAAAAATAGGCCAAAGTCAATCTTTTAAGTTCGGCGGAAAATAGAAAACTAAAACCAACATATGCCCTAAACAGGGCGGTATGGTTAAGGTTTTCTAACTACACACCAAATACTATTATCTGACATAGTTTGATGAACATCCCAATATAAAGGATCTTTAAAGCTCATCTCACATTTTTTACATTCATTTTTAATCATTTAATTCCTCATTATTATTCATTTCAACGACCCCTTTTGTATCTAAGCATAATTTACATATTTCAAAAAACATTGTTCCTGATGAGTCTATTCTATAGTCATAATCACATTCATGTGGGGTTTTACGCATTTCATTAAATCGTTTCCATGGGTCTTTCATAAATTCATCTAAATCACTCATATATTCATTATCTCACAACATGGGCAGTATTTCAATACAGAAAGGGAGCCTTTTAACCTCATGCTCAGGAGAAGAGGAAATAGCCCCAGAAAGGGAGGGCTAACGTCTCTAGTATCAATTATAGCGCATATATGGGCAGTATGCAAATCAGGGCGGTATATAGAAGTATGCTAAACTTATCCTAGTATGATAACAAACTGTATAACATGTAAAGCTAAATTAATACCTATAATCCATGGACGAGTAGATCCAGAAATATTAGATATGCAGGATAAGGGATTATTGCTGATTAGCCTAGATCAAACAAATACTGCTAATAGTTATTGCCCATTATGCGAAGAAGCATATGGGGATTTTACTGATCTACCCTCGTATTATTCCTCAAATGAGGATTGAGACTCCAATAGTTTATTTATGTTATTTTCCTGATCATGTTTTTCACATACAGGATATAGCTTTTCTTTGACTGCTTTTATATCTATGGACTTAGCGTCACAATAATAACAATAAGACATAAAGGCCAGATTCTTCTGACGAATTTCGTCCAAAGCCTTAATCAGTCTTATATCTTTATACCATTTTGATTCTTGGCTAGGCATTAGATAGACCACCACCCCTGAGAAGATGCTTTACCAGATGATATCCACTCTTTATGTAATTCTGCTTCAAATTTCCAATCAGTTTCATGAGTATCTTTCCCACAATGAGGGCAGATATCTGCATAAACATACTCATAAACATGACGACAATACATATATCTATGATACCAGATATGGTATTCTTGATTTATGATAAAGGTTTTAATATTAGCTGCAGGAAATGGAACCAGGTGGGGAAATTATAGGGGAACCCCCAAGCATCGTTTATTAATTGAAGAAGAAGTATTAATTGAAAGAACTTATAGGCAGTTTTCTAAGTATACAGATAATATTGTTATAGTGTGTAATGATGGAGAAGATACCGTAAATGGGGCTCAAACCTATGTCCCCCCTGTTGATAAAGCATGGAAAGATGTAGCCAAGTTTTGGTCTAGCAGGGATATATGGTCATCAGAGAGAAATATTCTCGTTTTTGCAGATGTATATTTTACAGATGAAGCAGTTGAAACAATAATGAATGATAAATCTGATCTATCATTTTATCTTAGGGATAGGGCTTCAGAGATAACTGGAAAGCCTTGGAAAGAAATATGGGGAATTGGGTTTAATGGAAAGTCTATACCTATACTAGATAATACAATACGCTCTATTATAGAGTCTTCTGATTATTTTAATCTACCTGGTGGTTGGTGTTTATACGAACAGTTAAAAACTAACAAGCATAGCTTTGATGTAGTAAAGATAAATGATTGGACAGAAGACTTTGATCTACCAAGAGATATTGACAATTGGGAAATAAATAGACAAAAATATAGGCAATAATTCATAGTTATCCACAGGTTTATCCACATTTAAATCTTACTGTGGATAATTTTATATTCTATGAATGGAGGAAAGTGGAGGATAGTGGGGAATGGACCACTTTTAAGAGGGGCGTTCGTAATGCTGCAGCGGCAAAACCCCCTTTCCAAATTTTAAAACAGGGAATTTCCCCATATACCACATATCAAATTGTTTGTCAAGTATCCATTTACCCACAATATGAGCAAAACATGTCTCAATATTTGATATAGAAATGTTATAAAAATTGCTCAAAATTGTGGAAAACAATAACAAAATGTTATAAAATATATGGATAATATTTGGAAAATCCAGGAAAAAATTTATAGCTTTCGTAATCTATTTTATCCAGGATATAGTGTTTGTATATAGGGTATTGGTTGTAATCTTTTTTATACCGTCCCGTTTTTTGCGCCCCTTGACAAAACGCCCGTCGTGTGGTAAGATGCCCGTCAAAATGCTGGGCTTAAAAAAGCTCGTTCGTAATCTTATTTTTTCAAAAATGGCGGGGTATATAAAGAATACCAATTACTACTATAAGAAGTATACCTGGTATAAGGATATAGATATGTTTGGATATAGGGTTTGGGGAAAAATATTGTTTGTTCGTAATCTAAAAAAATGGGAAAAATATTCGATGTTCGTAATCTAATAAATTCCTAAAAGGTTTGTCGAAAAATCTTATGGGTTTTGCTTTTTCTCAGCCATATCTAATAAGATATCTAATGTTGTGCCTTCTTTGATTTCTTCTTCTTTAATTTGAAGGGCAGCAATAAATAAATTAAATGTCTCATTGATATATAACTGTCCTGTTTCTGTTACCTCGTTGACTAAACCTTCCCGTAGCATATATGCCATAGGTAATCCAAGATCGTTATATTCAATAAAATCTATAAAAGATTCTTCATCTCTATAGTTCTCCCATAGATCTGATAGAATATTGCATTTTGTTTTATAGTCAAGCATTACTTTCTACCCTCCTCAATTGGGATAACATCAGCTTCTACTATCTGTGCCTCAAAAAACTCAAGTGGAGTTTCATACATTATTTCAGGGTCAAGACTTCTGGCAGCACAAAGAACACGCCAGGCATACTCTAACTGAGATTTACCCATTTCGGTAGGCTCTGCCCAACCAGATGAAATAAATGTAGCAAGGGTTATCCCGTCCTCACACTCTAACCAATACTCAGAAGGCAGGTATTCTACTGCTTCTAAATCTACACCATCATTATAGATTACTGCTAGTATGTCTGCTACCTTACCATAGTCCATTTTGTATCCAACTTTCATGTCGCTTCTTAGGGTTTAGAATAAACTCTTTTTCCTCTTGTGCCGCTTCTATCATAGTGACTAATCTTGTATAAGTCAAATGTGGCAATACTCTAGCAAGCATTACTCCAGTTTGTTCTAGGTCTAAATCTAAGTCTTCTACAATTGTTTTTAGTCTTTTGGCTACTCGCTCTTCGGGGGTAATCCCCTTACTAATCCTGTATGTCATTATTTATACCCTCTCTTATTGTATCAAAGATGTTGGGGGAGCGCAAGCCCACCACAGCCTGCGCTCCACCCTTATTGTCGTGGGAGGACCCCTCGTCCCACGTATACAGTCCGCTCACCACACGGACCCTCAACTAAACCTTTAGGCCTGCATGATAATTAACAAATTCATCAATAGTGTGAATTCCAGTGTCATCTTGAATTGTACTATCTAATAGATTAATTACAATTGGATGGTCCATGAAACCTAGGTCATTAGGATTACATGCATATAGGCCATAACCTGTCTCATCCAAAATACTATGCTGCAGTAAATAACTAACTGCCATTCTTACGTAGTAGGATTGGTCTCCTACCCGTGGTGCTGCATGTCGCAATGCTGCTGCTAGGTCCTCATACATAGAGTCTTCACCCCAATGACTGTATAGTGCTACAGCTTGCTCCTCTGACTGTTTAAATACAAATGTACAACGAGCTCCCATTACTCTTCCCTTTCTATAGTTTGCTCAATGATATCAAAATCTAAGTTTAATGTCAACTGCTCGTACATCATTCCTCTTCCTCTTCTACTTCTTCAATAATACCCTGGTCAAACATCCAATCACGGATAGACTCATATAGGTCCTCTGTTCCGTATTCTAAAGTAAACCCATTCTTATCAGCCTGGGTCCAAAACAGTTCCCACATCTCTTCTTCATCCATGGCTGTGCAGAATTCTTCTTCCTGACCTTCCATGATGTCATGCCATAGTTGACGAGCAACATCCCAGACATATACCCAGACTAGCGGCATTCCAATAGGAAGTTTACTAATTCTGTCAATGATATCTTCAATATCACGATATACATCTAGCATACGTGTTTGTTCTTGTAGATCTAAACTCATTGCCCGTCCCTTTCTGCTATGGCAAATGATAGTTGATATGTTAATGCATATAGGTGTGAAAGAGCGTCACATTGGCCTTCCCAGTATTTACGCTCCATGGATTCTATTGCGTCTGAATAGTCGTTCTCAATCTCAATGCGGCTTGCCTCTTCTAGTTCCCGCTCAGCCTCCAGCATTAATGTTTTGAGATGACCGTGCATGATATCCAATCCAGATATGCCAGCGTCAACAGCCTTCTGCAGATATGGTTCTAACTCATTAATTGCCTGCATGTTCTTCTCCTACCTGTATAAAATGGCGGGTAGAAAGAATCTGTCCTGACATATGATTATATTCATAGTCTAATTCTTTACAGGCTTTAGATTCAGGGTCAAGCAATTCCATTTCTTGGGCTATATTCTCTAAATCTTGTTCTAAACTAATTAGATGTATCTTCATATATTCTAATAAGTAATTAGACATTGATTTCATCCTTTCTGTAATCTGGTACATGTTCCTCGTCCAAGTATATCTTGTGCTCATCACATTCTGCAACACACTCTAGGTCTGCCTCACCTAACCAATGACAAGCACTGCAGATTTCTCCACAATCGTTTTCGCAGTATTCCATTTGGTCTTCTGCATCACAGTCACGGCACTTAGAATCATAATTAGATTCTGCAGTCATTTCTCCATTGACAAACTCATACTCGCCACCCCAACCTGTTTCTTCCTCAAAGGAAAGAGTAACTACACAGTTAGGAACTAGAGCAGACAACTTCTCCATAGCAGGAGCAGGTGGAGACCAAGCGGTATTGAACTTATAAATAACCCACTGGTCTTCTCCTCTATCCATATGTTCTAATAACTCTGTATCAGGATAGTTATCTTCATCTCCTACAGCAACATCCCATTTGGTTCCCCAATTACGGACATTCCATGAATACCAATCATTAGTCTTAAATTTCATTTGTTCTGCAAATGGAATAGTATGGTCAGGCTGACCTAGGTAGACCTCGTTAGAGATACCGTCTTGTACTGGATTATAAATATTCCAAAATGCAAACACAGGATTATTATAGAAATACTCTTTTATTTCCATTTGCTGAGTTTCTGTATTCCATTGGTCATGATGTCTTTGAAAAGGCTCATTTAACTTAGCCTTAATAGAGTCTACTTGTTCTTTCGGTCCTTGAATAGTCAAGGTATTAAAACAATAATTTGGCATTTAGGGTCCTTTCTGTTGGTCGTAATGCAATTATCTCAAAAAATGGGGGTTTTTGTCAAGCGTTCGTAAAGCCTTTTGGGTGTGATTTAGGACACATGCCCCTCAGTCAAAATACCCTTCTGCCCACAAGCCTTGTAAGAAAAACAAGCTTGTTTTAAGTCCTCCTAGATTCCTATCAGAAATTGACGGGGTTTGAGAAGATTCTTCAATCTGAATAACCTCTGCTAGTGAATCCATCATTATGTTTAAATCCTCTAAGTCATAACCCAACATTATGCTTCCTCATCCCATTCTAGATAGTATTGGTCCCCTGGTTTTAAATCATAGAATAGATTAAATCTACCCTTAATGTAATTATCATCAGACATCTCTGCAAATCTAAAATCTGCAAACATCTGCCCTTCATCTAAATTGGAGTTAACCCAGTCTTCAACTAGCATTTCTCCAATCTCATGATAGATAGCATCAATAACCATTTGATTTTCATTTTCTAGAAAACTAGACATTTATTTTTCCTTTCTGTGGTAAATAAAGAATACCAAAAACTGGGGAAAAAAGCAAGTCGTTCGTAATTAAACAATATAAAAAAATATCATGGTTTCGAATTTTTTTAGCAGCTTTTGATCTAAATAAAAAAGTGAGCAGTTTATACTCTTACTCAGGAGTTGCGTATTTATTTACGCTATCGCTAAAACATCTTTTACAACTTTTAGCAAACGATTTTTTTCTGCTGTAATTGTAGCATCAAAACCAGAAGCAGCAGCAAGAATACTTTCGTTATTCCCACCACGAGCAGAGCGGTGCCAATCAAGGCGTTCAGTTAGAGCATTGAAAGCACCCCAAGCGGTATTAGCAATCATACCATTGAATTCGCCTGTGTAAATGTCATTGATAACATCAACCTTGTTTTCCCACTTCTTGATTGCGCCCTTAGCATCTTTTTCAGGCTTAGGGTAAGCAGCAAGAATAATGTCATTGAATTGACCAGCGGTGATTTCTTTTTCAATCATAGCCTTAGCCATAACATCAAAAGCGTCCATGTATTTATTAGCAAGACCTAAAGTCTCACGAGCAATTTGAACCTTACCATTAGCCGTCTGAGTATGACGGATTTTGAAAGATTGCTTGATAGCGTTCTTGCCACGCTTAGAGCCTAAAGCAAGATTGAGAGTGTTAGCGCACACTACACGAACAGGTGTAATGCTTGCTTGAATAGCGATTGAGCCATCATGTGATGTGTTAATGAGCAAATAAGTTTTTACCTTATCTGCAACACCGCTAGGGTCTAGTACTGTCTCACGTTCAAGAGCAAGAGAACCAAATACTACACGACCTCCACGAATAGAGCCAGCAGTTTCCCAACGACCTCCACCGTCAAGAATGTTATCACCAAATGAGAATAAATCCTCATTCTGCAAAACATGGTAACGCTCACCGACAACACCTAAAATGTCTGTCTGGGAATTGTCAGTAGGATTAGTACGAACAACATATTGGTAATTCTTATCTGATGATAAGTGAGATGGAATATTTACGTCTTCAAGACGAACATTCCAATTAGATAGATTAGCAGCAGACAACATTTCTGTTGTTGTTTTTTCTTCTGTGAATACAGTTCCTAAACCATGCCAAGCAGGTTCACGGAATGATGCGAATGAGGCAACGCCATTTTGGGTTTCTAGTTCATGTGCCATTTATTAATATCCTTTCTTGATATGAATCAATCTTAGCAGACAGGACTGACAAAGTCAAATAGGGTTATTAGAAATTGGGAAAAATCGGACACCATCGTAAATGTGATCAAAATCACAGCGGGTCGAAAATTTTTTGAGCCTTTTTCCTACATGCTCAGGTAGTATGGGTTCTTTTAGTCCCCCAATGAACTAGCTCTATAGTATTTCTATGATCGCCCTAATCAGCCTGGCGAAAGCAGTTTAAAGACGTGCTCAGGTCCTTGGATAGCCCCCTATCACAAATCTATTCTGTCAACAGTGGATGATAGATATGTAACACCTTCAGGATATGACACTGAATCAAAATCAATATCATGAATTAAATTAATTGCTGATTCTTCATCACGAGCATTAACTGTAACTGAATATTGAACTGTAACCTCTAATTCAAATTCATTTGTTAACTCAAAACCGCAAATGCTTGCAATCTCTTCTGCAGAACCTTCTGAAATGGTACCGTCGCTTAAGTTTTCTAAGGTCCATTCTTGCATTTCATTACGCATACGGTTACGCTCTGCAGCCTCACCATATGAGCGCTGAGTTACTGTCTGTATGTGCTCTTCAAGTTGCTGAATGCGCTCCTTGTTTTGTACAAGGGTAGTTTCAAGAAACTCTCGTGTCATGTAGTGTGTATTTGTTTCTTCCATTATTCTATATCCTTTCCTAGGGCTTCCATTTCTTTTATTGTTTCTAGCATATCATTTAGTTGGCTTTCAGTCAAGCAAGCATGAGTAACTAGAGTAGCAGTCATAGCAGACAAATGAGCAGAATAAATGTACATCATTCTGATAAACTCATCCTCAGAAACTTCATGTCTGCTTAGATAAATAGAGCGAGCCATGTCCATAACATCCTCGTCGTGAATTGCTTCTTTTGTTGCGTCTTGTATTGCTAATGCGGTTGATATCATTAGGGGCATCCTTTCTTTGGGTATATACCAAGTCTAGCAGAAATATGGAAAAAATACAAATCCCCCGTAAAGCTGCTGTGTGATCTTGGTCACATTTTCTCGAAAATTTTTTGAGCAGTTTTTTATCATGCTCAGGATAATTTTATTAGTAGGTTTTTACCATAGCAAAACGCTGTTGTCCGTTTGCTAAGCGCAACATTACACGAGTTACATTTTTACTTTGTGGAACAAACTTTTCAATTCGTCCTGTAACGCCTGTCTTGCTTGTTGTAAATAAATCACCAATTTGGTAAGTGTATCCGCCTAGTGTCATTTTATTTTCCTTTCTTAGTTGGGGTGTTGAGCAGTTTTATTTCATGCTCAGGAAAGTAATTTTACAAGTATCGGGCGATAGCGTTGTAAGTAGAAGTAGAAACTACTTCCTCATCTGTCATCTTGAGAATACGGATAGCGTTAGATAACTCCTCTTTCATCTCATTGTATGAGTGGCGGTGTAGAACTTCGTAGTCCTTCTCAGGCTCTTTAGGAAAGTCTGTTTCACTAACTGTTAAATCAAAATCAACATTGAGTGTCTTGTTCCATGAGCGATAGTTTGTGCGGAAGTTTTCTGCCTTAGCAAAATTAGCCATAGCGAACTTTGCTACTTCCTTGCGCCACTTCTCCATAGCCTTTTCATGCTTTGCTTCGTTGGCTTCTTGTGAGGCATAGTTCTTTTCTAGTTCTGCTAGACGAGTTTCTAGTGCCTTGATTACCTTTGGTGTTGCGATTTTTACGCTAATTGCTTTCTGTCGTGCCATTTATGTATTACCTTTCTGTTGGTGTTTTGTTGGGGGTATCTAGTCTAACATTTATTAGATAAGAAATCAAATTGAGCAGTTTTAGTAGTCATGCTCAGGACTTTTCCTGTTTTTTGTTAGGAATTAGTTTGCTTTCCAAGTTGTCCAGCGTGTCTGACCTTCTACATCAAGTTTGACACGAACTGTGTTCTTGTCTGTTGGTACGATTTCCTTGATAACGCCTGTGACCTTTGACTTCTGTGAAGTGTAAGTGTCGCCGACCTTGTAAGTTGATACTGATACTGTCATTTGTATTTCTCCTTTGTTGTTGGTTATGGTATTTATTATTTCATTTATTTTTGGCTTTGTCAAGTTATTTTCCCTAAAAATCTCATTATTTGAGATTTGTGAGGTAAATCACTTCCCCCCAGCCATTATTAGTGTTGCTAGCAGGGCTATGCCTAATAGGATTATTAGTTCCACTAGTTTTGCCTTTCTGTTTATCTCTACCGCTTTTTAGCAGAGAATACTATGTCCGCCTTATTATAGACACACAGAGAACATTTTACACAGGCAGAGCCCTCTTTGTCAATTAACGGAATTGCTTTTTTATTTTCAGGGCACTTAGCGCCAGGCTTGCCTATCATTGCCTTTAGATCTGCCTGCCCAATTGCGAAGGTATCGGCAAGGTATGCTAAACGAATTCCCTTATCTTTATTAAGACTAATAGCAACTTCTTTATTCTCACTATCTGTTGAGAAATAGAGAGATAGGTTATCTATATCTTTTAACATATTGGCAGCAGAGGCTACTCGTGTATAAACCCAGAATTGAACATCAGGATTATTTAAGATAACATGCTTCCATGCGAATGCGTACTCGTCACTAAAGAAATCGCCATCCCAGTGAATTCTAAATAACATTGGGGCTTCTCGTTTTTCACAGTCTTTCTTGAAATCATTAATCATGTCTGTAAGTAATGCTTCCATTGTGTCATGGTCTGCGTCTTTTAATAAATTCCAATTGTGTAATAGTGTATCTCTTACACCTTTGTAGACTTTTTCAAGCTTTCCTGCGTAGCATACTTTAGCGCATACAGAGGTCTCACCAGGACATGAGTAAGCCTTGCCGCTAGGTAATCCAAAAGTGTTGGCGATTGTTGGTGTTTTTCCATTTGGTGATACAGCATTAGTAACTTTCCTATCATTAGAGCGTTTTAATTTCATTGGGGCCTCTCTTTACTTTCTAAGTCTAACATTTTTTTGTTACTTTGTCTAGTGTATTTTTTCTTGTTACGTAAAGGGGTAGCGGCATTAGATCTGCGTAGCTCCTGCAGATGACGTAATTGTTCACTAGATTTCTTAAACATAGAATAATCTTATCAGAAATAGGGGAAAAAATCAAATCGGACGTAAAGGGGCAATTCGGACATTTCGGGCCCCTCGAAATTTTTTGCAGCTTTTATTCTAAAATAAATAACTCAAATTGTTCATCATCAAGAATTTCAATTAAATCTTTTTCACCAAATTCATTTTCAATTACAAGTGAAAACCCATCAGAAAGCGGGGCAATTGAAATAACTTTTACAATCTCATCCGCAACACCAATTAGATCATTTACTTCTAATTGGTCTGCGTTGAGAACATCAACCATGCGATAATCCATAGTTTTCATTGTATACCTATTTTATAACTACTTCGCCATTGGCATAGAAAGTTTTTGTATACATTTTACCTGTTGGGTCTGATAGGTTATAAGTAGCATAGTCTTTAGCATTTCCATAGTCTACGCATTTATTCCATGCGTCTACTGCTTCCATCATGTCTGATACTCGCAAGGTGTTTACTAGTTCCCCGTCATACGAGGTAGTAAGTGAGTAAGTGTATTCCATTTTAGTATTCCTCTCGTTCAATAATCCAAGCGTCTAAGTGGTGTGCTTCAATAATAGCCGAAGCGGGGGCGGTAGTCAAACCACGCCATGAGATACCTTCAGGCAACTCAATGTCCAAATTCCATAGTCCTAAATCATTTACTGCATCAATAGCCTCAACACAAGGCTTGACCATAGACTTGGGAACAGGTGGATAATGATTAGCCTGAAGGTGCATACCTATCTGACTTTCAATGTCTAAGACAATACCCAAATCTCCAAGCGTAACTAAATCATTAGCAAAATTACTTCCCATTTTAGTTAGCCTCCTGTGTTGTAAATAGCGTTCCGTTATCCCAAACTACATTTCCATCATAGTCAAAGATTAGTTCGTGAGGATTACACTCCTCACAAGTCTCAAAGTCATAGTCTTCACCATTAGCCCAAAACTGAGAGCCCGTTCCTCCACACTCATCACAATTGTGAATTCTTTCTACTGCGTATTCTATTCTATCCATTTTTCATTTCCTTTCTTTCAATACTGCAAACTTACCATAGTGGTCTGACAAAATCAAACCGACACGCCGTGTTCGGCAAACCAATTTTCACGAGTAGCCACAATGCTGCGACAATTATCACAACAAACAACTCCATGAGGGTTAAGGTCTAAATCATAGACATCTACGAAAGAACCCTTTTCTCCGCATACTGACTTAATTAAAATAAACTCACTCATTAGTTTTCCTTTCATTTAATTACTCTGTAATCCTATCATTTATCACCGACAAAATCAAAACGACACGCCGCTCAAAATTGTGGTAAAAATCACATCGTACGTAAAGCGACACGCCCGACTGCGGGGGTCGAAAATTTTAGTTGAAGCTTCAAGCAGTTTTAAATCATGCTTAGGATCTTTTTTTACTTTTGCTTTTTGCGTTCTCTGTATGCAAATACTAAAATAAGAATAACTGGAAACCACAAAAGAATTTGAACAAGGGAAGTTATAAATCTATTCATGCTAGCATCAATCCTAACTCATCAACACCGCAAGCCTTTTCAAATCTTACTTTATCAAAGTTTTCATTATCGCTTGCAAAGTATTGACAAAACTCCTCAACCAAATCCTCAAAAACTGCTGGATGAATTTCATCAGAAAAACCCTTTAGAATGTTTGAAGTTTTTACATAGTCTTTTCGTGTCATCATTAGTTGTTTTCTCCTAACAAAATAAACGCATGGCTTCCGCCTGCATTGACTCGGTCTAGTTCTGCTTGAACCTCATCTAGGGTGTATTCTTTTTCAATAGTTAGCAAATCTGAAACTGCGTCAATGTTCATGCTTTCAAATACGCCTGCTGGCAATTGCTGAATGCGTGAAAGGAATGGAGAGTTAGAATAAACTCTTGAAACAAAGTTGATTCCCTTAGCGGTGAATGGGAAGTCTGTGTAAGTAGTGTTAGTCATTTTTAGTTTTCTGCTTTCTTTAGTAGGTGTGAATTATTTAATGGGCGAGAGTTACTATGAAACATAGCGTTGATTTTTTCTTTATTAGCCTCACGCTGTTTTGCGTATTGGGCTTGTTGATACTGTCTAAATTCCTCTAGTGTCATTTAGTTTTCCTTTCTTAGTTTTCTGTTGATACTGCGAGAGTGCGATAAGCATAACCGCCATTTTGATTTCTAACCTCTACGAGATACGCCTCTGCGTTCTCATACCATACAGGGGAAGGGTGTTTTTCTGCTGAAACAATTTCACCCGTTAAGGTTTTTGAGCGATAAGTTTTTCCTACGAGTAGGCTTTCTATTGTGTAGATGTTTGCTGACATTAGTTGTCACCTTTCTTTAGTTTGTTACTCTGTAAGTCTAGCATTTTTGGCTGACAAAATCAAATCTAAATTCGGACATTTAGGACATTTTGAATGTGAATTGCGTCACACCTTTTTTGCTATTTATTTAATTGTATAGGTAGAATACTACACGAGAAACCCCAAAAAGTCAAGGCGACACGCCGATGAGATATTGTGATTTGCCCCACATTTTGTCGAAAATTTTTGCGGTGTTTTATTTCCGCAAAAACTTATTTATTGAACAGCATCTAAAACTTCAAATGCTTCAAACTTTTCTAAATCAGATTCAGGGAGCTTCTCCATTATTCTGTTTAGTGCAAAGATTGCTTGCAGATCTGTTTCTGCATCAGTAACGAAACTAATTAGTACATTTTTTTTCATTTAGTGTACACTCCTTTCTTGATTAGGTTATCTAACCTTGTTGCTAATTCATCTTGAGGTTCATCAAGATAGTTTTCTAATTCTAGGTTTCTAACTTTATCCATTAGATTACTCCCAACTTCTAGTAGTAGCGTACACCATGCGCTTGCTAGGTGTGTAGTTTTCTAACTCTGTTAGAGAAACTTCTAGGATAGTACCTTTCTGAGATACTAGGTCTAAGTAGTCATTAGCGTATTGTTCGCTAGGTACTGTTATAGATACATTACCAAACTCTTTTGATAGAGGGTAGTTAGGATTAGAGTTATACTCTACTTTATACTTTAGTGAGAACATTTGGTTCTCCTTTCTTTTTTATCTTTATACTATGTATCCTAACATAGACCACTGACAAATTAGCCCGTTTCTCGGGAGTGTCGCAAAACTATTTTTGTGATAAGGGTCACATGACTTATCCACATCACCCCTGTGGATAACTTTTTTCGACAAAACGACACGCCCGACTGCGGGGGGAGATTATGTGGTCTAAATCACATGCGACACGCCGTGTTAGGACTTGACTTTTGGCGGGGTATGTGTTAGGATACTCCTATCAAAATTAAATAGTGACAAAAAAGGTATGAGCCTTAGCAAATAAATGTGATGCAAATCACAGTGAGCCTAAGCAAATAAGACCCCAATTTGTCAGTCCCCTAGTATAGGATAGTCCTATACAAACTAAAGAAAGGTAGCCCATTAAATGGATACACTAAACAGAATACGTCAAGAACAACAGGCTCGCTATGCAATAGAGCATGAGAAGGCTATGGCTAAGTCACCATGGATTAGAGAAAGTGTGAAAGCGTTTCGCAACGCTACACCAGAACAACTAGCACAGATAGAGGCTATCGTTGCTAAGAGAGCGGGTAAGTAAATGAGCGCAATGTACGCACACACATGCGAGACATGTGGAGACACAGGAATTATTTTATTTGATGAACACGAAACAAGAATAGACCCTTGCAAGTGTGTATGAGTGAGGAACTAGAAAGGCGCAGGGCTTGGCTAAAGTCAGGCGGTACTATAAACAATTATCCACGAGACCATTACAAGAAAGAAGAAACAAATGAAACTAAAGATAACTAGCATGAACGGCAAAGAGTTTAACATGGATTTGCCAACAAAAGAAAACGTTTATTATTTTATGGAGATGTATAAGAAATCTCTCAAGAAAAATCAACGTGTAAAAATCACTTGTGATTTGCTTGGCATTGACGGCTATTTACAGGGCACCGCTCCCCTCAGATAACTGGGGGCGGTAGTGATCAGAATAAATGGTGGCACCAGTGGTGTGCTCACTATTTATTTTTGATTATTTTTTAAATTATATGTATCATACATCTTAGAAAAATTTTCAGATTTTCGTAAAAGTGAAATTATGCTATACTTTTAAAGGGTAAATATGACAAAAGAAATTGAATTTGTAGCTTTAAGCGAATATCACTATGAGGTCGCTCCAAGACCAGTTCCAACATCGCAATACCTACCTTCCTGGTGGAAGAATGCAGATCCTTATGCAAGAATGCCTGAAAACCCCGACGGCAAGAAGATAGTTATACGTAATCAAGAGTCTAATGCAACTTTTAAAAAATGCACACCAATGCTAGATCTATTAACATCTGGATATATAATTCCTCTATGGGCGGGGGTAACAGTTGAAAATACAGAAGGAAACTTGTCAATAAATTGGAGAGTAAATAAACCAGTATTTGATTTACATGGAAACCAAGATATAGACATTCCTGACGGATATTCATTTCAACAATTTAAATATCTAAATCCATGGATACCACAACTTCCAAAAGGATACTCTTTATTAGTAATTCCACCTGTAGGATATCCAAACTCACCTTTTAGGTGTATGTCTGCAATAATTGATTATGATTCAACAAAACATCCACTTTCTCCACCTGTATTTGTAAAAGAAGGGTTTGAGGGTGTGGTAGAACAAGGGACACCAATGATACAGCTGATCCCATTTAAACGTGATGACTGGGAATCTTCTTTTTCATTTTTAAAAGAAGGCGAGCTGCCTATAATTATTGACAAGTATGTTAAAGGAACACTAGTTAATAATTATGTAAAAAAGTTTTGGACAAAAAAACACTTTAAATAAAAGTAGATAGATTATAGTTTTTATATTTATTAATTATATATTCTGAAAAATAACTTTGTGGATCCGTATCGCTTAACGACAGCAATTCTCTAATCTTATGTAAGTTTTCGTAAAGTCCTGCACTAGAGTCATCATAAACTTCTAAGGTTTTTATATTATTAAAATCATGATTAAATTTTTCAATTTCTAAAAAATCATATAAACCATCAATAACTTTTTCGGGGGTATTAACTAAATCATGGTAATCAACCACATAAAACACACCAGCATTTTCTGGGTCATTTATTGAATTAATTGCACTAAATGCATTATTCATAACTCCTTCATTTGACATTATAAAATCTGCTAAATTATCGTTTTCTGATAAATAGTTTTTATATATATAGTTAGAGCTATGCATTGAATCAAGATAAACATCACGCCCAGTCTTAATTAAAGATGCAATCACTTCAAGCGTTGGCCTAGTAGTATAAATTATTTTAGGTGTAGGCGTTATATATTTTTTTATTAAAGATAAATTTGGCGGGGTAGCCCAACCCTTTTCTCTATCAATTATTATTGGTTTATCTATATCTTTATAATATACATCCATAACTGATCTAGCAAAGTTGTCAAGCTGGCTTTTATCTTTGTTCATTTTATAATGTTGTGAATTTTTGATAAGGTGCGTTTGCCAAAGTATTTCTGAAACAACACTAATCGGGCTGCTATATATATTAGGATTTTGATTTAATATACTAGACAACAAAGTATTACCTGAACGAAACAAGCCAGCTAAGAAGAAATATTGTTTACCCACATATAGATTATACATCATATGATATAATTTTTTGAAGGGTACTATGATAAATAAAAATAAAAAAGTTCCAGACAATACTATAGCTTTGATACCAAATCAAGGTGATAATGTTGACTATAGCGATATTATCTTTAAACCAGACAAGAAAAGATCTTGGTTTACACCACACTTCTATAGATGTCTTCCTTTAACTATAGCAAATCAATACGGTTTTCTGGTTGCAGTCGATTACGATTTTTCTGTAACATGGAATGGTGGGGACTCAATAGAAGATTTAGTCATAGAAAGAGATGGATATAGCGACAACAGCAAGATAAGTGTTGATTCTCATTTTGGAAGCGGTATATTTACAGTAGGCCTACCATTTGTCTTAAGAACACCTCCTGGTATCAATCTAATGACAATAAATCCACCAAACTATATAATTCCAAATTCAACGGTAATGTCTGGATCAATAGAAACAGATAACCTAAGACATAACTTTACTATTAATATAAAGGTACAGATACCAGACCTAACTGTTAAATATAAAAAGGGTGCACCGATTGCTGCGATAATGCCTGTTCAAAGATATTTTCCAGATAGCTTTGATTTAAAAAATGCTAGTGATATTTTTGATAAAAACACGGTTGATGAGGAAAAACAGTCTATAAAAGACTTTAGTAATTTTAGAAAAGATGTAGAGCCAACATTAAAAAATCATGTAAATCGCTTTTATTTTTTAGGCAAGGATGTGTATGGAAATGACTTTCCAGATCATCAGAAACCATAAATATGATATAATTTTAAAAAAGGAGAATATATGTTTATTATGAGACGAGTAGCGCATGTACTATTTGAAGAGTCTTTAATTGACTCTGCAAACTATGCAAAAGAAAAAATGCCAAGAGCCATAATAATGTTTGATGAAAGCAAGCAAAGAATGTGGGACTATTCACTAGAGATAATTTCTAAAGAAGGACACATTGCAGAATTTGGCGTATGGCAAGGAAACTCTGTTAACTATATTTCAAAGAAGGTCCCAGATAAAACTGTATACGCCTTTGATTCAATGGAAGGTTTAAAAGTAGACTGGGAAGGTTATGAATGGCAGGCAGGATCATTTGCGGTAGATAAAATTGAACACCTAGAGCCAAATGTAACTTTTGTAAAAGGATGGTTTGATGAATCTCTTCCTGGATGGCTAGAAGAAAATCCAGGGGAATTTGCATATCTACATATAGATTCTGATACCTATGAATCAACAAGTGCTATTCTTAATGCATCAGGGCCAGAGCGAATTAATTCTGGAACTGTTATTTTATTTGGTGAATATTTCGGGTATCCAAATTGGAGAGAACATCAATTTAAAGCATGGAAAGAGTTTGTTCAAGAACATAATATTGAATATAAGTATATGGGATTGAATAGACAGCAAGTACTTGTAAAAGTCTTGTAATCACCATTTACCGATAGGACATTTGGCATCCTGCAAAGATGTCTTAAGCTTCATGAAACATCCGCATTTGCGGCATGTATTGGTTTTAGGACGATATGCAGGACATGCCTTACAAATGTCTAAACGGTATTCAGCCAATTCTTCTGAGCTTCTAGGTTTATTAGGATTTAATAAATCCCATGGTTTTACATCATCTGACATATATATGATTATAGCCTATAAGAAGATATTAACTAATATCCAGACATAGTGAATGTTTCATTCATGTATTGTCTATAGAGGGGTTTATATCTCTATTTTCGGCGTCGCTTTATACCGTCGTATTTTCTGTTATAATACCTATATGACAGCACATAAAATTGTGACATTAACTACATCATCTCCTGTTCTTTTGAGCCCGCCAGGAACTCACTCAGGCGTGGATCTTACTATGCAAAATGTAAATTCCGAAGGATATATCTATATTGGCGGCGAGAATTTAACATCCTCAAATTATGGATTTAGAATTGACCCAAGCCATGCAATTTCAATTGAACTAAATGGAAAAGATTCTATGTATGCTATTTCAAGTACGAATGGGCTTAACGTAGCAGTACTTAGTACAGCGCTTGAACAAGGATCATAATGGCACGTTTCTATACACCACCAGACGCTGCTTCAATACCAGGTCCGACTGGCCCACAAGGTCCTCAAGGAGAAACTGGTCCGCAAGGTCCACAAGGTAATCCAGGAACAGCTGGAGGATTTGGATCTTATGGATCTTGGTATGATACAGGAGATCAAATAGCAGCAATTGCTTCAGTTGGTCAAGCAGTTTTAATTAGACAACAAGATATTGTTAGTGGTTTTTCTAGAAGTGGTAATACAAGAATAGTTGCAGCAAATGCTGGAATATATAATCTTGCATTTTCTCTTCAGTTACATAATCGTGGCGGTGGTGGAAATGGAACAACTGCTGAAATTTGGCTTACAAAAAATGGAATAGCAGTTCCAGATACTAATACACGTGTGGCGGTTAATACTAATAGTCCATATATTGTTGCTGCATGGAACTTTTTTCAACAAATGAATGTTGGAGATTATTTAGAATTATATTGGGCTACCGATAATTTAAATATTGTAGTGGAGTATAATACTGGGTCTATGGGTGGACCAGCAATTCCTTCGGCCATTGTTACAATTAACCAAGTTGGCTAATATTTTGTTTCAAATAATGATATAATTTGTTTTATGTCAGCACAAGATTGGGCAGGATTTGTTTTAACGATTATATCCATACTTGGAGCTGTCGGAGTTATAGGGAGATGGATAGTGATAAAATACGTTGAACAAATTATTTCTGAATTAAAGCCAAATAGTGGATCTTCAATGAAAGATCAAGTAACACGGCTTGAAGATAAAATGGATAAAATGTTTGATATGATGATTACCCATCTAGAAAATCATAATAAGTAATTTTTATTATTTACTATATATAATATATAAAAGATATTAAATTTATTAAGATATTCTTTTCTTTTATATATATTTAAAGTATACACGTGTTCTCTGGCTTTTTCAACTTTATACCGCTTTTACTTTATAACTCTTTTATAACTTTTAATAACACTGTCTGGTTTGATATAAAATGTCCGTTTTTTAATAAACAAATGTTATAATCTATATGCTGACCCGCTAGGTTGCTCTCTACCCACCCCCACTGCCCCTAGCGGGTTCAGCCTTATTTAATGGTATAATTTCATTATGTGCACCCCAACAATCGAAAAACATGGAGCAAGTCCAGCTTACATTCAATGGACTGTTGTACGTGGCGATGACGCTACTTTAAAGATAGAATTTTTTGAAGATGATGAGTCTACATATTTTGATACCGATGGTTGGGGATATACCGCAACATCATACGATGCTAACGGACAGGTCTTAGACGATCTACCAGTAGTATCTGGAGATGGGTATGCTGAAATACAAATTCCCTCAACAATAACTGAATACTGGGGAAGCAAATATACAACAGTTGTTGCAGAGCTACCTTTTGATTTACAGGTAGTGATACCAGGAGCTACAGTTAGTGGAGCTACTGAGCCAAGTACAACTTGGACACCAGTTATAGGAACTATCTGCGTTCTTGGTGATGTTACTCCAGGAGGCAGCCTATAATGCCAGTAGTCAAAGTTACAGTAGTTAAAGATAAATTTCCACCAGTTATTAAAATAAATAATAAAGTATTTAAAGTTAAAAAGTAGTAGGAGTCTGTATGGCTAAAAGCATGGACTTTCCAAATGCCGCTTCAAAAAAGAAAAAATATTCAGACAACGTAGATAATTCGCTTATTGTTGATCCTGCAATGTATATCGCAGTTCCTGGACCACAGGGAGAGCCTGGACCAAAAGGACCAAAAGGAGATTCTGGACCACAGGGGCAACAAGGTGCAAAAGGTGATCCAGGCCCAGCTGGTAGAGACGGTATTAATGGAAAAGATGGCAAAAATATACTATCTCCTTCAGAACAAAATATAGGATGGGCAAGATACGATAATCTAGAAAGAAAAGATATTAGATCTGGCGCAGATAGAGGAAATGATGGATGGGTAAGATTTGGGGTAGATAATAAAGGATCTTTTACTAATGAACTTTATTTGCCAAAAGAATCAGTATCTTTGTGGAGTAGTGAAATACAAAAGATAAACTTTAAAACATTAAAAATAGGTTCAATTGTAACAATTCGTTATGATATAGAATTAGAGACTTTTACTAATAATACTGAGGTTTGGTTTAGAACACACCTATCTGGAGCAGATGACCATCCAACAACATATGTGGGTTCTTTAAAATATCAATTCGTATATGACTTATCTATGGAGCATACTATTTTTGTGGAAAACAAGGGCATCCAGGCAGCTGGCGGTATGCCACAACTAAGAACTGATCATGACGCTATATTTAGAGTAAAATCAATATATATATCAGTTTCATAATGGTATAATAAAGCAGGAGGAATAATGGCATTTCCAGGTACATATAATTTTAGTTATTATCGTGGTGACACGTATCAATTTAAAATCCGTCCAAAAAATTCTGATGGTAGTGTTTTTGATTTAGAAGATTATGAAAATAATGCTCTTTTTACAGTAGCAACTTCACGTGGTGACGGGGCCACACAGGTAGATTGTGATGCTGTTGTAAATATAGGAGAAAATGTTGTAACTTGTACTATACAGCCTTCAGAGGGATTACTTTTAAATGCTGGAACGTCATATGTTTATGATATTCAAATAGATAATGGAGCAGGTGTTGTGTATACCTTGCTTACTGGAACAATATCTGTAACAGACCACGTAAGCGGAGCCACTCCAGCATGACAACTGAAGTTGTAATATCTACTGATGACTTAACAGTTCTTGCTCCTCCAGATACAATAGAGCTTTTGCTAGATTACGGTCCAACTGGACAAAGAGGAAGCAAGATATTTTCTGGAATTGGAGAGCCAGCAGACTTTACTTCTGGAGGTCAAATTTTTGGACAAGATTTATACATAAATGATTACTATATAAATGCAGCACCTGGATCAGACTACTCTTACTTATATCAATATAGAACTGGTGCAGGCGGTAGCTCAAATGCTTGGTTTAAATTAATAAAAATAAATCCTACCATATATTCAGATATACACGACGTATATTTTACTGATGGGGATGGAACTATAGAAATTCCTATTTCTAACATTACATCTATTCCAGCTGCATCACTTGTGGCTTCAAACTTTTCTATACAATATAGCTTGGTAAACAATAATCCAATTGCATCTTCAATTTCATCTGTAGCCATATCTGGCACAGACTTAGTTATTAATTTTAAGGCAGCAGAATACTCTGGATCTTCTTGGTCAAACCTTGATAGCGGTGTTTCCCCAATACCGTTTTCTGCTCATACATTTATAACGATTGTGCTATAATAACAAAGGTGATATGCAATGGCTTCTGAATCTATCGGTTTTCTTTACCCCACTGAAATACCTGGGTACGCAGACTCAGCAGACATTCAGGCAGCCTTCAAACTTTATCATTATGGATCTCTTGCTTATGATCCAGAAAATGAAGACCCAGCAGAATTAATAAATCCGTCTATTGCCTATACATTAAATGATTTACAAGATCAAATAACAAATTTAGACCCTTCAGGATCAATTTCTAAAGCTATCATTGATGCTAAAGGTGATTTAATAGTTGGACTTTCATCCGATAACCCATCTAAACTTTCCGTTGGAAGTAATAATTTCGTTCTTACAGCAGATAATTCACAAACTCTTGGAATTAAATGGAGTGCTCTTCCAACAGCGTCTACAACAGGGGCAGGTATTGTTCAGCTTAACGATACATATGCTAGCACATCAACCGTATTAGCTCCAACAGCAAATGCTTTAAAAACTGGATTAGACACAAAAGAAGATAAAGCTTTAACAATAAATGATCAGTCTGGAACTTCATATACTTTAGTTGCTACAGATGCTAATAGCAAACTTGTTAGATTTACCAATAGTTCATCAATATCTGTTACAGTGCCAGACTCTACCTTTACTGCTGGACAACAAATTAATATCGCACAGTCTGGATCAGGTCAGGTATCTGTTGTTGGCGCTTCTGGGGTTACTGTAAATGCTACACCATCTTTAAATTTAAGAACACAATATTCAGCAGCTACCCTAGTTTGTATAACACCAACATCATTTATTTTGTACGGCGACCTAGCCTTCTAATAAAATACATGATATAATATTCACAAAGGAGACATATATGCCTATTATCGGAATTACTGGATCGCAAAATACCAAAAACTTTTTGCAGCCACAGCCACCAACAATTGGTACAGCAACAGATGCAGGAACAGGTCGTTCCTATAATAATGGTGCTGCCACTGTAACATTTACACCAAGTGCATCAGGTGCACCCGCTACATCTTACACAGTAACATCCTCTCCAGGAGGATACACGGCAACTGGGGCATCTTCTCCTTTAACAGTTACAGGTCTACAGTCTGCAACAGCATACACCTTTACTGTAACTGGTACAAATGCTGCTGGAACTGGAAACCCTTCTGCAGCATCTAATAGCATTACTGCTACAACTATTCCACAAGCACCAACAATTGGTTCTGCAACAAAAACTGGTGTAAATACTGCAACAGTAGGATATACTGCAAATGCAACTGGCGGATCTGCCATTACAGCATTTACAGCCACATCATCACCATCTGGTGGTAGTGGATCAGGTTTATCAAGTCCAATATCTGTAAGCGGTCTTACTGGAGCAACTTCATATACATTTACAGTTACAGCAACAAATGCTAATGGAACATCACCTGCTTCATCAGCATCTAATTCAATTACAACAGATACACCACAATATGGATCTGCTATCACATATAACTCATCTACAACACACACAGTAAGTTCTGGTAAAACACAGATTGCTGCTATATTAGTTGCTGGTGGAACCAATGGCCAAGGAGCTCAAGGCTATGGTGGACCATGGGGACAATGGGCACCTGGGTACGGTGGACGAGGAGGAGCTGGTGGTAGTGCATGTGCATTTAAAGACTATCCAGTATCTGGCGGACAAAATTTAACAATCACTGTTGGAAGTAATGGCGGAGCCTCATCTATTTCTGGTATTGCAAATTCATCTTCTGGTCCAGCAAATTCTTCTGTTGGAGGTGGTGGCTCTGGAGCAAATAATAACACTACTTCAAACGGATCTGCAGGTCAAACTGGTGGAGCCGCAACATCAATAACTTTAAGCGGAACAAATCTACCTGGAACAGTTACATATGGTGGTGGAGGTGGATCTGGTGGAAATGGTTGGAATCACTGGAGCTTTTATCCATATGCTGGAGGAGGAAGCGGTGGTTCTGGTGGTGGTGGAGGATCACCAAGCGGTGGTAGCGGTGGTAGAGGAAGCGACAGTGAATCTAACAACGGAAGCTCTGGAAATTCAGGAGGCTCACCAGGAGGTGGCGGAGGAGGAGCTGGTGGATTTGGCTGCAACTATTATGGAAGCAAATATTTTGGACCATACGGAGCTGGATCTGGCGGTACTGGACGAGTTGTTATTTATGAAAAGTAAAGGATAATAAAAATGGCTGAAACAGTTTATGCTTTTATAAAAGATGGTATAGTAAAAAACATTCTTGTGTTTGAAGATCCATCCGAATCATTTTTAGATCACGTTAAAGAGCTTCAAGAATCAGATTTATATGTTTTAGTTGAAGATAGATTTAATCATCATGTTATGGTTGATGCATCTTATGATGGTTCAGTATTTAAATCTCCAAAACCATTTGAATCCTGGGTTTGGGGAGAATTTCCAAACGGTGCAACTGGTTGGATGCCACCAATTGCCCCACCAACAGATGATCCACAAGCAAATATTAGATTTGTATGGGACGAAACAACAATCTCTTGGATTGCAGTTCAAATTTAATATTTAACAATAATATTTTTTTTGGGGGGTAGAATGAAAAAAATAAATTTTGTACATGTTGATGGCAATAACCATGTCAATCCACCAGAACCAGCTAGTAAAAATATACCAGAATGGTATAAAAAAACTCAAGCATATGTAGAAGATGCAAAAATTGAAGATGCAACAGTACATAATGAAACTACTGCAACAATAAAACGTTGTATGCCAGTATTTGATGCAATATCTTCTGGCTATATGTTAAAAACACCAACAGATTTTTATATAGTACAAAAAGAAAATGAAGATACTGGAGAAATAGCTCCACACTACTACTGGCCTTCTGGACCTGGAATTGAAATACATCCAAGAGGTCAGGCAGAAGTTTATCCATTGCATCTAGGGTCAAAAGCTGGTATTCCAAAATTTGTAAACGATTGGATAATAGAAACCCCGCCAGGGTATTCTTGTCTTTTTATACCACCAATACACCATGATCTACCATTTACTGTATTTTCTGGCGTAGTAGATACCGACAAATATCACGGACCAATAAATTTTCCCTTTATGTTAAAAGATATTAATTATGAAGGAACAATACCAGCAGGAACTCCAATGGTTCAAGTCATTCCATTTAAAAGAGATAGCTGGACAATGAATACAGAAAATAATGAAAAAACAATTATTAAAGCTAAAAAAGATTTAAGTCTTTTAAGATCAGTATTTTATAGTTCTTATAAAAAATTTTTTAGACAGTCTAAGGTCTATAAATAAAAAATCCCTCCCATGTTTCAGGGAGGGATCTTTATAGCTAAATAGCTAGTTTGGAAATTTATTTAGCCATTTGTAATGAGCACCTTTATTATAAGATGACCATGAACTCCAATCAATACCACCTTTTGTCATATGATAGACAATTTCAGCGTTTTTGACAGGGCTAAATAACTCAGCATTAAGATCTAGCTCAAATTTATCTCGTCTGTCTGGACCAAGTGTGCCAAGCATATTGATCTGAAAGATTCCAAATGAGGAGTCTCCAGTATTGGTGTTTCCATTAAAAGCAAATGGACGACCATTGGATTCAGCCTTTGCAACTGCCCAAGCAGTTCTAAGACCTTTTCCTTTGAACCCTACTGCCTTAAGTAATTCAACCAACTGGCTGTCAGTCAAACTTGTCGCATTTTCATACTTAGTAAGTATTTTGTTATTTTTATCCTCAGATAGCACAAAAGCCACCTCTAGGGTGGCAAGGTTAGATACTTCCTGTTTAGATAAATTATTTTTAGCAGCATGTGACGGTATAGCACCTAAAATAGATACTAACAGAAACGCACCACTAATTACCCCTACCAGCATTTTATTGTTTATCAAGTTTTTCCTCCTAAAATGCATATGGCACCTTAACAGTGCCATAGCACTAGTATAACATAAATATTACTCACTAGTCAAGTTAGTTTTAATGCTATAATATATTAATCATGGCAGCAGAGACACCAGTATTTGATTTACCTTACCCACTTCCAACAGATAATGTTGACGTAGCTGGAGATTTTGCAGCACTTGCACAAAGATTAGATTTAGTTTTACAGACAATTGCAATTCAAGATACAGAAGTTAGAAATAATAGCGGAGTAACAATCAATAAAGGCGATCCAGTTTATGTAACTGGATTTTCTACAAAAACAACAGTTGCAAAATGTGAAGCAACAGATCTAACAACATTCCCAGTTGTTGGTTTAGCGTTGTCAAATATTACAAATGGTAGCGATGGAGAGATTTTAGTTTCTGGTGTATTTAACAATATTGATACATCATCATTTGCAGCTGGAGATATTTTATATGTTGGGAATTCTGGCGGACTTACTAACAATGCCGCTTTAGGCTCTGGTGCTATTGGAATTGTTTTATCATCAAATGCATCAACTGGATCTTTATTATTTAGAAGTCCAAAAGGCAACGGTACTTGGGGATCATTGAAAGCAGGTTTAGCATAATGGCAACATACAGAGGAAGCGGACAAAATCAGTACGATATTGGTTCAGCACCACCACAAGTAAAATGGACAATTGTTAATGGAGATACATCTTCATTTCGTGTTTATGTAACTGATGATAATCGTCAACCATTAAATATTCCAGATTGGACAATTGTTATGGATATAGCAAGACCAAATCCTCCAGTAGTACCTGGAAAAATTACAGATGATGCAACAGTTATTTTGACTTTGACACCAGCAGCAGATGCTGATGATGGTCCAGGAGAATTTACTGTATTTTTAAGTGCATCAGATTCTGAACTTCTTCAAACCAATGATATTTTTGATATTGAGCTATCTCTTCCAAGTGATGAAATTGTTTGGACAGTAGCACAAGGGTATATCGTTGTGCTTGAGGATGTTACTCCATAATGGCTTCTTCAAAAATATTAAACAATCCATTTGTATTAACAAAAAATATAGAGTTAGAAGGTTTTAACTCAACAATACTTGGTCCTTCAAAATTATCAGTAATTGAAGAGGTTTTGCCATTTAGAGTTAGATTTACTGCAATACAAGTTCCTGGAGTTAGTCCATCTAATGTACCGCCCATTCCTTTACAAGTTATTGGTTTTTCTAACTATATTCTTTAACAAAAATATGTTATAATTTACTCATGGCCCGTATATCAATTGCATCCGTAAAATCTAAGTATGAGACTGGTGATCGTCCGTCTCAAGAAGATTACGCAGACCTTATTGATACCACTGCAGCGCAAGCGTTAGACCTTGGTACATTTGGTAATAATGAAAATACAATTACAGGAATTGAAAATGCAACTGTAATTGATAACTTTACCGCAGCAAGCTGGAGAATGGTAAAGTACTTAATTGGAATTTCTAAAACAAGTGCGGGAGATAATTTATTCTACGCAACAGAATTGACCATACTAATTGATAATGAAGATGTATCAGTCACAGAGTATGGAACAATAGACAACGATGGGAATATTGGCACCGTTAGCGTCTCTAAAGCAGGTGGAACGGTTAACATAACTGTAACACCGCAAGTGGGTATTACGCCTATAACTGTACGTTTTGCACGTATGGGACTCAAGGCTTAATTTAACTTAGGAGATAAAAAATGGCAACAGTCACAAAAGACTTTAAGGTAAAGAATGGTCTGATTGTTGAAGGTTCTACAGGTACCATCAATAATTATGACATTCTTACAAAGAGCGAAGCAGATCAAACTTATATCATTGGTTTGATTGGCGGAGCAGCGACACCTTCTAACACACCAAACACAGTTGTACTACGTGATGCTTCAGGAAACTTTGCTGCAGGAACAATAACTGCTTCATTGTCTGGTAACGTAACTGGTGATTTAACTGGTAACGTAACAGGAAACGTTTCAGGTAACGTTACAGGTGATGTTACTGGCAACGTAACTGGTACAGTATCAGATATTTCAAATCATGACACTGATGATTTGGCAGAAGGTACAACAAACAAGTACTTCTCAGACACACTTGCTCGTGGAGCAGTATCTGCAGGAGACGGACTTGATTATAATTCAACAAGCGGAGCTTTTTCTGCTGACCTAGGCACTGGTCTTCATATTGAAGCTGGTGCAATAGCAATTGATAGCTCAGTATTAACTGACACAGGAAATCAAACAGTTTCTAATAAAACACTTGGAACTGATCTTAATGCAGGTGGATTTAGAGTTACAAATCTAGATACACCAAGTGCTGCAGATGATGCAGCAACAAAGGCATATGTTGATTCTGTAGCTGAAGGCTTGAACATTCACGCTTCATCAAAGGCTGCTACTACAGCAAATATTGATTTAGCAACTGGTGGCTTGCTAATGATTGATGGATACCAGACAGTTGCGGGAGACCGTATCCTTGTTAAGGATCAGTCAACTACTTCACAGAATGGTATTTACGTTGCAGCTGTTGGAGCATGGTCACGTGCTTCAGACTTTGATACACCAACAGAAGTTGTACCTGGAGACTTCACATTCGTAGAAGGCGGTTCAACATACGGAGATACTGGATGGGTACAGACACAGGTAGTAACTACAATTGGATCTTCTCCAATTCTATTTACACAGTTCTCAGGTGCTGGCACATATCAGGCAGGAACAAACCTTGATCTTACTGGAAATACATTTGCACTACAAGATAATATTACTTTATCTACTGTTACAGCAGACCTTACAGGTAACGTAACAGGAAATGTTAACGGCGACGTAACTGGAAACCTTTCTGGTAACGTAACTGGCGACGTAACTGGAAATGTATCTGGTAACGTAACTGGTGATCTTACAGGCAACGTGTCTGGCAACGTAACTGGCGACGTAACTGGAAATCTAACTGGAAATGTTACTGGAAATGTTACTGGTGATCTTACTGGAAACGTTTCAGGAAACGTAACTGGAGATGTAACAGGTAATGTTACTGGTACAGTGTCAAGCCTTGCAAATCACAACACAACAGCTCTTGCTGAAGGAACAAATCTTTACTTTACAGATGCTCGTGCAGTATCTGCTCTTGAGGCAGTAGTTCCAAACTTTACAGAAGTAGATATTAACAATGTTGTAACACATGTTGCAGCAACTTCAACAGTTGCTACAGCGAGCACAGTTACAGCATATGATTTTGCACATGCAACATATCGTTCTGCAAAGTTTATCATAAAGGCTCAAACAGCTTCTCACACAGAAGTATCTGAGATTCTTTTGACTCTTGATGCTTCAAATAACGTAGCAATTACAGAATATGCAATGGTTGGCACAAATGGAAATCTATTTGATGTTACTGCAGATGTTTCTGGTGCAGACGTAAGAATAAGAGTAACAACAATTAACAACAACACAGATGTTGCTGTTGTTGGAACTTTAATTAAGTAATAAAAGTTAAGGAGTAAGGGATGGCAACAACAGACAAAGACTTCAAGGTAAAGAACGGCCTTAGTGTAACTTTGGGCGGTACTTTTGGAGGCACAGTTACTGTTGCCACCCCTACTCTTGGAACACATGCAACTACAAAAGATTACGTAGATGACTTATTTGATACAGTAATAGTTCCAGTAGAATCTTCTGCTCCACTTAGTGCTACTAATGGAGAACTATATTTTGATTCAGTAGAACAAAGACTGTTTGTTTACTATAACTCTACATGGAATCCAATTGCATTTGTTATAGATACAACAGACTTACCACAACACATTCACGATACTGCTATCGATGGAACTGGTCTTGTGGTTAGTATTTTCAAAGACGCTGGACTGGTAACAGAATCAGCTGGTGATTTTGAAGATGCAGGATCCTACAATACGAACTCCTGGGTTTACCTCTGGGATGGCGGAATTGCAACAGATAACTTTAACTAATTATCTGTTATAATATGAACATAGATTGCTAACGGAGGAATATCAATGGCAACAAGAATGCAACAGCGCAGAGGTACTGCCAGCCAATGGACCACTGCGAATCCTGTTCTCAATGCTGGTGAAATTGGCTGGGAATCAGATACAAACAAACTTAAAATTGGCGACGGTACAAATACTTGGTCTAGCCTAGATTATTTTATTGATGAGACAGCACTTGATACAACTCTTGGTGATTATGTAGAAACAGCTGATCTTGCTGTAGCCAATGGTGTAGCAACACTTGATGGTAGCGGAAAGCTTACATCTTCTCAGATTCCAGATCTTGGTGAAATTACTGCAGACGAGATGAACGATGTTCTTGTAGGCGGGACTGGTGTAACAAAAGTTTACGATGATCCAAATAGCACAATTACATTGTCAATTGGTCAGGCTGTAGCAACAACAGATAATGTTACTTTTGGAACAGTTACTGCAAATCTTACAGGTAACGTAACAGGAAATGTCACAGGTAACGTAACAGGAAATGTCAGCGGTAATGCTGGCACAGTAACAAATGGAGTTTATACAACAGGATCCACTATGACTGGATACCTAACTCTTCATGCAGACCCATCAGACGCTCTGCAGGCAGCAACAAAACAATATGTTGATGCAGTTGCAGAAGGACTTCATATTCACCCATCAGCTGTAGCAGCAACAACTGCAAATATTACACTTGCAACTGATGTTGAAAATGGAGATATTCTTGACGGTGTTACTTTAGCTACTGGAAACAGAATTCTTGTAAAGAATCAAACAACACAGTCTCAAAATGGTATTTATGTTGTAGCAGCTTCTGGAGCACCTTCTCGTGCAACAGATTTTGATACCCCAGCAGAAATTGATGGCGGAGACTTTGTATTCGTAACTGGCGGTACTGTAAATGATAATACTGGCTGGGTACAAACAAACACAGTAGGTACTGTAGGAACTGACCCAATAGCATTTAGTCAATTCTCTGGAGCTGGAACATATACCGCTGGTAATGGACTTACACTAACTGGAACATCATTTAGTATAAACACAGGAGTAACAGCTGATCTTTCTACAGCACAAACTTTAACAAATAAAACACTTACAAGCCCTACAATTACAACACCAACTCTAACACTTTCTACATCATCTTCAACTACAGAAGGTGTAATTGCATGGGATTCAACACTTGATAAGATTCTTGTCGGTGATGGATCTACTGCTCGTGAATTTGCATCATCTACATTGAAAACAAATGCTCAAACAGCATCTTATACATTGGTTTTAGCTGATAAAGATAAGGTTGTTGAAATGAACGTAGCTTCAGCAAATAACCTAACAGTTCCTTTAAATTCTTCTGTAGCGTATCCAGTAGGAACACAGATAAACTTAGTACAAACTGGGGCTGGACAAACTACAGTGGTAGCAACTGGTGGAGTAACAATAAATACTGCTACTACATTAAAGCTAAGAACTCAGTGGTCAACTGCAACTCTTATTAAGAGAAATACTGACACATGGGTACTTCTTGGAGACCTAGCAACATCTTAGTACTTTAATAAAACAAAAGTACTCAACCTAAACTAAAGGTTGAATAAGTTAAAACCCCTTGAAATATAGGGGTTTTTCTTATTGTAAATTTTGTGATATACTTACAGTACTTTGTGATTAACAAAGTTCTATTAATATTTTAGTGAGAGGTTTTAATTTTAAATGTCAGATGTATTTTCTTTTAGGTTATTGGATGAATTTGTAAACAAGTATAAAGAGGTTGAACCTCCTTTTGGATTTACCGACGCAGGTGGCAATTCTTTAGGTGAGATCACTTTTATTCGTACTTATTCAAGAATCAAAGAAAATGGAATGAAAGAACGCTGGCATGAGGTTTGTAAGCGTGTAATTGAGGGTATGTATTCAGTGCAAAAAAACCATGCCAAAGAAAATCGTCTTCCATGGAATGACAATAAGGCACAAAAATCTGCTCAAGAAGCTTATGACCGTATGTTTAATCTTAAGTGGACTCCACCAGGACGTGGGCTATGGGCTTTTGGCACCCCTATGACAATGGAAAGACGCAATTCTGCAGCTTTACAGAACTGCGCCATGGTTTCTACTAGGGACATAGATAGAAACGACCCTGGAGCCCTTTTTGCCTGGGTTATGGATGCCCTAATGCTTGGAGTAGGAGTAGGGTTTGACACTCTTGGACAAGAAAAGGGTATGGAAATATACTCTAACACTAAAGAAGAAATAACATACGTTATACCTGATACAAGAGAAGGATGGGTAGAGTCTGTAAGACTATTACTTAATTCATATTTGAAACAAGGTCAGGCTAAGATTAATTTTGATTATTCTGAGATTAGACCATTAGGAGCACCAATTAAAGGTTTTGGCGGAACAGCATCTGGCCCAGCTCCTTTGATTAAATTACATGATACTTTGCGTACTGTAATTGGAGACAGATCAGGACAGACTCTTGATTCTCGTGCAATTGTAGATGTTGTAAATCTTATTGGAACTTGTGTTGTTGCTGGAAATGTTCGTCGCTCTGCTACTTTAGCGTTGGGAGCTCCAGAAGATAAAAACTTTATTAATTTAAAAAATGCAGAAGTTTTTCCAGATAGAAATTCTTTTGATCCAGAAAATCCAGGATGGGCATGGATGAGTAATAATTCTATTTCTGCTTCAGTTGGAACTAAGTATGAAGATTATGTTGATTTAATTGCAGATAATGGAGAGCCAGGATTTATTTGGTTAGATGTTGCTAGAAACTTTGGTCGTCTTGCAGATCCTGCAGATGGTAAAGACTATCGTGTGATGGGATTTAATCCATGTGCCGAACAACCATTAGAGAGTTATGAGCTCTGTACTTTAGTTGAAGTACATTTAAATCGTCATGAATCTAAAGAAGACTTTTTGCGTACTCTAAAGTTTGCATATTTGTATGGAAAGACAGTTACACTTGTGCCTACACATTGGCAGATTACAAATGGCATTATGCAGCGCAATCGTCGCATAGGAACATCCCTCACTGGCATTGCATCCTTTGCTGATCAAAAGGGTTTGCCAGCAGTTCGTGAATGGATGGATGAGGGATATAAGACAATTCGTAAATATGATCACTCATATTCTGAATGGTTGTGTGTTCGTGAATCAATTCGTGTAACAACGGTTAAGCCATCAGGTTCAGTATCACTACTATCTGGAGCAACTCCAGGTGTTCACTGGGGGCCAGGAGGAAACTTTTTCCTTCGTGCAATTCGTTTTGGCAATCAAGATCCTATGATCAGTTTGTTTAAAGCAGCGGGATATAAAATGGAAGCAGATTTAGTATCTGCAAATACAACTGTTGTATATTTCCCAGTACATTCTGGACATCCACGCTCTGAAAAAGATGTAACATTATTTGAAAAGATTGCACTTGCTGCAACAACTCAAAAATATTGGTCAGATAATGGTGTTTCAGTTACTCTTTCATTTGATAAAGAAACAGAAACAAAGCATGTAGCTCCAGCACTTCATATGTATGAGGGTCAGCTAAAAGCAGTATCCTTCTTGCCAATGGGTAATAAAACATACCCTCAGCAACCATATACCCAGATTACTAAGGATGAATATAACGCATATATTGGACAGATTAAAAAGATTAATTGGTCTGCTATTTATGATGGGGTAGACAATTTAGAAGCTGAAGGCGAAGCATACTGCACTACAGATACATGTATGATAAAAATATCCTAACTGCTATAATTGGGGTAGGAGAAAATAATGACTACCCCATCTAATCTATATGCAGAGAAAGTATATTCAGAGCAACCGTTAGCTCTTTGGGCTTTAGACGACAAATCTGATTATATTTCTTTGATATCAGAATTACAAAGAAATATACAAGATGAGTGGATAGCAACAGGCTGTACTGTTACAACAAGCACATCTAGCTTGAATCAACCGTTTTTAACTAGCTACATGGCTATGATAGAAGGCGATGTTCCTGCTGGAAATATTAAAACAGTTTCTTTGGTAAGCGACAATATAATAAATTTTTCTAACCTAAGTCAAGAATTAAAAACATTTAGTGTTGGATCATATTTCTATTCTGATAGCGCATACCTTTCTTCTGTTTCTATAGGATATGAATACACAGATACAACAACATCGCAAATAATTCAAAATCTTAAAACCTTTAATACTTCTGTTTTTCAGTTTTGGTCATTTGTTTCTGAAACATTTACAATACCAGAAGAAAATACCGACTTAAGGCTTGTTATACAATTTACTTATACAGATGGCGGAGCATCATCGTCAGACTATGTTTTTTATTTAAACGGAATAACTCTTGGACAGTGGTCTGAAGATTTTAATGCTTACTCTCTTGGTGTGACACCAATTTCTTTGCCTTCTAATATTGCACTATCAACTAGTCAGTGCATACCGTCAGACCCTTATGGTCTTGGTGGAGATGTTGGATATTATCTTGTTGATAGCAATAGTCTTAAAGCAAGAAATACAGGATTACCGATGGTATACGGTGGATCCAATATTACAAGACTAAGGCCAAATAGTGAAAATTTACAAGAGCCTTCGCTAATAGTTCCAGGTTATGGATTTTTAAATAAAGATGGTCAGTATAAAGAATATACTGTTGAGTTTTGGATTAGAATTAATTCTAGTGCATATGAAGCAAGAAAAATATTTGGTCCAATAGGATCTTCCGATGGATTATACGTAGAGTCTGGATTTTTAACATTAGTTATTGGAAAACAATTTTCTTCATACTTTGTTGGTGAATGGTTTAGACCAATGCTGATTCATGTCAGAGTTATTCGTAACTCTGCCACCGTTCTTCTTAATGGTGAAGAAATAATCAACCTAAATATTATGACATCAAGCTTGACTTTGCCAGAAAAACTAAATGAATACGGAGACGACCAGGACTGGCTTGGATTTTATTCATACCAAGACATTACTCCAATAGAAATTGATTGTATTGCAATTTATCCGTATTCAGTTGCTAACAATGTGGCAAAAAGAAGATGGGTATACGGGCAAGGAGTTCTTTCTCCAGAAGGAATTAACTCTGGGTACGGAGGAACATCAGCTTTTATAGATTATCCATTTTCTGATTACACAAATAATTATATTTATCCAGATATTGGAACATGGGAACAAGGAACCTTTGATAATTTAAATGCAACTGGTTTATTTTTATCAACACCACAATACTCTTTGCCAGATATAGTTTTAAATACAAAAACATTAGATGATTTGTATGAAGATAACTTATTAGAGCAAAACTCTTTAGATTACAGGTTTATTACATTTAGGCCTAATAGCTCTTGGAATTCAGATAATTGTTATTTTAATTTTAATAAGTTTAACATTTTAGGTTCACCTATATCTGCACTCTATGGAGTATTTTCATCAGATAATTTATTAACAACAGAGATATTGTTTAAAATATATAGCTCTATAACAGGAAACTATTTTATTATATACAAAGATTTAGACGAGATAGTTTATTCTATAAATTATAATGGAAATAATCAAGAAATCTATAGAACAGATATTATAGTTGAAGATGAAAAGTTTGCTGTAGGAGTTAATGTTTCCACAATTTCACAAAAATTTGGTGGATATGTTTCTGCATTTTTTGGAAATCAAAACGGATTAAATATTTATATTGCTGGCGATAATATTGGAGACAGGCAATTTACTGGAAAAATATACTCTGTTGGATTATGTACATCATACAACTATGATAAGATAAAAAATAATTTTGATTCTGATGGATTTGTTATTTTGGATAGCTACCTAGCAACTGGTAGTGAAGAATCATTAAATGCAATAGAGTTATTACAGCACACTGCTAGCTATACATTGTTGCCAACAGAAGCCTATGGAACATACTTTTTAGACATAGGCGTGGCTGGATCATGGGAAGACTATTTGCCACTTTCATATTTTGGCCAGTATGTGACAAACGATGTTGGAAACACATATTATGATTTAGATTTTTTGCAGTTTAATATTAACTATCCAAAACCAGCTTCAGTTTCTGAAGTAGAGCAAACAACTACATGGACGTATAATGAATTAAAAGCAGAATATTCTTCTAGTCCAGTTAAACCATACGCAGATTTAGATAATAAGCTTTTAACTGGCTGGGACGATTATCAAGACATGAGTGAAAATGCTATTAGTTTTTATCAATACGACACACAAGATGCATCAATACGTAGCTATATAAGCATTCAGTATATTAAAGATGGAGCAAATGCTCCAGAGTCTTATTTTGCAAATATAGAGCCAGCATCGCTATCTTCTGTTATCAATGTATCAGATTTTCCAAATTGGGAATCAACAAAGTTTGAGGTTGTTGATAACACAATAATTTATCCAGGCGTGGGTATTGATTTTAACAAGATGGCATTGGTGTATCATCTAGATTTTAATATTCGTGGAATTTTAAGTAAACCTATAAATCTTAAAAAACTAGAGATAACATCTCAAGCATTAAGTAATAGCTCCGCTACTCCAGTTGGCACAAGATTTGGATCTAATTTATTTCCCTACACAAGGTCTGGATTTTATTATGACTATAAAGCAAAAAATCCATTTAGTATTTATAAAGGAAGCACCCCATACCTATATCTAACTAGAACATCTGGTATAGAGGTAAGAGGAGATTATAGTCCACTTATAGATCGTGGAATATCAATGCCCATTAATTCAAATTTATCAAACAACTATAGAATAAGCGCTATCCAACTATGGATGAGGTGTGATAATGATGAATTTCCAGGTGACTCTGTTAAATTATTTGAAATAGATTATAAAGGCGACACTATTGAGTTTTATATGCAGCCAAACAGTGATTCAGCAGACAGAGCAACAGTATATGCAATTAATAAGTCAACTGGATTACCATCAAATGGAATATCGTATTATTGGAATGGGGCAATAGTTCGTGAGCCAGTAATTACAGTAAAAGAGTGGGGAGTTCTTGGAGTAGCGTTTTCAACATCTCTCGTGTTTGACTCATATCTTGGATCACTTAATCTTAATGGCCCTATAGTATTTAATAATATTGCGTATTATCAAGCCAATAGCTTGCAGCAGGTTCAAAGTACAATAAATAGACCATGGGCTAGAGTAAAAGAAGATGGTTTATCTCAATATGAGTGGGTATATTGGCTAAATAACTATACATGGGAAGGTGTTTTAATAATATCTGCCTCAGAGCTATATGGTGTAAATCCGTCCGACGTATATAAATCTTATGTTGGAACAAACAAAATAATAATTGATGATGACGAGGGACTTATGGTAGATGCAGATAAAATAAAGGTATATAGTCAAACAACTTGGACTATAAGGGTGGGTACACCAGTATAGTCTGGTATACTTTAGTACATGAATCCTTTAATTAGTCAAAAAACTGGTAAACCACTTGTCAAAAATGTGCGTCGTCAGGTAATTGAAAAAAAATATAACTGGGGTCTATATGTTTATAAGAAATCAGATGGAAAATGGTTCACTGATGGAGAAGGTAGCGTACTAAATATTGAATCTGTACGTGGAGATATAGCACAGATTACCAAACTTAAGAATGCAGCAAAGTATTATGGTGATGATGGTGAAGGAGAGGCAGTATTTATTCCTGGCCTAACAAGAATTTCAGAAGAAGAGCATTCTGAGCAGTTAGATAGAATGAAGCAAGGGCTTATTCCATCTATGAACGATCTTGGAGCTTGGAAGGCTGCACAAGATACATTAAATAAACATGGAAGAGATGCGTACGAGAATGAGTGAAGATTTTGAATATATTCAAGCAAGTTTAAATACAGAGTATCATGATGAAAATACTTTTAAAGAAAAAGATCCATTTTTAAAGTCCTGGGATCAATTAAAAGATCTTTCTGGAATAGATACAAACTTTAAGCGTAGGACAACAAGAAATATTTCAAAATATGTTCCTCCATCAGATGTCTACAGCCCAAGATATCCAGCAGTAGAGCCAACTCCAAGATATTTAGAAAATGCTGGAGCATTTCAAAGCGGTCAAGACGGAGCTCAGTCAAAACAGATAAATCCTGGAACGGTATATAGAAATGGATACGGTCTATTTGACGTAATTACACCACCGTATAACACATATGAATTAGCAAGCTATTATGATACTTCTTTTGCTAATCATGCTGCTATTGATGCTAAAGTGGAAAACGTTGTAGGACTTGGATATAAATTTGATTTAACAGATCGTACAATGCTTAGATTTGAAATGAATGATGATGCAGAACAAGTAGATCGTGCTCGTCGCCGTATTGAAAGAATGAAGTTAGAGGTTCGTGATTGGCTAGAATCTCTTAATGATGAAGACACATTTCAGCAAACAATGGAAAAGTTTTATACCGACGTACAGGCAACTGGAAATGGATTCCTTGAAATTGGTAGAACGGTAACTGGAGAAATTGGATATGTTGGGCATATACCAGCAACAACAATTCGTGTTCGACGTTTACGTGACGGATATGTACAAATTATTGGACAGAAGTTAGTATATTTTAGAAATTTTGGAGCTACAAACAATAACCCACTTACATCCGATCCAAGACCAAATGAAATCTTGCATTTTAAGCAGTATTCTCCATTAAATACATATTACGGTGTTCCAGATGTTTTGTCTGCAATTTCTGCTTTAATAGGAGACTCTTTAGCAGCACAATACAATATTGATTATTTCCAAAATAAAGCGGTGCCAAGATATATAATTACTGTTAAAGGTGCAAAGCTATCTGCTGATGCAGAAGACAAGATGTTTAGGTTTATGCAGACTAGCTTAAAGGGTCAGAATCATAGAACCCTCTATATACCTCTTCCTGGAGACACTGATAATAATAAAGTTGATTTCAATATGCAGCCTATTGAAAGTGGCGTTCAAGAAGGATCGTTTGAAAAATATCGTAAACAAAACCGTGATGAGATTTTAATAGCCCATCAAGTCCCTATTTCCAAACTAGGTGGATCTGATTCTGCTGCTATTGCTGCAGCTCTTTCTCAAGACAGAACATTTAAAGAGCAGGTATCTCGCCCAGCTCAACGTCATTTAGAGAAAATTGTAAATAAGATTATTAAAGAAAAGACTGATATTTTAGAGTTAAAGTTTAATGAATTGACTCTAACAGATGAAATTGCACAGTCTCAGATTATTGAGCGCTATGTAAAAACCCAGGTTATCACCCCTAATGAGGCTCGTGAAATGCTTAATATGTCACAACGCCCAGATGGTGATAGCCCTTTTATAATGTCTCCACGACAAGCCACTGATGCCAGAGCAAACTTAGCTGGCACCAGAGAAAGAGACGCAGAGAGAACAAATAATGCTTCAGATTCCCCTACTACTATTTCTGGAAGAAATCCACAAGGTGAGGGAAGATCATCTCAATAGTTGAGAAACTATTATAAACAAATGATATAATAATACTGCCATGACTATAAATAAAGCACACTGGATTACTGATGGTGACAACGTTCGCTTCTCTATGCCAATTGGCAAGGTAGATCAAGAACGCCGCATTGTTTCTGGCTTTGCTACTTTAGATAATGTAGATAAGCAGGGTGACATTGTTACCACAGAAGCAAGTATAGAGGCATTTAAAAAATTCCGTGGAAATCTTCGTGAAATGCATCAGCCTAGCGCTGTAGGAAAGGTTGTTTCTTTTAAAGAAGATCGTTATTTTGACCCAAAAGATAAAAAGTTTTATAGTGGTGTATACGTCTCTGCATATGTTTCAAAAGGTGCACAAGATACTTGGGAAAAAGTTCTTGACGGCACACTAACTGGTTTTTCTATCGGTGGCAATATAACAAAAACTGAAGATATGTACGATGAAAAAGTTGATAAATCAGTGCGTATAATTAAAGAATACGACTTACATGAACTTTCTCTTGTAGACAATCCAGCAAATCAATTTGCTAATGTTATCTCAATTGAAAAGGGTCAGCTTGGTGGATATCTTGCAAAAGCTGTAGTTGATACAGTTTATTGGTGCGGTACGGATGACATTGTTCGTTTATCAAAAGATGCAGATGAAAGTTGTCCATCTTGTAATTCTTCTATGAAGAATATTGGATTTGTTGAAGATCAAGAAGATATAAAAACAGTAAAGTTCTTAGTTGATAGTGCAAAAGGCATTAGAACAATTAAGATGACAAAGGAGGAAAATCCTATGACAGAAGAAACCACAATCGTAGATAATGTAGAGATTGCAAAGTCTGACGAAGTTGTTGAAAATGTTGAGGTTGCTCCAGAGGCTCCAGCAGACGCTGTAGCAGATGTTCCAGCAGAAGTTCCTGCGGAAGAAGCACCTGCAGCAGAGCCAGCGGTAGAGGCAGCACCAGAAGTAGATGCACCATTTGCAGATGCTCCAGTTGCTGAAGAAGCAGCAGAAAAGTCAGTAGATGCAGTTGTTGATGCAACAGCAGAGATTGCAAAGTCTGTTGCCGATATTAATAATTCTCTAACTAATGCCTTGAGCAATCTTGCAGAAACAGTTAAGGCTATGCAAGCCAATGTTGATGCAATAACAAAGTCCCTTGAAACCGTTACAGGTGAAGTAAAGTCTGTAGCAAGTGAGGTTAGCCAAGTAAAGGGTTCTTTTAATGAGTTTGGAAAGCGAGTTGATCTTGTAGAAAAAGATACAGCTTTCCGCAAGTCTGGCGATCTAGGCGAGATCGTGCAGGAGTTTTCAGAAACGAGAACTCAAAAATCCCTATGGGGCGGCCGTTTCCTCACAAATGCCGACCTATTTAAATAAGGTAATATTCACTAGGAGGTGAACAATATGTCGGAACAAGAAATCGTAAAAAATTATCCAGGTGCTCCAACCGTAGCACACCAACACGCAGGTGATGGTGCTTTTGCTTCAGGTGATATCGGAGGTGCTACGGCTACAAGCCCTACATCAAATGATATTGGTGCAAACCTAGGTAACATTGCAACCCCTGCATGGGGTACAACCGCAGGACCAAACGCAGTTAATCCAACTGGTACTCCAGGCGGTATACTACTTCCAGAGCAGGCTCGCCGCTTCATCGACTATGTGTGGGATGCAACAGTTCTCGCCAAAGATGGTCGTAGAGTTACTATGCGAGCAAATACAATGGAACTTGAAAAAGTTAACGTTGGTGAGCGTGTAATCCGTGCTGCTGCACAGGCAAGCAACGACTACACAAACGCAGGTGCAACATTCTCAAAGGTTGAATTGACTACAAAGAAGATTCGTCTTGACTGGGAAGTTTCAACTGAAGCACTTGAAGACAATATTGAAGGAGGTGCGTTGGAAGATCATCTAGTTCGCTTGATGACCAATGCATTTGCTAATGATATTGAAGACCTAGCTATTAATGGCGATGGTACAACTTCACCATTCCTTTCAATTATGGAAGGTTTCGTTAACAAGGTTACAACTGGATCAGATGCTCACGAAGCACTTGTTACAGTAAGCGATGACAACTGGACAACAGAAGTAATGCAGGATATTATCCTTGCAATGCCACGTAAGTATCGTGCACTAAAGCAGAACCTAAAGTTCTATGCTGGTACAGATGCATTCCAGGGTATCGTTAAGAACAACGGTACACTTGCTGACGCTATTGCTGAAGCATTTGCACCACGTACTGGTGGTACAGAGCGCAATCGTCAGTCATATCTTGATGGCGTTGGTCAGACATTCGGTGGAGCACGTACAACTCGTGTTCTCGGAATTGATGTACAAGAAGTTCCTTATTACCCAGCAGATTATGTCGATTTGACATTCCCTGCAAACCGTGTATGGGGCTTCCAGCGTGATATCACTGTAAACCGTGAATACAAGCCAAAGAAGGATACAATTGAATACACAGTATTCGTCCGCTTTGGTATTCAGTGGGAAGAACTTGATGCAGTTGCTTATGCAGATGCAGCAGTTGACCCAACCGCATAGTTTGTAAAAACTATTTTGTAGGGAGGGCAGCGTAAAACCTGCCCTCCTTACGCATTAGGAGACAATATGTCATATCCAGGAAATCCAGTAGTAGACCATCAGCATAGTGGTGACGGTACAATAGCTGCTGGTGGAATAGGAACAGTTATTAGTGGTCCTAATGGAATTATTACAGAAAGATTTGCTATGGGATGTATTCCTACAGCAAATTTTGGAGAAAATATAATTATGAGTGGAACTCCAGCAGGAGTTAGAAAGCCACAAAGTTTGTACAAATAATGTAATTCTGATATAATAGCAGTGGAGGAAAAAATGACAACAACATTAGAAGCAGTAGAAGAATTTAAGAAAAAGACAGTTCCACAATTAAGAGCATATGCTAAAAAGAATCATATTGATCTTGTCGGTGCAAATACTAAGGTAGAGATATTAGAAGCAATACTTCCTTTTGTACCTACAGAAGAAAAAACAAAAGCAAAAAAGGAACAAGAGTCTCCAAAAAAGAAAGTAGCTTTGTTTTCAGCAAAGAATCTTCATTGGAGTGGCGTGGGAAGCCTTGAAAAGGGGTATAACATTGTCACAAAGGAGGAGTCTGTAAAGTGGCTTAAGCAAAAAGGTGTCCGTGAGGCATCTCCAGCTGAAGTAGCTAAACATTACGGCAAAATATAATGCAGGTTTTGCGCTTACCACCATATCCGCTTTCAATTACCTATGATGTGCCACAGGCAAATAGTGACTATATCCTTGTTATTCAAGATAGTTCTAGAAACGTTGTAGAGGTAGAAGAAAACTTAACATCTAACTCAGACTCTAAGATAGAGTATACATTGCCTTCATTATTTAATACATATGATGAATCATACTATTTAGCAATTTACGATGATGTTGATGGTGAGCAGTCAGAAATAGTTGTAGAGGACAATCTTGAGATTATGAGGCCATATGTTGACCCATACTCTCTTGGAACTACTGCAACAGAAAAAAATGAATATGTTCAACTAGAAGGTTTAGCAAGAGCAATAATAGATGCCATGGTTCCTGGCGGTTTTTATTTTGAAAGATCATGGTATGAAACAATAGGAAACAATACTGACTTTATGCCAGTATGGGATAGAACATACAAAATTTTAAAGGCATATGAAAATAACTCACTTGTTTGGGATTATAGTCAAGATCCACAAGCTATAGGTCAATGGAATTATTTGCTTACTAAAGATAAAACATCTATCATTAAAGACTGGGTGCAGCAAGATGATTCATATATAAGAATGACTGGAAACCCCAAGGGAGTTCCTTTGGCATACTCAGATTCTTTGTATTTATATGATACAGAAGACAGCCCAAACACTTTGGCAGTTGCTCCAGGAGTTACATTTCCAATGGGATGGAACTATTTATTCTCACTAGAAACTGGGTATAAGGTAGTTCCGTACGATATTAAAGATGCAGTTATGATGTTAATTGAAGATCTAAAATGTGGAAAGCTTGATTATCACAAGAGATATGTATCTAAATATTCAACAGATCAATTTAGAATTGAATTTGAAAAAGAATCTTTTGGCGGTACTGGAAATCTTGTTGTAGATAAAATTTTAGAAAAGTATATAACAAACTTCGGTACACCTGGAGTACTATAATGGTAATCTGTGAAGACACAGACTTTATGTATCCACTTAAAGCAGATGTATACTATCCAATAGTAGAGCAACAGGCATATGGAAACCTAAAAAAGACTTGGGTTTTAGACAGAACTTTTGCTTGTGATTTTTCTGTAGCTGGGACTGCATGGGCAGAAGATGTAAAACCAAATGTAAAAATTAATCAAGAATCATCACTAATAGGAAGATCAAGATTGGATATTAGAATTTCTTCCCACGAATCAAAGGAAGCAATAACTAATATAATTATTACTAATATTAGAACTAAAAATGATAGCCCAATTTATTTAGAAACAGCAGGCCCAAGAGCTGGAAAGTCTACTATATTTGAAATAGCAACACAAGAGCCAGTAGTTGGTCCATTTGGATCAATAGAATACTATAAGTTAATCGTTCGTAGATCAGAGAATCAGGCCAGCGACCTATGATTAAAATGTCTATCAGTAGCAAGCAATTTCAAAAAGAAATGAACAATATTATAGAATATTCTTATGGGTTCATTGATGGAGTAAAAGCTGGAAAATCTGTGTTTTTAAACAATATTGGCGGTATGGTAAAAGAGGTTCTTGAAGAATATATAGACGCTAATGCAAGAATGAACCCAAATGCTCTTCACCATATTTATGAATGGGATAGAGTAGGAAACTCTGGATCTAGATTATTTGATATTCAATACACAGTAAGCAATCTTGGACTATCTTTTATATCTACTTTTAAACAATCAACATCTATCAAAAATGGATCTAATGTTCCATTTTATGATAAGGCTAGAATTATGGAGCAGGGAATTCCAGTTGTTATTCGACCATCTAAGTCAGATGTACTTGTATTTGAGGAAAATGGAGAAACGGTATTTACAAAAAATCCAGTGTACGTAGACAATCCTGGAGGAATACAAACACAAGGATCATTTGAAGATGTTTTTGATAGTTTCTTTAGTAAATATTTTACACAAGCATTTTTAAGATCAACTGGCGTATATGATTATTTAAACAATCCTATACTATATAAGAAGAATCTGCGGTCTGCAAAAAAGGGCGGTAGATCAAAGGGCATTGAAACAGGTTTTAGATGGATAGCAAATGCAGGAGTTAATAGATAATGGCAGATACAACATCTCTGAATACACCAGTACTATGGGTTAACAAATATTTACAGGCAAAGCTTGCTACTACTGTTGGAATTGGTGTACCGCTTTTTCCATCTGTTCCATCGTCAATTGATGATTTAACAGAAAACTTTGTTTTGATTAATCCAGATACACTTACTCCATCACAGGTTCAACAATACGGCTTTGAGGGTGTAATGGCTACTTGGGATAGAATGTTTAGAATGAGAAGAAAGCCATTTCCTCATATTAAGTGTGAACAAATCCTATATTACTTTTATGCAACAGAAGAAAATGCAGTCCCAAATATGATTCAGGTACTTGAAGAGGTTCTTAGACTGCTAGATCGTGGAGATGAGTCTGCCGAAGAGGTAAACGACTGGTGTTCTAATAGACAAATTAGACTTAATGAAAATGAAAACCCAATAAATAATATGTTTTACTTTCATAATTTCAAGGTATATCAGCTAGAAGAGGTAAGAGATATTATTGACTTTGGAACAGCCAGAACCTATGCTGGAAATAAAGTCATTATTGATTTTGACTATCATCAAATGCCAGGGCTTACAAATAATGAATGGGCACCAGAGCCTAAGCCTGCTAATAAAATTATTATATAAAACAATGTTATAATTAAGGAGAGGAAACCCGCCAAAAACTTCATATAGATTCTATTGAAAGTAGAGGTGAAAAAATGGCATATACTCGTGGTACGTCGACCAACATTATCGTTGGTGCTGCTGCACTTTTCGTAGCAGATACAACCCTTACTCCAGGTACACTGGAGCCGTTCGTAAGTTCTGAGTCTTTTAAGGATACCCTTTCTGATGATGCAGCTTATACAAACGTAGGTTATACCATGAACGGTCTTGAATTGCAGTTCCAACCAGACTTCGGTGAAGTACAGGTTGACCAGATTCTTGACGTTGCTAAACTATACAAGCAGGGTATGCAAGTAAATCTTGCTACTGCTTTTGCTGAAGCTACACTTGAGAACCTTCTATTGGCTCTTGCTTTTAGCTCAGATGAACTTACAGGAACAAAGTCATCTTCTAATGGACAAACACTTAATCTCTCCGCAGGAGATATTGGTGAGTGCCCAGTAGAGCGTGGTATTGTTGCTGTTGGACCTGGAACTGGAGACTGCGAAGACTCCGCATATGTTGAGCGTGTTTATTCAGCATACCGTGCACTCTCAATTGAGAATGTGACTGTATCTGCAAAGCGTGACGAAGCATCAATGTTCGAGGTTTCATTCCGTCTTCTTCCAGAAGACACATCTGGGTCATATGGTAAGATCGTAGATCGTACTTGGGCTCCAGCATCATAATCTAATTTTAGATTAATAACAAGCCCATCCCTTCGGGGGTGGGCTTTGTTGTTATGATAGAATAGATAAAATGGCAACACAGGTATATAACTATGATTATATTTATTTAATTGATGGAACTGAGATAGAAATATCACCATTAAAAATTAAATATCTTAGACGCTTTATGGAATTTTTTAATCAAATAAAAAATGCCGAAAATGAGATAGAAAGTCTGTCCTGGCTTTCTTTATGTGGCATTGTTGCCTGCCAACAGTTTTATCCACAAATAAAAACTATAGATGATTTAGAAGAGCTAATTGATCTTCCAAATTTATACAAATTAGTAAATACCTCTGGAACATTAAAAATAGAACAAGACTCTGACAAAACATTAAAAGAGCAGGCTATTAACAAAGAAGCATCTGGACAAACATGGGATGATTTAGACTTAGCACGGCTAGAGTCAGAAATATTTTTGCTTGGTATTTGGAAAGATTATGAAGAATTAGAAAAAAATATATCAATGCCAGAGCTACTTGCTACGCTTTCATCTTTGAGAGATTTAGATTATCAAGAAAAAAAATTTTTAGCAGCAATTCAAGGTGTGGACTTAGATAAAGAGTCTGGGAAAGAACGTGGTCAAAAAGAATGGGAAGACCTAAAAGCCAGGGTATTTAGCAAGGGTCAGACTACAGATAGTAATGATGTATTAGCTTTGCAAGGACAAAATGCTAAAAAAGCAGGATTTGGAATTGGAATGGGTCTTGAATATGAGGATGCAAGAGACCCAGGCCTTATGAAAAATTAGCCTATTCGTGCTATAATTAACATACTTATATATAAGGAGGATCAATGGCTACAACCGTGCATGAGGAAAAAATAATTACCCTTATTGACGGAACCAAAATCAAGGTAAGACCACTGAAAATCTCTCTTCTTCGTCAGTTTATGAAGAAGTTTGAAGGTCTTGGTGCAGTTCAAAATGACAATGATAAGTCTATGACACTGCTAATGGAATGTGTACAGATTGCAATGCAACAGTACAAGCCAGATTTGGGGGATGACACAGATAAGCTTGAGGAAGTTATTGACTTACCAACAGTTTATCAAATTATAGAAGCAGCTTCTGGAATTAACCTTTCAGACTCAGCTCTTCTAGCTTTGGCATCAGAGCAGTAATAAGTTAATATAGGAGTAACGGTTAATGGCAGGAGATGTTAATAGCAATATTTTTATTAATATTGATACAACTCAGGCTATGGCACAACTTCGTGCCCTTGAGAAAGAATTAACTGCCCTTAACCGTGCTCTTGTAGTTGGAACAAAAACTGCATCACAAGCTCAATCAAAATATGCACAATCATTACTTCATAATGTAAATGCAACAGGCCAATGGACTGCTTCTGTTGGCAGAATGAGAACTGCTAGTGAGCAATTTGCATCTTCTCTTGATAAATCTAAGCTTTCTCTCAAAGAGTATTTCCGCTATGGAATGGCATCTACAAAAACATTTGGAAGACTTTTTGGTAATGAATTTGATACTGTAGGAAAGCTTGTTGAAAAACGTGTTAAAGTATTACAGCAGCAGTATGTACAGTTAGGGCGTGATGCCCAAGGAGCAATGAATGCTCTTAAATTTACACCAAAAGCTTTAAATTATAAAGACGTAACAACACAGCTAATGATGGCTGTTCAGCGTCAACAAATATTTAATAAGCTTCTTGATGACGGCGCAACAAAACTTTTAAATTTTGGTAAAAATACACAGTGGGCTGGTCGCCAACTTATGGTTGGTTTTACTATTCCTCTTATGCTTTTTGGTGCACAGGCAGTAAAAACTTTTAAAGAAATTGAAACCCAAGTAATTAGATTTAAAAAGGTTTATGGTGATATTTTTACAGATCAGGGAGCAACGGATCAGGCGTTAAAAAATATTCGTGCACTTGCTGATGAGTATACTAAGTATGGATTAAAGGTAGCAGACACTATTGGAATGGCTGCTGAGGCAGCCGCTGCTGGCTTTAGTGGTAAAGGTTTAGAAAACTTAGTAGAACAAACTAACAAGCTTGCGGTTCTTGGAGGAGTTGCACAAGAAAAAGCACTTGAAACTACGATTGCTCTTAGAAATGCATTTCAGATTGATGAGAGCAAACTCTCTGGAACAATAGATTTTTTAAACGCAGTTGAAAACCAAACCGTTGTTGCTCTTGAAGATTTAACAGAAGCTATTCCACGTGTTGCTCCAGTTGTTCAGCAATTAGGTGGAGATGTTAAAGATCTTGCATTCTTTATGGCAGCCATGCAAGAAGGTGGTATTAGTGCTGCACAAGGAGCTAACGCACTTAAGTCAGGTCTTGCATCTTTAATTAATCCTAGCAAAAAAGCATCTGCTAGTGCAGCAGAGCTTGGCATTAATTTAAAAGGCATTGTAGAAGAAAATGCTGGAAACTTACGAAATATAATTATGGCTTTTGCAAAGTCATTACAACCACTTACAGATTTACAAAAATCAAGAATTATTGAACAAATATTTGGTAAATATCAGTTTGCTAGAATTTCGGCACTTCTTAATAACGTAACAAAAGAAGGTTCTCAGGCTGCACGTGTTTTACAACTTGCTAATGCATCTGTAGAAGAGTTAGCAATACTAACAGAGCGAGAATTAAAAGTTCAAGCAGATTCTCCAATGAACAAGTTAGCAGGAGCAGTAGAAAGATTAAAGAAAGCAATTGCCCCTATTGGCCAGCTATTTGCAGAAGTTTTAACCCCAGTAATTGAGTATATTGGAAAAATTGCAGAAAAATTTAGCAAGCTTCCAGATGGTGTTAAAAAAGCTATTGCTGTTATTGTTGGTATTATTGGAGGTTTGGGTCCAATATTCTTAATGACTTTTGGTCTTATTGCTAACGCTTTTGCTAATGGGCTTAAAGGTGTAAACCTTTTAAGAAAAGGATATCAGCAACTAGCATACGGATCATCCGATGCTGCATTAAAAACACAATACTTAACTAATGAAGAATTAGAAAATATATCTGTAACAAATTCTTTGTACTCAAAACACGAACAGCTTTCTGCAGCCTATAGATTAGAGCAGCAAGCTCTTGCTTCTCTTATTGCTACATACAATCAAGCAAATGTTGCAATGGGTGGTTTTGCTTCAAAAAATCCAGGTCTGTTTATGCCTGGAAGAGGAGTTCCTCCTAAAAGATTTGCAACAGGTACTACTTCAGTGCCAGGTCCAAGAGGTGCAGGAGATATCGTTCCATCAATGCTCTCCCCTGGAGAAGCAGTCATTCCAGCAAAACAATCAGAGAAATATTCTGGATTTATTAGTCAAATTATTCAAGATAAGGTTCCAGGTTTTGCTGGAGGATTATTCCCAGCATTTGGAGCAGCATCAACTGTTGGAAAAGGAGTTCCATTATCAGCAGGACCTGCAGCATTTCGTGAAGCGCAACAAGCAAGGTATGCAGCAAGAGATGCTGCTCGTAAAGGATTATCTATAAATGCAAAACCATTAATTCCACAAATCCCTGGACTTGTATTTGAAGAATCGTCTAATGGTTTAATTAAAGTTATGGCTGGAGATGCCTTTTTCTATATTAAGAAAGACGGTCTTCCAAAATTACAAGGTGCTATGAAAGAGCATCAAGAGTTTATGGTTTCATCTGGTGAAGGAAGTAAAACTTTATCAGAAATTATTAAACAAATAAAAAGACCAGGCGGTGGTAAAAATCCAAGAGCACCACACCAAGGAAGAACAATTACTCCCTCAGAGTTTTATAAAACACTTCCAAAATGGGGACAAGCAAGAAATAGAACTCAAGGTATAGATGTAGCAAATAAAAGATATGATCTACTTCTTAAATCAAAAAATCCACATCTATTAAAGTTAAAGAATTATTTAGAAACAGAAGAAAAAGAATATTTAAGACGTGTTTTATCACCAGAAGTTTTTAGTACTTTAAACTTTGAGGCTAAAAGACTTGCGCCAAGCCATATAAGAGAGGTTGGTACAGAAAGAGCTGGATCATGGACTCCAGATAAAATAGCTAGAGACTGGGACTGGTTTAATAAAGCACTTATTGGAACTAAAATGGGAAATGTGTCTGGTGCACACCCATTAAATGCTGTACAAGCACAAGAAATTATTAACAGTTTACTTCTTAAAAGACAAAACAAAAAATCTTTAGGACAAGATTTATCTGCAAGACAGCAAGGTTTGTTAGCAGCACTACAATATCGTATAAATAGAAAACCATCGTTTTATGACGATTTTGTTATTGTAGACAATGCAATGATGAAGAGAATGCCAAAGACAATGAATTTGGCAAATGGAATTATCTCTGTACCTGGCCCAAAGGGTGCAGGAGATATTCAGCCAGCAATGTTGTCTCCTGGAGAGGCTGTAATTCCAGCAAGACAAAGTGAAAAGTATATGCCACTTATTAGATCTATTGTGGCAGATCAGGTTCCAGGGTTTGAAGAAAGCAATTTAGATAAGCTTAAGAATAAAGCAAGACAGATTGGGTCTAGAGCTACAGGATCTGAAACAAAAAACTTGGCTGACGCAGTAGCAAAATCTGCAGCCAGAACAGTTCCAATGCCAGTATTTTCAGATTTAAAAGATTCAGTAGAAAAAAATACTGCAGCAGTACAAGGTGATACAGATGCTACAAAATCTTCTACTCAAACAGCAAAACAAACAGCACAGGAAGAAAGAAGATTAGCAAGAACAAGAGGTATCCCAGGATTAATGTTGGGATATGGAAAAGTTCCAGATACTGATCCAGAAAGCGGAAGAAAATTAAGCTACGCAGAAAAAAGAAATTATAGACAAAATGTAAGAATGCAACGCACAAATGCTTTAATGATGCCATCTATGGCAGCAAGCATGGCTGGCTCTATGGCAATGATGTATGGAATGGCCAAACCAGAGAGTTTTGCTGGTCAAAACATGAATCTCATTATGGCGCTTACTGTTTTTGCTGGATTGCTTCCAATGATTAATTCACCATTAAAAATGATGATTGCTAGTGTTATTGGAATAACAGCACTGTTTAAATTGCAATCAGCACAAATAAAAAAATCTATTATTGATGGACAAAAACAAGCCAAGTCTATGATGATGACTACTGATAATCTTGAAGCTTTGGGCAAGATAACTGGTACTGTTTCAATAGCACAAGAAGAAGAAGCAAAGCGTAGATCAAGAACAACAGAAATTGTTCCAGTAAGTATGGATTTTGGTAAAAATATAATTAGCAACTCTGATTATGGAAAGCAACTTAAGGCAGCATTTGATCAAACTGTAGCTACTCTTGGAGTAGATGCTGGTGCTAGATCTTTAGTAGGTCAGCTTGCTACTGGAGTTTCTCAGGGAGTTTTAACTGCAATTCAGGCAGAGTCTATTGCTATTGCTATAACAAGAGATTTAAAAGATGCAAGGCTTGAGCTGGATGTTCGTAGCAGACTGACAGAGCTTATTGGTCCAAATGGACAAAACATTTTAGAAAAACCATTACAGGTACAGCTTGACATCATTGCCAGCAATAAAGAATTGCAACGTGGCGCATTTGCAAATTTACAGAATGTTATTGGACAACAAAGAAGTGGTATTGTTGGAATTGGTGGAGCAGAAGGCAGACAACTAGCTTTAGGTGCTATACCAGCTGCTGGAGCAGCAGCATACGGTGTCGGAGCAATGAATGTTGCTATGGCTGGAGATGCTGCGGGTAAGGTTGGAGCATTAGGTAAAATAGCAACTGGTGCTCGTGCCATGAACATTGCTTCTAAGGCTTCAGCAACAGTTCCAATTGCTGGATGGGCATCTGCAATTCTTGGAACTATTATTTTTGGTGGTATTGAATTAGGAATAAGAAAATTCCAACAAGGTAAAGAAAAACAAGCAATTGGAAAAGCAGCAGGATTATTCCAGGGCATAGCATCTGAAAATATGAAGGCATCTCAACAGGCACTGGATGCACTAAATGTTGAAATAGGAATTGCCATTAAAAATCTAGAGGCAAAAAAGAAAGCAGCTAAAACAGCAAAAGAACGTGCAGATATTGAATCAAGAATTTTAGATCTCGAAGCACAAAGAGCTTCTGGCGGAAAAGATATTAGAAAAGCTCAAGGAGATATTTTAAGAGATGTTGGCACACAATTTGAGCAAATAGATAAAAGAACATTTTGGGAAACTTTTATTCCTGGTGGTACAGAACGTGGCGCTTTACGTGAAAAGTTTATGGAGTCATTTGACATAGGATTAAAAGAAAAATTTAAAGGAAATGCAGCTGCAACAGCAGATCTTACAACACTAACAAGTTTACTTGAAGGAAAATTTGGTAGGGGTGAAGGCGATGCAATTACTCTCAAAATTCAAACACTAATAGACTCTGATGTTTTGACTCCAAGAGAAGCAGCAATGGTTGTTCAAAATCTATCTTCAGACACCAAGAAAGCAGAAAAACAATTAACTGCACTTATTGATGTTCAAGGAACTGAAGGATTACAGCGCCTTTCAACAATAATGACATTTATTCCAAACGAAAAAAATAGAAAACAGCTATTTCTTGATATTCAAAGAAAAGATAAAGAAGAAGCAGACGCTACTCTTGCTGGTATAGAAGAATTAATTAAAATTCCTAAGTATATTGGCATAATTTTAGACATGGAAACTAACCCAGAAGATTATAAAGATATGTTAAAGCTTGGAAAAGAAATTGGATTACTTAAGAAATTAATACCAGATGGACAAATAAGCTTAGATGTATTAACTAAGGTAAAAGAAGATTTGACTAAATCTGGACAGGCAGTTCCAACTACATTACAAAATGCTATTGATCAATGGGATGTTATATCTAAACTTCCAAAGGAGCTAAGGTTCCAAGCAGTATTTACACTAACAACTTTAAAAACATCAGATTCATTTGAAAGTGTTGTTAGCAGAGAACTAGAAGCAGCTTATCAAAAAGCAACTAGCGATAAATCAATTATTCCTCAATATGCAGAAAGATACTCTAGATGGTTACAGACAAATGCTAAAGAAGGATCTGCTATTAGAAAGAATGCAGAAGCAAAAGCTCTTACTGAAATATTTGGATATGATCCAACAGATACATCTAAAGTGCCAGGAGCAGTCCCTGCAGAGAGCAAAGAGGGTGGATCTAAGGGGTCTTGGCTACAAGATATTGGACAAAGACTAAAGCTTCTTAAAGAAAGCAGCTTTGATGCGCTGTCACCTCTTAAAGAATTAAGAAAATTCTATGGAGAAAAAACTTCGGATACTGTTAATCCAGTATTGCAATATCAAAAGGGTGCACTTGATGCTATAAGAAAATCTGCAAAAGACACTGGAATTGTTCTTAGTGAAGAGTTTATGGGCATTATTGAAGGATTTAGCGCAGATGAATTTAAGAATTTTGCGAAAGACTTTTTAATACTTGGAAAGGGTGGCAACGTAAAGGGAATAAATAATGACTTCAGAATCATCAACGCTGGCCTAAGAAGTCTTGCTGCTGCTGAACTTATTAAGAAAATAGATGAAGAAAATGCTGGAATAAAAAGACAAGTTGATGCATACAAGATATTAGTCAAGCAGGGTTATAACCGCATGGAAATTGAAAGAATTTTGCAAGATGAGACTATGGTTGCAATGATTGCAGACCAAGGATTTTTGTCTCTTTCAATTGATGAAAGAACTAAATTAAATGAAAAAATAAAAGAGACAATAGCTTTAAAGAAAGATGAAGCTTTAACATCATTAGATAATCAAATTGATTCATTAGAAAACCAAGCAAAAGCATATGATATTTTGAAAAACAAACAAATAGATGAACAAACTATTTTAGAAATATTAAAGAACCAAGCATATGTAATGGCTGTTGTAACTGGACAAGGTATTGATGAAATTATTGCTAAAACAGAAAAATATTTAGGACTTTTAAAGAAACAAGCTGAACAACAAAAAACAATGCAGGAGAAAGCACGAGAAGCAATTACATTTAATAAAGAGGTTCTTGATCTTCAGGCAGCACAGGCTCAAAACAAGTTTGACACAGACACCTTTGATATAAGATTAAAAATTAAGGTAGCGCAAAAGGATATTGATGATATTAATAAAAAGATTCAAGAAGAGCAAGATAAGATTGATGCTATTAACTTAAAGGTTAAATATGAATTTGATATACCAATGGCAGACTTGCAAGAAGAAATTAACGATATGCAAAGAACTATTGAAGAAGTATATGATAGACCTTTATCTGCGTTATCAGGTAGATCTACAATTTTATCTAATGATCTTGAGTTAATGGATCGTGCTGCGGATAAAATTAATGAGAAGTATGATGCACAAGCAAAGGCATTAGAGCAAGTTTCTCAAATCAATCAAGATATTATTAATCAGCAAAAGGGACAGCTTGATCTTGCTAGCGCTTTAAGTCAAGGAGATATTGCTTCTGCAGCAAAAGCTGCACAAGAAATGAGATCTCAAGCAGCAAGTGCTGCAGCACAACAGTCGGGTAATTTGATAAATGCTGCAAGACAACAAGAATTGGGATCTTTAGTATCTGCATCTGGGATGACAAGAAAGCAAATTGAAGAAGAGCAGTTTCAGATTAGTCAAAAATCATTTAATCTTGAGCAAGCAAAAAAGAAAAATCAAGAAGAAATTGTTAAGCTTGAAGACAGCCTTTATTTAAAGCAAGAAGCAAGAGAGGGTCTTATTCTTGCAATCCGTGGTCATGAAAAAGCTATTGATGATTATAGAACTAAAGATTTGGCTAATGCTCAAAATCGTTTAGATGATTTGCAAGCACAGGTAGATAAGCATCAAGCAATCCTAGATGCAAAAATAGATGCAATAGATAAAGAAAGATTATCATGGGAAGCAACTGGGCTTGCTCTTGATGCATATGAGCTTGCCTTAAAAGAAATAAATATGGGTGAGCTTGCAACAATGAAAAGTATTGTTGATGGAATTGTTGCAGCATTTAATAGTATTAAGGGTAAAATTAAAAGTAATATTGTAATAGGCGGAAACACAGAAATTGATGACAACGGTGATTTAGTTGTTGATGGAAACGATGCGTCTGTAATAGCAGCAGCAGAGGCAGATGCAGCAGCAGCACTAGATGCTCTTATTGAATCAGCAGAGTTATTGGATGCAGCATTGCTATCTGCAGAAAATGCAGCAAATGCATTTGATGATGCAGCAAATTCTGGTCAATGGTGGAAGTTTGATGAACTATTAAGAAAGAAAGCAGAGGCAGATGCTGCTCTTGCAGAAGCAAATGAGCTATATGCTAAGAATGCAAATATAGGAAATCTTCCAGTAACAGTTGGCGGTAGTGGAGGTGCTGGCGGAGGAAGATTTGACACGCAAATGATGTCCTCTGGAGGAATGGTTAAGCCTAAATATTTTGCGGTAGGTGGAAAAGCAAGAGGAACAGATATTATTCCAGCAATGCTAACCCCTGGAGAATTCGTTGTTAATAAAGTTGCAACATCTAAATATTTACCAGAATTGGAAGCAATGAATAATATGAGAATGCCAGCATTTTCTAAATCATTGTCGGCACCAACATATGGCGGTACTGGAAATGTTATATCTATGCCAGTAAGAGCAGCAACTGGAGATAACACAAATAACACCAATAACGTGTATAATTATAGTGTAGGAATCAATGTAGGTGGAACAAATGCTTCTCCAGATAACATTGCTAGAGCAGTTATGAATGAGATTAAATATATTGATTCACAGAGAATTAGGGGACAACGATAATGGCTACATCAGCCTATATTACTGGCCGTAGACGCTATCAAAGACCACAGGCAATATTATGGTCAGATAACGCAGGAACTCTTGCCAATGGCTTATATGTGCCCAATGGGTATGAGGTTGGAGCCGATGTTCCAGGCGGTACTAATGAAAATCTTATTGATCAATTTATAATTCTTTCAGATCATAATAGAGGAGAAATGTCATTTTCTCCACAAAGAATTGAGCAAAGACAAAGAACAATTAATGGCCGTATGCGTTCTTATCATATAGCAGATAAAATGCAAATTTCAGTCTCATGGACTCTTCTACCATCTAGATCTTTTTATCAGAATGCTGAGTTTGATCCAGATACAGGTATTTCTCCATATCAAAACAATACTCAAGAATTTACAACAGATGGTGGCGCAGGAGGTGTAGAAATACTTGATTGGTATAACTCACACCCTGGACCATTCTGGATGTATCTTGCATATGACAAATATTCTAATTTTGGTGATGATAATACTGCTTTTGGTAATCTAAATAAATATAATGAAATTATTCAGGTATATTTTTCTGATTTCAGCTACTCTGTTGTAAAACGTGGCGGTAACAACTTTGATCTTTGGAATATTTCGGTAACTCTGGAAGAGGTCTAAATGTTTATTAGTGAAGCATTAAAGACCCACTTAGAAACATCAGCAACAATACAGCTAAAGTCTTTAGTTTTGGCTGAGTGGAATATGAATATGCCAGATAATATTTTTAAAACTGGCAATTATAGGTATAGACCAATTGGAAATAATGTTCAATACAGAACACTTCCAATAATGTTTGATCCCGTTGATACTGGAAATTATTATACAGGAGCTACAAATGCAGACGTAGTTGTAGATGGCGGATTTACTAATTCTGGGACCCCTCAAAAATTTACACTTAAAGATGAAAAAACAAAAATGCTATATTCTCTAGAAGATTGTTTAAAACCATTTAGGCCACGATCTGGAATTAATAAAGCAGTATTTTTTGAAAATAATAATATTAGTAATTTTACTACTACAGCGTTGACACTTCCCAATACTGCACAATATCAATCATTGATTGAAAAAGCTAATGGAGCATTTGCACAAAGACCACGGTACTACATGGGATCAAGATATGACCAGTTTAGATATTGGACTTCTTTTAGAACAGAGGATAATATTGAGCGTGGTATTGCTACAAATATATCTAATGGATTAAATTATATTGATGATGCTGTTCCATTTGTGGTATACAAAAACAATGTTCCAGCAAATAGGCTAGTTGTAAAAATGCAAACAAATGTTGGAGATATTGATTTAGGGCCATTTGCAACAGCCACTGGGCAGATAGCAGACCCATTGTATGGAAACACAAATAAAACAACTCCAGTTAAATGGAAAATAGAATATTTAAAGGGAGATAACTGGGTAAGCGCAATTTCTTTTGATGAAAATTCAGTAAGAAATGATAACTCTCCAATAATAGGGCCTGACGGATATGTTGATATTCAATATGGTTTAATCGTTCCAGATAAATATAAACCTATTTTTATATTTGCTGAAACTCTTTCTTCCGAAACATTGCTTCCAGAAAAATCAATAGTTGGATATTCATATCTTGTTATAGAAAATCAAAATGATGTTGGAACATTTTTTATTTGGACTGGCGAAGAGTACGAGCAGTTTATCCCAGATTACGGCTGGACACTTAGTGATGATTCTATAAACAAGAACACAGGCTTTGTAACTGACTTTACATCACCACTAAGTTTTACAGATTCAGTTAATGGTGGCACAAAGTATAGAGAGTTTGAATATATTCGTGGCATAAGAATTTCTGTTGAAACAATGAACAAGTTTGACTCAACATTTGATTTAATTGAAATGTCACCAAGATTAGTTGCCGATATTTCAGATAAAGTTATTGAGTATAAAATTACTAAAGTTTTATCAGACATTGGAGTAACTTCTCTTCCAGTTGGACAATTGCTTGCTTCAGTTGGTCAAATGTCTATCTTTGATGATGATCAAGCATTTAATGAAAATAATTCATCCAGTATTATTTCTGGGTATGTAAGAAAAAATATTAAATTTACTTTTTATGAAATAATTCAAAACGTTGATGAGTTTGATTATTATGTTCCAATAAAGTCTTTATATTCAGAAGGTATGCCACAAGCAGACATAACTGCTGGAACTATATCGCTTAGTCTTCGTGATTTCTTTTTCTTTTTAGAGTCTATGCCTGCGCCAAGACTATTATTAACAGATGTGTCTTTAAGTTTTGCTATTTCAACAATGTTGGATTTTATTGGTTTTTCAAATTATACGTTTAAACGAATTCCAGATGAAGATGAACCAATTATTCCGTATTTCTTTGTCGCCCCAGATCAAAATGTTGCAGAAATATTAAATCAGTTAGCTATATCAACACAAACAGCTATGTTTTTTGACGAATATAATAATTTTGTAGTAATGAGCAAAAACTATCTAATGCCAAATATTGATGATAGAGCAACTGATATCGTTCTTTCTGGATCTAATAATCAAACAAATACTGGTGTAGTGCAAAATGCCACATCTGGAACACTTCCAAATATAGTTTCAATTTCATCTCAAGATACTAAAGTATATAATAATGGAAAGATAAATTATACAACTAGATATATTCAAAGAACTTATCCATCAATAAAGCTAGCATCAATGATTGATCGTGAAAAAAATTGGACCTATCTTCCAGTTCTTTTATGGGAGGTAGCAGGTGATGATTTTACCAAAACAGTTAATTCATCTGTACAAAAACAAAGTAATTATGTTCTTGGAGCAATGCCACTTAATGCAAATTTGTCTAGCGCA